GTGCAACAGGTGCAACAGGCGCAACAGGCGCAACAGGTGCAACAGGCTCATCTGCTCCTACAGGTGCAACTGGTGCATCAGCTCCTACAGGTGCAACAGGCTCATCTGCTCCTACAGGCGCAACGGGTGCAACAGGCTCATCTGCTCCTACAGGCGCAACAGGTGCATCATCTAGCACAACTACTTCAACATCAGCTCAACCAGGTGCTACTGGATCGCAGGCCAGCTCTGCAGAAGGGTTTCAAAATGGTGGATTTTTCCCTACATATAACATGGCTCCAAAAAACTCTTCCTCTTCATTAACCGCATCTGCTGCATCATTTGAAGGTTATACAAATTATTATAAATATACTAATAATGGAGGGATAGATAGAATTTCGGCAGAACAAAATATACGTTCAAAACAATCTAATAGTATGTTTTCTACTTTTTTTAATAAAAAACAACGTCAGCCAAAACCAAGTTGGCCTAGAACTGGGTCGTCTTTTATTTTGCACGGCGAGTTAATAAAAAATAATTAAGGTGTATATAGACGTAAATTATATGTATATATGTATATATAATATATGAATGATATACAACAAAAATTAGACAATACACCACTTATTGGGGGAGGAGGGGGAGAAGACTTAGCAGAAAAAAATGTAGGAGGAGAAGGTGAAGGGGGAGGAGGAGAAAGTAGAGAAGGCTTACATAAAAATAAGTATTCTACAATAACAGGACTTAATATTAGAAACAATGCCGACCGCGCGTTCAAGTATTTATTTAGACCTTTTGGAGGAGGAGGAGGAGGAGGAGGAGGAGGAGGAGGAGAAAAAATAATAATACCGAGTAAGCTACCATTAAAACCAAGATATGTATATATTATAGGGGAAAATCATCATTTTGGTGATATTACTTTAACAAAAGCTATGCATCTTCCTAGATTTACAACAGATAGTGTTTTTGTATTTACAGAACATGGTGAACGTAGAATAATTGACACAAACATTGAATCTGAAAGTAAGATTCTACATCTACCACAGGTTGAAGATGGAGTACCGATTGGCACTGATGAAACTTTGGTTGAATTGCAAGAAAAGAGACAATTACAACTTAAAAAAGCATCTCCAATTGCAAGTAAAATAGAAGGACTATTAATTATGTTGCATGAATTGTCTAATCTTAAATTAAAACTTAAGATATTTATATTAGAACAATCATCTAATAAAGAAGATACTGACAATTTTATAAGAAAATTTGTTTCCAGAAAGGCATATGTGATAGTTAGTTTTTATATGTATGCATTTGATATTGAATATAATTTGTCTAATGCTACAACAATACAAGAACAATTATATGATGAATTAATAAACAATCCTTCTAATTTATATCACAGATGTACGGCAACATTAGAAAGATTGTGTAATATATTTTTAGATACTTATCAACTACATATTGATCTTATGTCATATCAAAAAGAAATAGATGATATTATAAGACAAATACGTTATATTAGTAAAAACTTAAATAATGAAAACGCTCATAATTTTGAGATGATAGAAGACATTGTGAAAAGAATTCATGAATCAGTTATATTAGTTGATATTACAATAGTTAATAACGTACATAGAAAAAATACAGATCTAGATACTCCAGATAATATGGCATTTGTAGTTGTAGTAGGACAATTGCATGTACGCAATATTCTAAGTATGTTAACATCCATAAAACAATATTCTACACAAATTCCATACGATTATATAGTTATGGATTATAATATAAATGATAAAGACAGTTGGGAACATGAAGTTAATGAGGATGGGTCGTTAGGCAGGCTTCAATTAAACACTGCTAATTTTAATTTAGCTATAGATGGAGGTAAAAAAATTAAAAATAAAAAAGATAGGAGACCTAAATCTAAAAATAAAAAAAATAGAAGAACGCTATCTAAAAATAAAAAAACTAGAAATAAATATAGATAAAGTAAAATATATACTATATGTATATGACTAAATTAATTGTAAACAAAAAACTCTATAATTATTTATTTTTATTTATAATATTATTTTTAGCTATATTTATTGGGTATTACGTAGGATTAATTAAAGATAAAAAAGAAGCATTTATACCTGCAATTAATACATTATATAGACCACATGTAAGAAATATAAAAATAGCAGTTACTGATAAAATAAATATGGTACATAAACATGCATCTTTACTATTAAAAAAATTCAAAATAATGTAATACATATAATCATTATAATATTATGTAAATTTATAATATTATATCAATTTAGTATACCATGGTAAAGAAGGCTATAACTAAAAAAATAATTAAACATGCGCCAAATATATTTGTAAAGTCAATACATTATATACACGACCATATATCATATTTGAATAACAGTAAATTTTTTGCTGGTCTGGTTATGATTTTACTTAACATAGGTTCAAAATTTATATCTATTCAATTTAGCAGATCTACTGAAGAATATTTAAAGTATTCTGTGAGTAAACAGATATTAGTATTTTCAATGGCATGGATGGGTACCCGTGATATATATGCAGCAATAGGATTAACCGCAGCATTCATAATTTTATCCGAACATTTATTTAATGAAGAGAGTAGTTTATGTATAGTTCCACATAAACATAGAGTAATGCATAAAATAAATGCGGCACCAGATGAAAATATTCTAACTGAAAACGAAATAAATTCGGCGATAGCTGTATTAGAAAAAGCTAAAAAGGAAAAACAACGTAATACATCATCAGATACAAAATAAAATATGGTTGTTTAGAATAAATATATGTATAATTGATAGTTTTATACATATATTATTTACTTAATAATATTATCTTCGTCTGCGACGTGTGAATTCATTAGGATAATTATTATATCTATTATATCTATTATTTCTACTATAATTTTGTTGATTGTTATAGTCATAATTATCATAGTCTCGGTCATAATTATTTCTATTAGAACGGCTATATTTACCTGAACGAGAATTATCCGTTTTTTTGCGAGTATTTGTATTATACCCAGTTTGTAATGGTCTTCTTACATGTATATTACCAAAAATTGCATCCCATTCTTTTTTAATGTTATTATACTGTCTATTGCATGCCAATACACCTCGTTTAACAACAGGAATAGTAGTTCCTGGATATAAATCAATATCAACAACAATATAATATCCAAGTCTAGAATTATACTGAGATAATGTGGAAATATGTTGTGCTGGCATTTGCAAATTTTGGGAGGGATTAATTGGAGTTGCATTAACGGGTCCTATATTTGCGGTATGCCCCCCTACTCCTCCTGTTCCCACTCCTACAGCAACTGGTAATATAACTGGATTATTTTCATCTGGATCAGGCCCAACATCATCATGCGCGTGAGAGTCCATGACAACTGGTTTAGCTACAACTTTAACTGCAGGGTTAACAATATTTATACTAAAAATGTTTTGGAACCTTTGTATAAAATCGTCTATATTATTTATAATATTACGATCTTTCGGATTTTCTTTATTAGCAATTATACTATTTTCTGCATTATCTTTATGTTGTCTAATAGTTTGAATTGCGTCATCAAATACATCTAATAATGGTCCAAAAAACTTTTCGGCTTTGGGGTCTCTGGGCTCGGGTTGTTTCTTAAAATAATAGTGACCGAATATATAAAATAATATATATAATGGAGGATACGGTCTGTCGTTTTCATTAAAAATAGATACAATAACATCAGCGGGTTGTTTTGCTGTAGTAGCAGAAATAGGAAGAAATAGGGGTTGAGCTGGATTTTTAGAAACATTTCGATATCTAAATTTTATTAATTCATAATGTTCTGAATTAAGTGTTTGATCTAAAAATAAAAACATATATTTATCATACGCTTGTAAGCTAGGATCATCTAATGGGGTATAACAGGTATCAACATTAGCTTGACTTTTTATTATAACTAATAAAGCAACTTGTAATTCTTGTTGTATCATATGAATGGCAATTTGATCGCCCCAATACAATGGATTATATATGAATGCCTCCAAATCTGCCTGATTTGTATTATCTACTAAAGAAAAAGGAGTATCTATAGCTGAACCAACCGGTAAATTATTTACTTTATTTATCAAAAATTTATTATCTAACCGATTATACGCATTATTCACTAATCGCAAATAATCTACTTCTACTATATGTCCCTTATATGGTTTGCCATTTATTAAATTAGCTATATCTTGATTTGTATTAACAACTAACTGTTGTTGTCTGCCTATAACATCATTTACATACGCAACTTTAACTGGGTCTGACGCATCAGTCATAAATCCAACTAATAACATACGAACATCCCTTTGTGAAAATTCATTTAAATTATCTCTACCTACACCATTATACGTAATTCGTTCGTTATTTGGTAAATTAGGAGTATTATTATAAATATTTATACCCTGTGCGACAGCTTCAAATAAACAGTTACCTCCGCCACTATTTGGCATTACTTGCAATGAATTTGTTTCATTGACATAATATTGTCTAGGATACTCTGTATTATTATCTATTGTAGATGGATCTCTGTTTGCGAGTATTAATTCTTTAACTTGTCTAGGAAAAAAACGGAATAACATATTTAATGTATCATAATATGGTTTATTGCTAAAAAATGTACGCATAATATCTGTATTATATCCATTACGTCTAACTTTGGGTCCAAATCCACCTTTCATATTTATTATTTTTCGTTTTTTTGTTTTTGATCTGGTCTTTTTTGACCGCTTTAACCGTTTTAATGATTTTTTATTATAACCACCAGATTGTCCTGCATCTATTTTAATAAGTTCTTTTACAACTTCATCTAATGTATCTAATTGATCGGTTGGAACAAATTTTTCTTTCCTATTTGTTTTATTTATAATTCTTATACCATCTCTATTACCGTCATTTATAAAATTAAAATAGTAGTCGTCATACTTTAATCTAAATGATTTAATATCAAATGCATCATTTGGTGGCAAAGGTCCTCCTCCGCCACCACCACTACTACCACCTCCAATTTTAGGTTGTTGTAATGAAGATGAAGAAGATGCCGCGGCTGCTGCTGCGTCTGCTTCCTTCTTTTTATCAGCTTCGATTTTTTGTAGTCTTCTAGCTGCCAAACGATTTGATGTATCAGCCACGTCTTTTTCGTATTTCAATCGGTTTTCACGTTGTTCGTCGCTTTCAGGTATTGCAATTGGCCCATTATTTATAGATACAGGATTGCTAGCTCCGCCACCGACTCTGGGTGGTTGTAAAGATGATGATGATGATGATGATGAAGAGGATGAAGAGGATGATGAAGAGGATGATGAAGAGGATGATAATGGATTATTTGAATTTTGATTTCCAAATGGTTGTAATGGAAGTGGTGGAAAAATATTATTTGTAGATGACCGTAAATTTCTAGACGGTTGTAATTGAGGCGGAGGTCCATTACCCAAATTATTTCCTCCATGCAAAGAATTTAATCTGTCTATACTTTCATCATCTAATCCAGAAGATTGTATAGAAGAAGAAGAAGAAGAAGAAGAAGAAGAATCTGGTCTTTTCCATTGCGTTTTTTTCCCAATACTATCATTATAAAAATATCTTTTTTTAATTGGATCATACCGAACCGTCCAATTTGATGGTAATCCTACAGATAAATTAGCTATCTCGCGTTGACGCATTATTTCATCCAATTGTTCCAGATTTTCTCTATCTTCATCAGTAAGATCATTCATAACACTAACTCCTCCAATACTACTGCTACCCCCTCCACCGATATTACTAGGTTGACTACTAGACAGACCTTTGGGCGGACCAATAATAGGACCTTTACTTGGTCCACTAATCGGACTACTAGATGGACCTTTACTTGATCCACTACTCCCTCCACTAGGCGGTCCACTAGGTAGACCAATAGGCAGAACTTTACTTGATCCACTACTCCCTCCGCTAGGCGGACTACTAGGTGGACTAGATGGAGGTAGTAATAAAGGGTTAGATACAATTGGTGGACTATTTCCTGATGGCGGCATTAATATACCGCCTATTATGTTACGTGGGGCAGGTCCAGTAGATGGACCATTGCCGAGTGCTAATACAAATGGCGGCGGTTGAACTACTGGAACGGGTGCTGGATTATATGGCGTATTGTATGGCGCGTTATGTAATAATAGTGGATTTGTATTATTTGTAGCCATTGGCAATCTAAATGAATTTAAATTAAAATGACTTCCCTGTGTTATTTGTTTTGGTATCATTGCCAACTGATTATTTGCACTAGTTAAAAACGCATTTTGACCGCCGCCTCCACCCCATCCTCCCCCACCCCATCCACCATTATTTGCATTTTGTACGACAGGTATAGGCATCATTTTAATACCATATGGTGTTTGGACGTAATGTAATATATTTGACTGACTAGTATAATTTGACGGTAAATTTGTGTCTATTTTCCAATTACTATTCTCTACATCATAGGTATGTATAGAATATGGTTTACCGCCTAAATATAATATATTATTTGGTTTAAACAATTTTGTAGGATTAATTGAATTTGGATTTCCAAATAATGTTTCTAAAGTAATATCTATATTATTTTCAACATTACCCTTTTCAGTCGCTTCTTGTAAAGTAGTAGGTTTTTGCGCGTATCTAAATGATGAAAGTATTCTATTTCCTAATGAAGTAAATAATCTAGAATTAAAAAACTGGGTTTTTATATTTTTAGGGTCACCTTTATTCACCTGTGATTTATATAGTTTAATGCGAGGATCGAATAATACATTTGTTTCACGCGATTTTGGATCAATCATTGTTGGTTTAAATTTTATATATGGATACTCCGCTATATTTGTTTTTAAATATATATTTAATGTTTGCGGGATTGGAGTATTTTGATTAGACATATGTTTTCTTATATTATGATAATAATATATTATGATAATAATTTTTCAATATATCTAAAGTAAAATTGAATTACCCAATTCAATAATTATACATTATACAATACAGTTCAATCAATATAATGCGGTAATGCACCTTGAATAAAAAATGGTATTGTTGGACCATCATAATTTACAGTTATTTCTGTACCAGACGGAATATTTTTATTTGCAATTGCATAATATTTATTATCTATCAGAACTAATTCCATGTTATCTTTGGTTTTAGAATGATTTAATAATGAACCAAAATGAGGTGTTATTTTATAATAAAAAGATGACCGAGCATTTGCCATCTTTTTAGATTTATCTGGTTTTATAAATATAGCAACTTCAATAAGTTCGCCACGTTTAATATGTCTATTAGCAAAAACGCCATTACCATGTATAGTTGATTTTTTAATTATATATGGCGTTATCGTGTTTGATTTATTTGCATGCATATACAATTATACGTTATTTTATTTGACAATCAATGTTTGTAAATATTTTTATATGTCTAAACTAACCGTATTTTTATTTGAATTTGATCTACGCTTACTACGTTTTGGCATATTTGCATCAGATTGCATATCTTTTAAATCTGAAATGCTGATTGTACTACTATTTCCTTCATTTTGCGAAACGTTACTTGGCAATTCCTGAATATTAATGGTCTTTGTCTTAAGTCCTGATAAAATATCAGTTATATCACTTGGACCTTTCATTTCAGGTCTAGATGATTTATTTGATTGACTGTTGGATTCTCTAATATTAATCCCATCATTTTCCATAAACCCACGACCTCTAACTAAATCAGGACGATTACTGCTGCCATAATTATTATTTCCAGCACGATTTGCCGACATTTGTGGTGCATTTGGACCCTGTGTAGCTACTGGTGGAGGAGGTCTACTTCCTGACGGAACTTGCGGTTCAGGATTCATTACCCCATTCATAAATCCTGAAAATCCTGGACTAGATTGGCCCATTGTATTGACCGCGGCAGTTTGAAACTGTCTCATCAAATCTGGATTTTGTCTCAAAATATCATCCATGCCAGGCATAGCGGATTTAAACATCGTATTTGTCATATGGACCATCATAGCACTTCCACCCAATTGAAATAATAATTTTAGCTCAGGTGACATTGATGCGCGACTCTTATATTTATCATATAATTCTGCAAAAACATCATCATAATCTGTCAAATTTTCATTTATTTGTTCGGACCATCCATCTATTTTAATATCAAATGGGTCAAATTTGCTATTTAAAAATTCTACAGCATTAATTGCTGCCATAAGCATATTTCCCTGAAATTTAACAGAGTTTTGTTTTGCCTTTTCTTCCATAATCATTTCATATTCGCCCTGCATTTCTGCTAGAGGTGATTCCATAGAATACTTTTTAGTCAAATTAACACCTTTTGCTTCCAATCCTTCCAACTTTCTTAGAAATTTAAATTTCTCTCTTAATAATTCTTCCTTACTCATTTGTGGTTGATTTGGAACAGCCTTATCTGGATTAATTGGTACATTATTAAACTTTCCGTACCCATCCCACGTTTTTTCATCTGCACTATTTTCTGCGGTAGCTTGTCCTAAATTAAAAGTAGAATTGGCATTATCATCAAACTTGACATTATTTGAGGGTCTATCATATGACTTTGTATCGAATGATAAATTTTTAGTAAATAAATCAGACTTATTTTCATATGAAGGTGTTATGTCGGTATCTTCTACTAATTCATTCAATTCACGTTCTAAATTATTTAAATCTTCTAAATTAATATCACTCGATTGGCTATTCCCGCCACCACCTCCTCCTCCTCCAGAACTTCCACTCTTTTTATCATTCATCAATAATTCGAGTCCGCCTCCAAAATTAGAAGATTTAAGAGAAATATTAGGACCAGGTGCTTCATTTAATGATATACTTGAAATATCAATTATTTCAGGATTCATATTATACTATGATTTAATTAGAACATTTAATTTTAAGTTCTACGAATTATAATATATATTATTTATTTACTTCTATAATTTATTCTTGCATAAAATAGAATTTATATACCAAACACCCTGTAAAAATGAATCCGATAAATCGTCCTTTTTATTATGATTTGTAAAAAATAATTTCCAGTCGGGATAGTTATGTGGCGTAGTAGCTATATTTACGTATTGTGTAATATATTCTAAACATTTCTGAATTCCTGCATTTTTTCTATTTTTATATTTGGCTTTTTCTGTCAAAATAATATTAGATTCTACTGGTAGAGATTTTATAGGCGTCTCAGTATCATTCTTTAATTTATTTGTTGCAGAAATAAACTCTATCTGGATGGATGCATTTCTCATAATAAAATACTGAGCTATCATCCCTTGAATTGTTTTCATTCTATTTGCAATAGGACTAATTTGATTTTCTATTATTACATTTGTTATGGTCGATATATCATCCTTAAATATGTTGTCAAATTTTAATTGAATATTTCGCCCAATAGTTATCAAATCTAGTTTTGATGCGTTTACACCAACCGATGTAATTGGTTCAAAACATTTTTTTTGCATATACTCATTTAATAATAATATCAGCTCTGATCTTTTTGCGGAAATATCAAAAAATATGTTATATTTATTTGCTAAATCACGCAACTGTTGGACTTTTTGTTTATTAATAAATGTTGTCTTCATTTCCAATTTGGGTATATGAAACGGTTGTTTTTTTGAATGTTGTATACAATAATATATTGAATTTTTAGTATATTTAGCAGGCTTATTGCAGCATTTATTATTTTTACATATTTCTTTACACAAATGAGGTGTTATTGGCATGGATTCTTGAGATAAATCAATAATATTCCAATTTGTTATTTGAAATGTATTTTCAACTACATCGTCAAAAAGACAAAAGGCTAAATTTTTAATACCTACATCTATGCTTAATATTTTCATAAAGTATTATACAATTATAATACTTTAATATAGTGTCTTTAACTACTTCAATAGTATATATTATGAAGAAAACGATGAAACAGAAATACTGGGAGAAATCATTCTAGCTTGCAATTGTTCTCTAGTTAAATATTCTGTTTTTAAATTACTTTGAGGATACCCATATCCAGGCGCAGCCGTATCATAGCTAGATGCAAACATAACTGGAGTATTAGATGCGGGAGTATTATTGGTATGTATATGAGGATTTAATCCTAAATCATAGCACGCCTCTTCATTATTATACTTCATAATTTGTAGTCCATTATTTGTCATATATTGTCTATATTGCCAATTACTTGTAATGTTTTCTTGCTTACGTATTCTATTATTAATGACCGCTTCCGGTTGCCACGTTGCATAATTTCTTCCATCTGCCATAATAGGAGGAAAATTAAAATGAATATTATTAGAACCGCTATAACACGTGCCCCACGACATATAATATATTATTAGATAATATAATAATATATAATTTTTATACATTTTTCAAATATTTTTATTTTTACATATCAATATTCAATAATTTAAGTAATTCTGGTTTTTTAAGTTTAGATGCAATGCTATTATTTGCAACTAATTTTTTATCAACTACGACCTGTTTTAATTTATTCAATGACATCTTCTTATAGTCAATGTCATTACTAGAATGATCTAAATTACTTATTGACATATTAATTGATTTCAACATATCCGCCGAATCATGCAATAGTGTAGATTCTATAGTTGAATTAGAGTTGGAAATATCTATATCAGGTACTTCATTATTGCTAGATAAGCTTTCATCATCACTACTATCATCGTCATCATCTGACAATGTATCATTATTACCCATTTCACTATTCTCAACTGGTTTTAAATCCAACTCAATTACATCATTGTCAATTTCATCAAATTTCATATTAAATGTATCTCCAACATTGATTATTTTTATATTAGATTTATCATCTTCTAATGATTGGACCATATCAATATCTTCTACATTATCATCACTATCTACGCTACTGACATCATCATTGTCATCATCCTCACTATTCTCGCTACTACCACTATCACTACTTTCATCATTAGAATCACTTTCACCATCAGATACTGTAATTAATTCAGTAGATCCGGAGTGAAAAGAGAGAGTATTCTCTTCTTTTATAAATGGAAATGCAGGATTAAGTGGTGGATGATTGTTATTTATATTATGGTCTGTAACGCCGGTATTGAATTTAACAGATTGAATTTTTTCACGCATAAAATGCATTTCTTCGGCCATTGAAGAAACAAGTCCAAACATTGATGCAATTTTATGGTCTTGTGTAATACATTTACCCATAAAATACATACCAAGCACTCCAATTAAAAGAAGAGATATTCCTAAACTAATTAAAATAGAGGGAGTAAATATATCTAATAATGTCATTATTACAAACTGTAAATATATTTTTATTTTATGGCAAACGAATACTTTATTTTGTAGTATATGCATTATCGATAATTTCCTTAGGATAATTCATATCACGAAGTATTTGAATACCGCCATGAATTGTTGAAATTCCCCCGAGTAATTTATACGTATATTTAAATGAATCCTCAGTTTGTATAGTTTCCATATGGACGTTTTCAATATTTTTATTTTTCTCTAAATGTTCGCATAATTTAAAAAAATGTGTAGTTAAAATGCACGTTATTGAATCACTCTTTACCAAATATGACATAAATGCAGTTGCGCTCATAATAGCTTCTTCTGGGTTTGTTCCAGAATATAATTCATCAAACACGCAAAAATGGCTTTCTTTTTTATTTTCTTTGATAATATCTAAAATTTCTTTACATCTCCTAGATTCTGCTTGAAATAATGAATCTCTTCCAGAAGTATCTGGAATATTTAAATAACAGTGTATATATTTGAATGGACTAATTGTCGCAGATTCATAAAACCCGCATCCCATTTGTTGAGTAATTATAACATTAATTAATGACGTTTTAAGCATAGTTGTTTTCCCTGATGCATTTGGACCTGTAATAATTAAGTTTTTCTTTAAATTGCACGTATTTTTAACTGGATTGTTGTGTATGAGCGTGGGATAATAAGATTTCTTAAACTGCGTTTTTCTACCCTTCTTTGTATTTATTTTTGCATAGTTAATATAATTATTGTGTATATTATCAATAAACCCTTCTATATTGTCGATATACCCATTAAATCCAAATGAATATAGAAATGTTTCATTGTATGTTGCATTATTATATAAATCATAAAAACATTTCAACACATGTCCTAAATTACCTATTTTATTTGCTGTTAATGTATACGGCAATATAATATCTAATTGCAATTTGAATTCTGCTAAAATATTCATATGTGTATTAATATGCAAATTAAACTGACTATACGTAGACAATTGCTCGCAATATTTCAATAAATTACCCATATTTGAAAGAGTGTATTCAATATATTGTCTAATATCACTAATATGTGAATGTATTTTAGACATATTTTGATGGAATCGAATACATGTTAAAATATTTTGATAAATAGAAAAAACATAAAATGCAGCAGATACTAATATATAAATCTGTTCGTTCAATGAAACACTGCTAAATTTTGTAAATATTTTACCAATAGCATGATTTGATGCAATGTGTTTAAGAACAGAAATATATTCTGACACTGTTATAGATAATCCTTTCATTTTAATAATAAAAAAAGGTATAATAAGCATTATTACTGGCACAAATAAAGATAATACTGGTGATGCTAGATTATAAACACTCATCAATTGCAAAAAAGGTGTCGATGTATTCAAATGTTCCCACATAGGCCAATCAATATAATGATATCGTTCTTTAAATCCGCTATCATTTTTAATTTCATCCCATATTCCCATAATGTTATTAAAATCAGGTGTAAATATTTGATGTTCTATTGGTTTATAAGTTTTTAATAATTGTTGTGTATCCTTTAAAAATTTTACATCGGTTGTATAAAACTGGGGAAATTGGTCTATCAGTTTATTACCAAAACATGTTTTAGGTTGAAATGCGTATTTATATAAGGGCCCATACGAACTATCACTTGTTTTAATTAATTCTAAATCACTTATTATATTTTTCTGTAGTTCCATTCTGTTTTCATTATAAGAAATAGGTAATTTAAAATGGACGTTTATTTGTTCTATATTTGAAATTGTATTTATAGTCTTTTCATTATTACTAGGACCAGACATGTCAGGTTTACTAAAACCTCCTATCATATTTAATATATTAGACATTTATATATTAAATATAAATTTATATCAGTTATTTACACGAATTCACTACATAAAAATAGTTTCAATATTGCTAGGCAATTCATTTATTTGACAGGAATAAAACTCTTCAATCTCCTTCATCTTAGATACATCGCGTCGAGTAATGAAATTAATACCTGTACCCTTGCGACCCCATCTACCACTTCGTCCAATACGATGTAGGTAATTATGTACGCATCTAGGAATATCAAAATTAATAACTACGCTAACTTGTTGAATATCAATACCGCGCGAGGTTACATTTGATGATATTAATACACGAAAATTTCCACACTTAAAATCTGCAAATGCTCTATCCCTATCCTTTTTATCCATATTACTATGAATACAGCACACAGGGAATCCGTCTTCTATCATAGCTTCGTATAAATCTGATACACGCTTTACACTGTTGCAATAAATGATAGTTTGTGATATAGACCCTGTTTTAAAAAAGTCCTTCAATGTGTCGTATTTTGAATGGTCGTCCTCAACAGCAACATAATACTGCGAAATACCTTCGAGCGTGAGTTGGTCGGCTTTTACTGAAATTCTAACTGGATTGCGCATAAATTTAGATGTAATTGTATTAATATGTTCTGGAAGTGTTGCGCTAAAAAGCACTACCTGAACGTCTGTTTTCAAAAACTGAAAAATATCATATACCTGTTCTTTAAATCCACTAGACAACATTTCATCGGCTTCATCTAAAATAATCATTTTAACTGTTTTGGGGTTGATGATACGACGTCTTAACATATCAAATACTCTACCAGGACATCCTGCAATAATATGAGGAGTGTTTTCCTTTAACATGTAAATATCTTCATCAATAGAATTACCACCAACTAGTAATTGGACTTTTAAATCGTCTATCATATCTCCAATTTCTCTAGTTACAGTAGCAGTTTGTTTACTCAATTCTCGTGTAGGAGATAATATCATTATTTGGGTCGTATGTTCCTTTGTATCGACCTTTGAAAGCGCGCCAATAGTAAATGTTGCGGTCTTACCAGTTCCTGATTGCGCCTGAGCGATAAGATCTCTGCCTTCCATAATAGGTTTAATGGCTCTTCTTTGAATAGGACTCGGCTTTTCGAGACCACGCGAATATATACCCCTTAAAATTGCATTATCTAAATTAAGTTCATCCCAATGAGAAATTTCATCCAAAATACTGTCAGGAACCTCTGCTACAGGAACATTTGCATGCAATCCGCGCAAAATAATATTTTCCGCAGGCAAATCGTTAGCTACATTATCCGATTTAACGTTTAGATGTGGATATCGAGCAGACATAAAATCTCCAGAGTTATCGTGTGTTGATTCTCCTCTTCTTTTATATTCCAGTTCGTATTCATCTCTCTTTTTATTTACATGCGCCCATTTTTTTACTTCATTTGATTTATTATCATTATTAGTTCTCCAGCCAGGTTTATTTCGCCAGGTGTCTTTATTTTCATCAGGGTTTTTATTTTCATGATATTGTGACATTATACATTATTATACATGTAATGTTTAAGTGATTTGTAATATTTATTTTATATATTTATTACACTAATCAAATAGTATATCAAACTAGTATATATTATTTAAAAAAATTGATATAAATGAAAGATGGATAATTTATATAATATCCATAAAAATGCAAACACCAGCTCATTATTCATTATTGGATTTTAAAAATATTATTTTTGATGGATTTAATATTGTATTACCTCCAGATACAATTAGTATTATTACAGAATTAGCACTACAGGTTGGGTCGCCGACATATATCAAAACACCAGATTTTACTAAAAAGGATACATTTAGTTCTAGAGACGATAATGATGTGGATAGAGACGGTGGGTTTAGATTTAAGGGTGCAGGAGGGTCGAGTTATGAAGACTCCTCTGCAAAGAAAAAGAAGCGAAATAATAGAGCTACTGAAGTTGTAAATGACAATGATTGGGATACTCTTAGAACATTTCAACCTACTAAAATTGAAACAAAGAGTGGAATTGATATGTATATCGATCAAGTCAGAATTGCACTTAATAAGATGTCAGATAAAAATTATATCGATCAAGTTACAAAGATAAAGGATACACTCAATCAAATGATTCAAGAAAATATGGCAGTAGAAGAAGTTCATAGAGTTGGCACTATTATTTTTGAGATTGCATCCAATAATCGATTTTATTCTAAATTATATGCAGATGTGTATTCCGATTTAATTACTAGTTTTGAAATGATGCGTGGCATTTTTGAATCAAATTTGTGCGCGTTTTTAGAACTGTTTAAGTTAATTGAAACTGCCGATGCGGATAAGGAGTATGATAGATTTTGTAAGGTTAATAAAGATAATGAAAAAAGAAAAGCCCTAAGTGCGTTTATTGTAAATTTGACAATGAATAAGATTATTGATAAGGTAAAACTAACTGATTTGGCGTTTGATTTATTGAACCAAATATTTGTATTGATAACATGTCCTGACAAAAAAAATGAAGTTGATGAAATGACTGAAAATGTTGCTATATTGTATAACAAACAATTATTTGAAGGATGTGAACTCAAAATTAATGGCAAAGAATTTATGGAGTGCATTCGTGTATTGGCGCACATGAAAACAAAAATGTATCCCAGTTTATCTAGTAAATCAATCTTTAAATATATGGATATGATTGAAATGTAATATAACAATATATGGATAAGAATATAAATATTATATATGAAAATAACACATATAAATAGCCAGCATTCATGGAAAACATAGATTTTTTTTTACAAGAATGTAAATATACCGATAGTGATAATGAGGAAAATGATATTTCTGATTTTTTAAAAGATTTTGAAATGATACAAGGAAATGTTAGCAATACACAAATACTACATTCTATGGATTTGAATGAAAATAGTATATTCGCACAGATGAAAAATTATGATTTAAATTATAACATCAAGCAACTAGGATTAGTATGTGAATATTATGGATTAGCTAAATGTATTCGTTTAAATAAAATGAAAAAGCAGGAAATTATAGAACAAATTATTTTATTTGAAAATAATACGGATAATATAGAAATAGTTATTAAACGAAAAGAATTGTGGTATTATCTAAATGAATTAAAGAATGACAAAATGATGAAAAAGTATGTATTGTGGTAAAATATTAATAAATGATATTATATATTAAATAATAATTATAAAATATAATATATAGTTAGCTATGGTATTATCAAAGTTGGATGCAAGCATTAGTTATCCCGAATTAAAGCGTATGGATCCAGATGATGTTACAATGGAAGCCAATTTATACGAAATTGAAATTAAAGGCGTAGATGTTATTATTGCGATTGGAAATGCAAAAAATATGTATGCGGAGAAAAATATCACATATTTTCCCATTTATTTAGTAAAAACAAACAATAAAGTTATTCAAATAGGTATTTATGAAATACTATCAAGTAATTTAAAGAATTATACAGATGAAGATGGTGAAATTGATGTTGAAAAATTAGACGATCCATTGATTTATGTATTTGTTACAAAACAAATGTTGGAAGGTATAAGATTAGTTCCAGAAGAATCTGATGAAGATATTGCTGCACGTAAATCACGTGAATCTGAAAAAGAAATTGCGCGAAATAGAGCACTCGATATAAAAAAAGGACAAAAAGGTGAAGAAAATGGAGAAAAAGAGGAAAAAGAAGAGGAAGGAAAAGAGAAAAATGAAGAAAAGGGAGAAGAAAATGAGGAAAAGGAAGAAGATGGTGAAGAAGAAGATGAAGGACAAGAAGAAGATGAAAAACCGTCAAGAAAATTTAAAAAAATAGAAGAAATTGTTATCCCATCCATTCGTTCAGATATTTTTACACCCGTTCAAGGAATACCTATTCCAGAAGATTTAGATGAAGAAACTAAAATAATAAATAAAGATATAGCAGATAAATACAAATCATCCGCAAACGAGTTATGGATAGAAGAATATATGAAAAATCCAAATTATATTATCATAGATAATGAAGGAGGTGGAGATTGTCTATTTGCAACAATTCGAGATGCATTTAATCAAATCGGGCAACAAACAACAGTTCCAAAGTTAAGAACAAAATTATCAAATGAAGCAACTCAAGAAGTATTTTTAGGGTATAAAGAACAATATGACATGTTTAAATCATCTATAACAAATGATACTGAAAAACTAAAAGTCCTAGAAATTGAGTATACAAAAATGCAAAAATTACACAAAGAATCTATTGATCGAAACGAACAAAAACAATTAGCCGACGCATCTAAAAAAGTAAAAGCGCAATATGATAGAATAAAAACAGAAAAACGAGTAGCTGAATATTCATTAAAAGAATATAAATTCATGAAAGATATTACCACATTAGAAAAATTCAAGGATAAGATTAAAACGTGTGATTTTTGGGCTGAAACCTGGGCGATATCTACCTTAGAACGAATATTAAATATTAAACTTATTATATTGTCGAGTGAATCGTATAAGGCAAAAGATTTATTAAATGTAGTAAATTGCGGACAATTAAATGATACTATTTTAGAATCTCGGGGTGAGTTTAGACCAGACTATTATATAATTGTAGATTATACCGGTACACATTATAAATTAATTGGGTATAAAACAAAACAAATATTTACATTTAAAGAAATTCCTTATCAGATTAAAAGATTAATTTCAGACAAATGTATGCAACGTAATTCAGGGGTGTATGCATTAATTCCAGATTTTGTTGCATTCAATGGCTTAGAACATCCTGCTAAACAGGAAGGAGCGCATTTTGATGAACTATCTGATTCAAAAATAAAAGGATTATATGACGAAAATATTATATTTATATTTTATGTAAATTCATCTGCTAAATTTTTGCCAGGAAAAAATACAAATGCTGGCGAAAAAATTCAACCGCCCGAATTAGTTAAAGGATTTTCAGCTCTAGCAGCAATCCCTGATTGGCGAAGAAAATTAGATGTTTTTTGGACGGGAAATCCGTTTACTATTGACGGACATAGATGGACTAGTGTCGAACATTTTTATCAAGCATCCAAATTCAAAGAAAATAATCCAGAATTCTATTTATCTTTTTCAGTTGAATCAGGTACTGAACTATCAAAAGATCCTGAAATGGCGAAAGCAGCTGCCTCAAAAACTGGAAAATTTAAGGGAGAATTAATTAGACCTAAAGAAGTAATTATAGACCCAGAATTTTATGGCAAAAAATCAAAGCGGGTATTATTTGACGCTCAGTTTGCAAAATTTTCACAAAATGAGGATCTAAAACAAATGTTAGTTGAAACAAAAAATGCAAAATTGATGCATTGTAATAAATGTAAAGAACCTGAATTGGCTGAAGATTTAATGACAATACGTGATAAATATATGCCATTACAAGCATCATTGCATCTATAAGATATATTTGCTGCACTAATTACTACATCCTAATCCCAAATTAAAAAAGGAAAACTTCTTTTTAATAGGTTTTGTTTTATTGGGTAAAGTAACTAATTCTACACATGAATCTATTAAATTATATAAAAAAGGTAATATGTCTTCATTATTTTCTATAGAAACAATCTTTTCCTGTACGAGAACTGTATACATAAATTTTAATATATCTCCACAGTGTTCTCCTAAATTTGATTCTTTGTATACATTACATAACAATACATATAATTTAATTACATATGAAATAATATTAGGTACCTCATTAATAGACATTTTATGTTGTTTAACAATATTTTCAAACGACAATTCAATAGATATTAAAAACTCTGGATCAGTGATAATAATATATGGTATAAAAAAACAAAGGTCGGAAGAACACATTATATTTTTCTCTCTTTGAATATCTTTGGAGCTAATTATATTGTCAATTATTTGAATAAACGTATGATTTTCAGAGTTGCATTCAGGGACTGTAACAGGACTGTCAATTTGTATAGGTTCTGATTCAGATACAGGTACAAATATTACGCATGCATCATCTTCTATATTATCCAAAACAGGGTCTCTAGTTGGATCCGTAATGAAAGATGTTAGCATTTCAACTAGTTCAACTTCATCCTGAATACTTATATTTTTAGATGGAGGATATATAACTTTACAATTAATATCTAATTCTTCGTCGGTTAAAAGTTCATCGCATTCTTTAATACATTCAATTACTCGGTCAATAATATTATTATCTTTATTATCCATTATGTATAATAAATATAAATTATTTATATAGTTTATATTTTAATTGTATCTGCAATTTGTACCAATTCTATTTAGTTTAGCTATATTGCTATTAGGACAACAGCCATATCGTGTTCCTTTGCACCCACCGATCAATGGTTTTGGGTTTGGTTTTGGATTAGGTTTTGGTGGCGGAATTGGTGGATTGGGATTATTAATTACAACAATATGACTCATAAATACAATAATTAAAACAAATAGTAGTAGAATAATAATGACATTTGCTAAATCCATATTGTATTATTATATTATTATATAATTATTATATAATAAATATAAAAATCTTTGAAATATATAAGGTAATAATATATTCATAATAATGAGTCTAAGTCAAAATAGTAAAATACTAATGTCCTTTTTATTGGAAAATAACAGTATTCCCCATAAAAATCATACATTGAAAACAGACAATATTATCAAAAAATTATATAATGAATTATATCATTTTGATAAATATATTTCAACATTAATAGAACAAAATGGAGTGAATTTTTTTAATGTAACAATAACTAAATTAATTACTGCGAGTCAAATAAGCAAACCTAAATTATTTAATGCACGCAGTTTTCCTGTAGAAATTAGACAACATATTGATAATGAATCCACATATGAATTATTATATACTTTTTCTCTCTTGAATAGAAAGATGAAGATTCATTTAGTGATTGAAGGGGGAGAACCTACTATGAAAATGCATGAGTATAACGAACACGTTAGAAAAATATTAATTTGGTTGTGTATAGTTAATGAATATGCTTCAAATACATGTTCTAAAGAATTGACTATTTATATTTATATGACATCATTAACTAAAAAATTGCCGAATAGTAATATAAGTATTTTATCGGGAACACATGTAAATACCGCATTTACAACTACCTGTCCTACTGTTGCGGAAATAGTTGTTTTTAGAAAGGAAGAGTGGTTTAAAGTACTTATCCATGAAACATTTCATAATTTTGCACTGGATTTTTCAGATATGAATGTAGAGGATTGTCATGCTAAAATATTATCTATTTTTCAGGTAAAATCAGATGTAAATTTATTTGAGGCGTATACTGAATTCTGGGCGGAAATTATGAATTCTATTTTTTGTGGATATTTTTTATTAAAAAACAAAAAAAATGTGGACGAATTTTTAACTAATTTTGAATTTTTTATGAATTTTGAAGTTGCGTATGGATTTTTCCAAATGGTGAAAACACTGGATTTTATGGGATTAAAATATAAAGATTTATATTCTTCAACTGCAGTATCAAAAATAACGAGAGATACATTATATAAAGAAGATACTAATGTGTTATCTTATTATGTATTAACATTGATTTTACTGAATAATTACCAGGGTTTTTTAGCGTGGTGTAGTTCTCATAATTTGGCGCTATTACAATTTAAAAAAACAACTGCTAATTTACGTGAATTTTGTATATTTATTGCAAAAAATTATAAAACGAAATCGATGATTTCTGGGGTAAATAAAATGGAAAAAATGTTGGAACAAATTAAAACCGTCAAATCTAAAAATATGACAGTAAGTAATGATAAAATGAATATTTTACATTATATTATGAAAAATATGCGAATGTCAATTATTGAACTGGGATAATAAGCCTATCTACGTCTAGTTATTCTTTTTCTGGTATTGCGTTTATTTTTTAGACGACGTTGTCTTGATTTACGACGCGATTTTTTAGATTTACCTCCATAAAACTCTTCATCAAAAAAACCATAATCAGATCCATCTTGTGAATCGTGTTTAGTAATAACTATTTCTGGATGGGGTACATTAGGAAGGCCTTTAATAGGTTTGTTATTTTCATCTACATCACTAAAGTTCCATACATTTTTAGAATAATCTATAAGATGTGGGTAAACTGGACGACTTGTAATAAACCCAATTTTTTTATTATGTACTGTAAATACCCATCTACCTTCTGTTATATCCTTTCTATTTACTAAATAAGAAAGCATTGAATCTCCTTTTTTATAAATTGGCATAGAATTTTGTATCTTACCAGAAGTATTTCTATATATACCATTTATATAACGAGCAAAAGGTCCTTCAAGATCGTCAACATATAATACTAATGGTGTATCTGATTGTTCTGTATCAGAAGGTGGCGATTGTTCTATGTCAACAGTTCTATCCACAGGTTCTATTGCTGGAGGTGATTTCACTATATCACCTAAAGTTACGCCTCCACCTAACTCTGTTAACTGTTTGGTAGAAACACTAGGTCCTATACTAGATGCTGCTGGAGCTGCTGCTGCTGCTGCCGCGGTATGATAAGCATTAAATGCTGCTACAGCATTAGGACGATTTGCGGGAGGTCGGGTATAAGTGCTACGCGGTTTCATTATATAATATATATATATTATACTATATTATTTTTGTTTCATATGAAAAGAACAAAAACAATATCCTGATTGTGGAGTTTTTTTACAGGTTTTACCTGTAGTTTTTGATGCATGTTCGCATATATATTTATAACATCCATTTCCTGTTGATTTTTTATTTGATTGCCATGCATTACTTGCTTCATCAAAATCTATATTTACTTCATAAAGCGGCATATTAATTGCATTTGTTTGGCTACGCGTTTGCATATATACATATGTATATAGTATTGCGTTTATTTCATTATACAATATAATATTTTGTATGTTTATTTGCGGGCAGTGCGACGTCTTTTTCTGTTTTGTCTACGTTTATTTGTATATCGTTTTGCTAATCGTCGTCTCCTCGATTTTTTACCACCGCCGGATTTATATCCTGACATATCATTAGCTGCTGCAACATCATCATCAAATGGATTAGAACTTCTACGAGTAGTAGAAGCAGATTTATTACCAAATATTGAAGATCTAAATGCACCCATTACATCTCCCCCTGTAACACCGTCTCCACCTCCACCTCCGCCCCCACCAATAAATGCAGGAGAATTAAATGCATTAGGATCAACACTACTACTGTTAAACAATGATCCAATTCTCTGACGAAGATGTAGCGGAGATTCGGCCTTATATATTTTGTTAGCTAACCTTTTAGCATTTTCTCTAACATTGAGACCAGTATATGAATATTTACCTCTACCTCCTCCTCCTCCTCCAGCAGCCATAGGAATTTGTATATTATCGGGGGTTACTTTAAAATCACGTAAACTTCCTCCTCCTCCAGCAGCCATATGACCTTTACTATCATCGGTGGTTGCCTTAATATCTTCAGCCCTTACACGCGTATTAAATTCATTATCAAAATCATTTCTTAATTGGTGATATTTTGCAATCATTCCATTATCTTGCGGTCGTGATTCATATTCTTCTGCAATTCGTTGATCTATTATTTCAAATGCTCTTCTTTTATTTTCTTTTATTTTTTCAATAGTTGCTGGGTTATCATTTTCATCTTTCCAAAAATTAAGAAGTCCTTCTCTATTTAACTGTTCTATAGTATCAGTTATTTTGCGTCCATGCGGATCTTCCATTATATTGCGTTCATGCTGTTCTTCCATTATATAATATAATATTATTATTATATTATTTTCTAAATTGTATATAATTATTTACGGATAGTTCGACGTTTTTTTCTGGTTTGTCCGCGTTTACGTGTATTTCGTCTTCTTCTTCTTCTTGATTTTTTACCTCCTTTGATAGGACGGGCACCTACTACATCTTCATCCCAATCGTTTTCATCATCTTCATTGTTTACTTGTTGAGTATTTTTACGAGTTGTGCCAAACAATGAACTGCCAAAATCCTTTAGTCTACCTCTAATATTATATCCAGATTTAGCTTCCATCATTGCGCGAAGTTTGGCACGAAGATGTAGCGGAGATTCTGCTTTATATGCTCGTTTAACTAATTCTGCAGCATTTTCTCTAACATGAAGTCCTGTCATAGATTTCCTTGGTAGTTCTCTAATAGCATCATTAAATTCACGTTCAAATGCATGACGCAGTGTAGTATACATACTAATTAATTCATCTTCATGTGGATGCCTGTCATTAATTTTTATAATTTCTGCATCTATCATTCTAAAAACATTTTGTTTATTTTCTTCCAATTCAAATACGGTTGTACTTATTTCCGGATCTTCTAAATATGCAGTAAATCCTGTGTTAGTTACTTCTTCAATAAATCTATTTATTATTTGCAAACGTTCTTCTGGTGTATATATACTAGATGAACTATTAAATGCCATATAATACATATAGAATAAAATTGAAATATAATAAATGAAATATTAATATAACATAATCTAAAAATAAAAATGGGTATCCGTAATCTAAATAGTTTTCTAAGAAAAAACTGCAACAATTCAATCAACTGCATTCATTTATCTAAACTATCAGGTAAAAAAATTGCAGTTGATATTAGTATTTATATGTATAAATTCGCAAGTGAAAATTGTCTAATTGAACGTATGTATGTAATGTTATCTATATTTCGAATATATAATATTATTCCCATTTTCATATTTGATGGTAAACCTCCAACTGAAAAAAAAGAATTGTTAATTAAACGTAAAAAAAATAAGGTTGAATCTGAAAAAGAATATAATAATTTACAACTTTTATTAAAACAAAATACACGAATGGATAATGATGAAAAACAGGAAATACTCACAACAATGGATTTACTTAAAAAAAAGTTTATATATATTACTAAAGAAGACATACAATCAGTAAAAGAATTAATTAGAGCTTACGGATTAACATATTTTGACGCACCCGGGGAAGCAGATGAATTGTGCGCTCAATTAGTTATTAACGGCCAGGTATGGGCGTGTCTAAGTGAAGATATGGATATGTTTGTATATGGTTGTTCTACTGTACTACGATATTTTAGTTTAATAAACCATACAGTAGTGTGTTATGATGTTATTAATTGTCTTAATGAATTAAACCTTAATACTACCGAATTTAGAGAAATATGTGTTTTATCTGGAACTGATTATAATAATTCCGAAAATTCAATTAATATATATAATAATATGCAATTATTTAAAACATATCAATCATCAACAAATTTTGTTGATTTTAAAAACTTTTATGATTGGATACTAACTAGAGATAAAAATTATATTACTAATCTAGAATTATTGCAAAATATTTATAGGTTATTTGATTTATCTGAAACGCGCGAAACATTGAGTTTATTTAATAATATTCAAATAATAAATGGACCTATTTTAAAAGATGTTATGCGTCCAATATTAGAAAATGACGGATTTATATTTGCAAATTAGTTATACTAATCAAAATATGTTGTGATATAAGTATTTAATTCTCATACTGTAAAAATATGTAATATTTATTATTAGATATTTCATTTTTTTATTGGTTTGTATTCATTGCATTTTTATTTGGTTTTATTATGTTTTATTAATTTTTATTGCATTTTTATTTGATTTTATTGCATTTTTATTTGATTTTATTGCATTTTTATTTTTTATATATTTACGATAGACTATATCCATTTATGCGGTAGCATCAGCCTTGACGGACTTGGCGAAGTGGGGGCTCATGAATCGCTGGAGATTGAAGTACGTGAGCTCATCACCTGCACCGAGCTTGAGGAGCGAAGTCAACTTCTCATCGGGGTTGATCTTGCGACCATTGGAGGGGTTCTGGAGCTTGTTGTCACGGATATACGTGTTGATATCACGAGTGACCGCAGTGCGCGCCATCTCAGCGCCCTTCTCCTTTCCGAGGAAGGTTGCCAACTCGTCACTGATACGAGTAGGCTTTACAAAGCCGCTGGGAGCACGGTTTCCCGCCTTCCTCTTGCGGCGAGATCCCTGCTTCTGGGCGGCCTTGAGCTCACGCTCGCGTCTCTTATCCAAATTACGGTACTCAGTCTTCATCTGAGAAATCATAACGCTCATCTGTTGGAGCTTTGCGAGGAACTCGAGGGACTGCTCGGAAACGAGGGGCTCGGCGTCAGCAGTGACATCAGAAGGCTCCTCGGCAGAAACTGCGATGGAGGGGGTAGGCTCGGGAACAGGGGTCTCAACAACTGGAGCAGCCTCCTGCTTGGCGGCCTTGGGCTTCTTGGTCTTAGCCGCCTTTACCTCGGGGGCGGCATCAACAACTGGGGTAACGGGAGCGGATTCAACAACAGGGGAGGCATCGGTGGACGTTTTGGTGGTAGTCTTAGATCTTGGCATCTTATACTATACCTAGGAGATTACTTTTTAAGTGATTTAACGCAAAATATATATTATTGTGATTGTAATAGATAACATAAATATAATATATCTAAATTTTAACGTAGAAAATAAAAAATATAGGTTATATTTCAATAAAGTATTTTAAGATTGATAATTACATAATAATTTTTATTTAATTATCCAAACTTTAATAAAGGCGTAATGTGTAAAATATTAATAATATGACACTGATTGAAAAAGCCATGGAAGCGCGGTTGCTGCATCTTCATTAACTATTGTTAAAGCTCCTAAAACATAATATGCGCCTAAAGATTTGCTATCTTTATCTGTACCAGTTGTAACTAAATTTTCCATTACAGATAAAATTATTTTTTTTATTTTTACAACATTTGGTTCCATGTTAATATAATGCAAATTAATTTGTCTAAATGGATTACCTGTTGGAGGAGAAATCATTTTTTTAACAGATTCTGATAATTGTGCTCTATAATTCCAAATATCAATTAATTCTCTTAAAAATTTTATCATTTGATTTCTACTTAATGTTGAAAACCATTCTGGGCTACTATAATTTCCTAAAGAGTCGATATTTTGAAATAAATCCAAAATTCTTAATTCTAAACTTTTTTGTGGCGTTATTTCCGTAATAATATTTTGAATATCAACTTCAATATCAATTTTCAATACATTACTTAATCGAATTAAATTATGTATATTTTGAAGAACTGACGGATTTATTTCGCTTCGATTATACGGATTCTTGACATCTTTTCCTGACTTCAAAAATAAATTATAAAGGGAAATAATGTCAAAACCATAAATAAAATTATCTACATCCTTGTAGCTGAAAAATTGAGTGTATGGTAATTTACATAATTCATCACCAGATAAAAAATCGGTGTTATTCGTGCATAGATGTCTATTAAAAATAGCAGGACCGTGATATTTGATATATAAACGTTGTAAATATCCTCTGCATAATTTTTGAACGTTTACTACTGCTGAGGATAATTTTAAATACACGAATATTTTAGTTATTAATTCTTTTTTTGTTCCAGATACTTTGAGTTTATATTTTTTCGCAGTTTGTTTAAGTTGTGATACTGTATAATTATATACCATCAAACATCTGTAATTGGATATTGTTGGCATTTCATGCGTTGATGCAGCAGATATTTGTCTAACTAAGTTATTTGTGTTAATTATTTCATTCTCACATTTGGTAGAAATGGTATTTATATATTCATTAATAGTTGACATGAGTCTAATATAATAAAGAGCGAAAATCTTTTTGAACCCTTTTATTATACAATAATATTTATTATTGTCAATATTTACAATAGACAAATAATAAATTATTTATTAAATTTGCTGCATTTATCGTGCAAAATATTTTATGCCCTGGATTTTATATATTTTAAAAAAAATTGATTTAAAGATAAATGTGTAGAGTATATTAACAAAGTAAGAATGGCAGACACGATCGTTGACGGAACCCAATTTAATGTTGAGAATATTCGCTATTCGGCACCCAAGGCGGGTGGGTCGGGTGGAAAGAGTGTTAATATTTTGAATAAGTCTACAAATACTGGTATTAGAATGTTGGCACCATTGTTGTTGACATGGGGTGCATCTGATTTTGTAGATGCATCAACTGGTAAGGGAAATGGAAAGTATGAAATGTCGTTGCAATTTCCTAGCAGCGAATATAAGACGCCAGATGCGGACGCATTTCTTACTACTATGCAAAATTTTGAAAATAAGATTAAGGCGGATGCTTTGGTGCATTCTAAGGAGTGGTTTGGCAAAGTTCATAAGAATGCAGAGGTTATCAATGCGTTGTGGACTCCAATGTTGAAGTATAGCAGAGACAAGTTTAGTGGCGAGCCCGATTTGACAAAGTCTCCTATTTTGAGGGTAAAGCTTCCTCTATGGGAAGGCGTATGGAAGTGCGAGATTTACGACGAGGATAATAATAAGTTGTTCCCTAATACCGCAAATCCATGTGTTACTCCTTTGGATTTTATTCAGAAGGGAATTAATGTTGCGGTATTGTTGCAGTGTGGCGGTCTTTGGATGGCAAATGGTAAGTTTGGTGTTACATGGAAGCTTCTTCAGGCGGTCGTTCAGAAGCCTCGTGCATCGCTCACAGGACAGTGTTTTATTAAGTTGAAGGCATCTGATAAGGAGAAGTTGAAGACTTCTGCATCAGTTCCAGTTGACACACTTCAATCCGACGATGTTGATGCGGAATATGAGAATGAAGAGTGCGTCCAACAAAGTGCAACTGAAGTAGAAGATTCTGATGCAGAGGATGAAGAGGAAGTTGCAGTTGCTGCTACTCCAACTCCTCCAGCTACAGTATTTCAAACTCCTGCGCCAGTAGTTGCAGCAGTAAGTGCTGCTATTCAGGAGTTGAAGGATGAGGAACCTAAGAAGCCTGCAGTCAAGAAGGTTGTTAAGAAGAAGGTTGTTGGAGCATCCGCTTAAATAATTTAGTTTAGTTTTAGATAGTCTGTTTTGCCCTTTTGATTTTGTTTTGTTTTGTAAAAAATATTAATTAAATTATTTTTTGTTTTATGTGCCTGATTTATTTTTATTTTTATATTGAAAATAAAAATAAAAAACTTATTCGATATCTATATTTAATGTAAAAAGTAAATATAAATATGTGTAAAAGTCGTACATTGTATTATATACATAATTCCATAATAAAATATTCTTTATCCGATTCATACTTTTCATATCTCATCAACGTTCTATGTGCGGTAAGATCTTCGCGCGTCCACCTAAATCCATATGATTCATAAAATGTCACAGCTGTTTCAACCGAACTAAGAACGATTTTAATGTTAGCAAATGCACTTCTATTTTCTACATGTTTATTTTTAATATATTGAATAAAATCGTCCAGCATTTTAGACGCATATCCAAACTTTTTAAATTTCTGTTTAGTGCAAATCATTAATATATAATATATTATTTCTTTTGTCTGTCTATTATAATTTTTGCGATAGATGAGAATAGACGGACAATTTTCTATTCTAAATTCTGTATCAATGCATCGAAGCACAATTTTATTTGTATTATCCATTAACAGGCATGCAGTATAACCTGGAGAAATAGTAAGATGTGAATACGTATAAAGTAACTCAAAAATATTATTATATAACTTGTCAATCTCAGGTATTATATCCTGAATTTCTCCATTGTCTACTAATTTATTAATCATATCTTCGGAATAAAAGTTTGCCATTTTACTAAGTTATTAAATACACGGTCTTATAAATTTGATGGATATTATTATTAACATTATTTACGAATAAATTAATTACTTTCAATTTTATTTATAAATATTTCAATTTTCATAAAAATGACGCCTTTTTGTATATTTTTTCTTTATTGATTTTATTTTTCTTTTTCTAGTTTTAATTCCCGCGGCAGCATTACTGTTACTATATTTTTCTGATTTTGGTTCAGATAATATAGTTGAATTTAAATAGTTTGGATTTTGATGTTTTTTATCATATCTTTCTATAAATCGATGTAATGTTTTGACAGATAATAATCCCAAAATATCACGTGTATCTGTATTCATTTCTTCGCGTTCAACGGGATCTAAAATACTAAATATATAACTTTTTAGTAAATATGGGAATGCTCTAAATTCTACTAATACTACATTATTATTTATATCCATTTTAGTTGAAGATGCATCTACTCCATCATATTCTAACCAGTCATGTGTCATAAGTGTATCGTCTGCAAACCTATTAGAATCATCATCAACCGGATCTTCAAAGAAATCAAAATATGAATTAAGTGAATACCATGGATTACCATAATGTTTATTTTGTTTATCTAATTGATTATTAATATTAAATGCTCCTTTTCTAACATGTGATTTATTTGTTAATAAATATTCATATAAAATATCAGGTTGTATAAAAATACGTTTAATAATATCTTCAACATTTACAGAATTACCATGAGTATCTTCAAATAATAATGTCAAACATTTTTTCAATTCTACATAAAGTGCATAATTACTATGACGAACATTTAATGCTAACATAGCTTTAAACAATACAGAATTATCTCCACGTTGTTTGTAATCATTGTAATAAACATATAATTTATACAATATCAACACAATATAATTTTTTATTTGTCTCAACACTAATTTATGAGTTGAAGATTGTATTTTAAATGTTGGTTCTTTTTTATTATACGTTTTAATTAATATTTTAGCACAGTATTCTATTTTGTTTAAATAATTTAATTTTAACTCGCATTGACCTGTTACACGAGAATACGAACATAATTTATCTTCTAACAATTCTTTCATAATAAAAAATACATCTTCAATATGTGCGGAAAATGTCATCTGTATAGTAGTAAGTACATTGTCGAGTCCTCCATTATTTATCTTCAAATAATGTAAATTTGTTTTTGGTAGATGATATAAACTATTTGAACCCACTTTACTTACTACTACATCTGTTTTATCTGAATTGGGTTCTTTCATAATTAATTCACCTTCATACCGTTTTAATTCATTTAAATGATGAAGTAATTTTCTAATAGTGGTTGCAAATGTATCTAAAATAATATTAGAATGTAATTTTGGTTTATAATAAGTTACTACCCATTCTACGTCAGAAAATGTTTCACATACCGAATTTATTTTATCCCAATATGCAAAATGTAATGAATATTCTTCGCCAGTGGTTTTTCTGTATTTATATTTTTTATTTTTACTATTAGTATAATCTACTATAATATTATTATCTGAACTATTAGTTCCTTTCCCCATAATATATTTTAACATAGACCCATTATTTGAATGCGTTGAACTATGATTGCTATGCATATTTATACCAGCATCTATTTGTGTATTACTATATTGCGGCGATACTGCAGATGAACGTGAGTATGTTGACTTACTGAGTGGTTTAGATACATGAGATGAAATAGATTTTATAGAATGTGATTTACTGGATGTCTTATTAGACCGCGATGTAGATTTATGATGGGAAGTAGAATTATTGACGTTTGAATTTTTGCTATTCGTATTTTCACTACTATCTATAGGTTCTGTATCTATAGGTTCTGTATCTATAATTTCATTTTTACATATTTTTCGTAATCGTTTAACTAAAGTTGTTTCCGCCATATCATTTGTAATATAAAACGTTGCATTTTCACCTATATCTATAGATAATTTCTCTTCCTGTCTCTCCAAAAAATCATAATCAGATATTTCTTCAGCTTCTTCGGGTGTTAATCTAGACATATTTGCCGGTGTAGTATCTGTATTCAATAAAATTTTTTCATCGTCTCCTGTTTTATAATTAATACTCAGTTCTGTCAATTTAACTAATTGACCTGTTTCAATTTCATACCCTATGCTTAATATATGTTTATATGCTCGGGTTTCATCTATATCTCCTCCAATTCTATTATAATTCATATATTATATTGTCATAATATTATTTTACAAAATGTATTTTAATATTAATATCTCCTTTCGAATCTATATTATAAATAGTATTTGTTGAATTATCCTTATTTAATTCATTTATTCTAGAAATACCATCCCCTTTCATAATATATGTTTGGACGGGTGCTATAAAGAGTTTGCAGATAGGTAGATAAAATTCTCTCTTCCCTATTTTTACAGTTATTAATTCTTGACTAATGAGAGAAAAAGTAAATGGAATATTGACAGAAACAAATAAATTGTTATCTTCGTCTATATACATATTTTCAGGTAAGTCTGGAATACATTTTACAATTATTTCATTCGGTGCAGTAGTTTCGCTATTATCTGTTTTTGTGTCTATTTTTGCGTCTATTGATTCTGGTACAATTTCATCAAAGTACAGCTCATTGTGCCATAATGGAACAAAATATTTTTCGCCATTTACATCTAATTTATAAATATTATTATCAAATAAATCATCTATAGTTGGATTTAAAATATAAATTTTTACGTTTTTATATTTATCGTGAATAATATCCTTTATTTTATTCAATGTTTCTTCGCTAATATGTAAAATAGTTTGATATTTAAAAATAAAATTATATACAGACAAAGCATTCTCTTTATCTAAATCATCAAACAGTTTCAAAGAAATGTTGGTACAACCATTGACAATATTTTTAATAATTGTAGAAATAAATTCATTATATGTTCCTTTAAGAAGTCCGTCAATAAATAAATTTACGATAAACGTGTATGCAGTAGATGGAGGCTCATTACGGTCTTCATTATACTCCGGATTTTCTATAATTGTTATTTCTCTCTTTAATAATTCATAAGCTTCATTTATTTGTTGAAAATGTGTAGTTGATTCAATTGTATTCCCATTCTTATCTGGATGGTTCTGCAACGCTAATTTATGGTATTGACGTTTTAATTTTTCCAGAGTTATATTTGAATAACTACGATTTTCAAATTCTAATATTTTTAATGCATCTTGTAAATACATATAATTAATAACCTAGATAAGTATCTAAGTTATTAATTTCGCATTATTTGTTATTTCTCAAATTTATTGACGATGGATGTTAAATATAATAAATAATTCTCCAAATGATAAATAGGTCTATAATTATTATTATAATATTGAAAAAATGTGTACGTTTTTATTAATATAGATGAAAGATCGCTATCTGTTATTTTATTATTATTAATAAGCGTTGAAATAATATACCATATACAGTCAGTAATATCTAAATTATAAATAAATATATCATACAATAAATCTCTAAATTTCAAAAATTTCATTTCATCTATATTTGTCATTACATTTAATATTTTATCACATATAATTTTGTATGGATGCATTAATTCTGTAATAGCAGAGTTTAAATTTTTAATATTTGAAATATTTTCTAAAGTTATATCCGCATTTAATTTTGTTGTTAAACATTTATTATATACACTCTTTGATGGTCTTGAAATAGGTATAATTTCACAACAATTTAAAATATTGTCGGAAATAAAACTTATTTCTTCTGTAATTAAAATAAATTTTAAATCAATTGAAATAATTGCATTTTGCTGCATATAACTATAAAAGTTTTCCAACAATTCATTATGAATTTCGTGGAAATGTTTGCAAACAATAATACCACATTTATCCGTTTTTGCCGAAATAATGTCAATTAATTGAACGTATATTTCATGCCATAATAATTTTGAGTTGCACCCTAGTAAAGACATATCTATTTCGTAATGAATATCGCTTATTTTAAAATAATATTGTTGTTTATTGTAAGTAATAATTATTTTTTTCTCATATTTTAATTCGGATGGACTATAATGTTTAATAGATCGCAACATTTGAGTATATTTCCCAACCCCTGCTGGTCCATAAAAAATTATATTTTGTAGATCATGTATATCTTTTGGGAATTTACTCAATATTTTATCGAGTTTAGGATGTAAATTTTCTTTTTTAGTTGTTTGCAAATATTCTTCATAATGTGTTTCCAAAAATTTCATGTGTATATTATACTTCTTATATAAGTGTAATATTCTTTATCCCATTTTATACCGTATTGATATTTCAGCAAGTTATTAGATTAGTTAAATGCAAGATTTAAAAACATTCATATAATCTATATTATACATATTAATGTTTCTAGTAAAAAATATAGATCAATACGATAATACAAATATTTATTTTTGTGATCCTATAAAAAATAATATAATGCATGAAGGAATGTTTATTCGGATAATTTACTCTACACCATTAATTACATTGAACGGTATTAATTTAGTCGTACATTTGAATGATGTAAATATTGAAAAATATTATAACAAATATAAATGTACGTTTAATATTAATACACATAGAGATATAATTGATAATATTAGATTAATAGAAATGAATTTATTAAAAAGTATTAATATTTATAATAAAAGTCCGCAATATAAAGTGTTCGAACAACTTAAGAATGGCAATATTAAACTATTTTTAGATAATGATAATATGAGAAATAATATATTGTCTAATACTGTTACTAGTAATTTATTTATGTTAAAAATATCTGGAATTTGGGAAACAGATACACAGTATGGAATTACATATAAATTTTCAAAAATTGCTCCAATATAATTTGGTATTATCCATCTGTAGAAAAATAGGTTAATATAACATACATTGTAATTAATACAATAACATTAATAACGCTAAGTAAATATAGACATAAACTAATAGATCTGGATATATTATAAGTAGCTTTATATTGTGGACTTTGAGTTCCTGTATAGAAAATAACAATCTGAATAATTATTATTAAGAAAGAAATTTGAGAAAAATTATAATATCCTTTTGAAACATTACCGCTAACAATTCTATCAAAATAAATACCTAATAAATATAACGTAAAAATAATAATTCCAATAATGGATAAAAATGGACCTATTGAAAAAAACAAAGACGCTCCGTAATTACCGCCATTTGATTTATGTATGTTTAAATTATACATTAAATTTCCCATTAATATGAGTAGTCCTGATACAATGAATGAATATCCTACCATAGACCCAGTTATACCACCCGATGTATTAGTATTTGCAACACATAATAATATAATTAATCCAACTGCTATCAATGAATAATATATATTAATGACAACCGACATACTAATATATATTATTATTTATTTTTTTATTTGCCTTTATTTTCCTTCTCTTCTCTTTTCTTTTTTACTTCCTCACGTTTTTTTTGTGCTTCAGCCTTAGCTTCTTCCATTCCAGCACCTTTTCTGGCCTCCATAGCAGCCTTACCACCTCCTGCATTTTTTTCCGAGTCTTGTTTTGCTAAATGTTTTGCTCTTGATATAGCTGTTTTTTGAGCGTTACCTCCTCCCATTTATTATATTATAGAAAATAAAAATATTTGGTAATGTTGACGAAAATATTAGGGCGTAGTTACAACTAGACTAAAAATTTATTATTTTAGTAATATTATAGGAATTGTGAAATATATGCAAATACATTGTAATTACATTATTTTATTCTAGGTTTATATATTATGAATCATTCTACTAATCATCCACTTATTCCTAATTCGCAGGAATATATGCTTGAAAAGAAATATGTATCTATAAATTCTGAAGATATAGACTGTTTAAAATATCCTAGCACGAGCGATTTTATTATTGAATTACCGCAGGATTATTGTAACGTACAGGGTATAAAATTAAGTTCATGGTCGTTCCCGTCAAATTTAGATGTCTTTTCTAAATTTCAAAATAATGTGACGATGTCGTTTAACATAAATAGTCCATATAATCCAGGAGAACATATGAATCCAGATCCATTATTAAATGTTATTTTTGCAGGACTATACGCCCATGTAAATACAGATTTTATTATCACAATAGAGAATGGAATTTATACTGCCGAACAAATAACTACCGAATTAACAAATAGATTTAACGCCGTAGTTACTGCATATCTTGTTGGATATATTACTACAAATTCTCCTAGTTTATTACCTTCATTTATTGTTAATGGATACGACCAATTTGCAATAGTATACAATAAAGTAACTCAAAAAGTATGGTTTGGTAATAAAAGTTCTGGATTTATTTTAACTAATGATTCATCTATATATTCTTTTGTTAATACACATAATTGTTTGGCATCGCATATGTCGAGTAGTTTTGTTTATTGGGGGTTGCCCTCATATATTGGATTTACTAGAGTTCCGGGAGTGTCTACGCCATCCATAAATGATACATTACCTCGATTCTATTATGGAAATGTTAAAATAGGCGATAATGGATTTTGGTTAATACCCGACAGTCAATATATTGGGGCATCTGTAAATTATTTAGAAGCTCCCGGTAAATTAAATTTATTAGGTCATTTATTTTTTTATATGGAAGTTCATGGAATGAATACTATAGATGAAACTATTCCATTTGTAAATAATAAATTTACATCTCAAACAAATGAAACAAATGGTGTAGTAAATGCATCATTTGCTAAAATATTAATATCTAGCACTTCATCAAATTATTCGTGGATTCCTTCAGATTATTCCGTTTTAAAAGTATATAATCCTCCTGCAGAAAGAATACGTAGATTAAAAATTAAATTTAGATATCATAACGGTGAACTTGTTAATTTTGGTAATCTTAATTATTCGATATTGCTTGAAATGATAGTATTTAAATCACAAAATACTACAAAAACAAAAATGTATATTCCCGAAGGTATTATTGTTAATTTTAATTAAAATGGATATAACACATATTATATAGTAATTCCATGTGTATCAGATATCCACTTTTGGAGTATCTGTTTATCACATGATATATAGTCATGTTCGAATCCATCCAATTTAAAGAATTTAGGTTGTCTCATTTTAACTGTTTTATAAAAAAGATAATTTCCATATTTTCCTTTTCTAATACTAATATTATTTGTAATATCACGAACAATATTTGTTTCTACCTTTATACTGCTGTTATTATCAGGTGTTTTATTATTAGGATCTGACTGTAAACTAGCTGCTGATTTAATTAGTTCAACAACTTCACAATATACTATATTATCTAGAGGACGATTACCTAATGAAGATACTGATTTTGAATTTGTACCCCATGTTACATATAATCCAAATTTCCCCTTTCTCAATATTAAATCCTCGTCTTCGTATTTTCCTAATATATTATATGTTTTCGTAACCTTCTCATTTGGTTCTTCAATAAGGTCTTCTAATTTATATTCATTGCGTTCTAATCGTTTAGTATCTACATCTTTTCTTACAGGTTTAAATGAAATAGATGTATTATTTGGATTTGTCGGATTTGGAGTTATACATTTTATAACAGGTCCATATTTACCAACAATATAGTAATGATTTTCATCTATTTTAAATTCATATTTATTGTTATCTGTCAATTTATTGCATTGCACTGTTAATTCATCCAAACATAACTGACATAATGAATGCCATACCATATCTCCTTTGGATATTTTATCTAAATTCTCTTCCATTCGACATGTATATTCGTAATTAAATAATGCATCAAAATGGGTATTTAAAAATTCACCTACAATAATACCAATAGGTTGTATAACTAATTTTCCTCGTTCATTGCCAAATTCTCGCATATTATTTATTTCAGTTATTTTGGCAGATTCAGATAATTCAAAATCTTTACATGAGGACTGAGTTCCTTTTATATCTTCTTTTTTAACATATCCGCGTTCTTGTATTTTATCTATTAAAGAAGAAAATGTAGACGGGCGTCCAATACCTTTTTCTTCTAATAACTGTACTAATTTTGCTTCAGTATAATGTGATTTTGATTTTACGATTGAGACGGTGGATGCTATTTTTTTGAATGCGACCGCGCTATTTTGAGTTAGTTGTAATAAATAAGAATAATAATTATGTTTTTCTGTTTCACTCGATTTATTATTTTTTGCTACAATTTTCCATCCATCAAAAATACTAATCTCCGCACTGTATGAATATTTCGTGTTATCATACGATGGAATCGTTACAGTAATAGATGAATATTCTGCTACTGCCATACAACTTTCTAAAGATACCGTCCAAATTAATTTATAGAGTCTTCTTTCTTTCGCAGTTAATTTCTCGTTTTTGCATAAGTCTACTTCTTTTATATTAATATTTGTAGGACGAATAGCTTCGTGTGCAGTATTTGAATTTGGTTTTGCGGTTTCTGTGGATATTGCCGTTGTTTCGGAATTAATTAAATTGTTTATTTGTGAATGAATATATTTATCCAAATTATATTGCTGTAAAATAAAATATTTAACACTGTCAATGAAATCTTTACTATATTTTTTGCTATCTGTTCTCATATACGTAATGTATCCTTCTTCATAAAGAGTTTGGCAATATTTCATTGTTTCTTTAGGCGACAAATGCATTTCATTGCTAGCCAATTGTTGAATTCTTGAAGTAGTTAATGGTTCTGGTGGTTGTTTATATACAATAACCGGCTCCGTTCGACTAAACATATGTCTGAATTTTTGAGGAGAAGATATATTTTCTAAATAGGATATCATATCTGTCTCACATTCATATTTTTTATTTAATTCAAATGGGATACATTTATTTGTAAAATATCCTGTTGTATTATATACTTTTTGTCCTGGAGATTTATTTATTTCTTGTTGATTATCATAAACTAATCTAAGTGCAGGTGACTGACACCTTCCCGCAGATAAACTATTTTCTGCATTCCTGGCAATATATTTCCATAATAATGGGGTAACTGTATATCCAACTAACATATCCAATATCTGTCTAGCTTGTTGAGAATATACTAAATTCATGTCGATTGTTGTTGGATTGCATATTGCATGTTGAATAGCCGTTTCTGTAATTTCATGAAACACTATTCGTTTTGTAGTTTGAATTGGTAGACCAAATAGGTCACAAATATGCCATGCAATGGCTTCACCTTCTCTGTCATCGTCTGTTGCTAATATAACTTCTGATGAATTTGCGATATATGTTCTCATTGTGTCAATATGTTTTTTCTTTTTAGGATCATTGTATATTTCATATCTAGTCTTAAACTTATTGGCTACATCAATTGCATCTAAAGATAATAATTGTCGAATATGTCCGAAACTAGCTATACATTTATATCCTTGTCCCAAATAAGATTCTATTTTATTACATTTTGCGGGAGATTCCACTATTACTAAAATATTAGATACTCTGCCATAATTAGTCATTTTTGTCATTTCTTGTTGAATAGTCTTCTTCATTCGTGAACGTAAAATATAGAATCTAAATATATTCTATTAACATACAATATATTTAAGTGTTGTTTTACCAATTCTTATCTTATTTTGATTTATGAATACGAAATGAAGAGAGAAATAGTAATTTAAGGGTGAATGATATGAGTCATGCAGGGTTGGTTTCTGCGGGAAATAGTGAATGAATTATTGCCTCTTATCCAAATGTCTAAATTCGCGCCATGATATTTTTATAGGCTCAACCTTTTTTTCAGGGACAGTATCCGGTATATTATTTAATTTATCCGCTTTTTTCAATGCACTATCTACATACAATTCTTTTAATAAAGTTCCTACAATAAATGCACCATCGTGTTGATCTATCTCTCCATCCTCTATTCTGCGAAGAACATTTAAGAATTTATTCAAAATAGATAAATCAATTTCATCTTTGCGTATTTTATTGTAGATATCAGTATAGTATGTAAATAAAAATCCACACGAGGTCATGCCTTCGGTATGTATTTTATCCTGGTCGTTTTTATATTGGACCTTTAATTTAAGGAGAGCATTAATGTCTGCCTGCAGCAAATGACTATGTTTCAACTCGCGTATTAAATCTGTGACATCTTCAACATCGTTTGCCTTAATCATCTTATTTAATTGCAATCTAGCATTATCGTCCATATAAGTAATTTAGAATATTATATTTAAATTAAAATTCGTGAAATAACTTTTGTGAATATCCAAATATTATATTTTGAATATATTAAAATATCCAACTATATATAATGAACGCTCAACCTCAAACATATGCACTACCATCTGGAGCTACAACTCAAAGTCAAGCAGCATTGTTAACTACACAAAACAATAATACGGCATTGGCTGCATTAATTAAGGCGGGAGGTACCCATGGAGGTAGTAGACGCAGACGCAGACATGGAGTCAGAAAAAGTAGAAAGAATATAAGTAGGAAACGACATCAGCATAAATATCGTCGAACTATGTCTAGACGTCCATCTAGACGATATATGAGAGGCGGAGTTAGTGTCGTTCCAACTGTAAGTACATTATATTCTACAGTGAGTCCACAAAGCGTCCAATCATCTACAACAGGTATGTTTAAAACTGGAAATCAACTTACTGCAAATAGTCAATATGATAACTTAGTAGGAAAATGATAAATTTTATGAAAATGCCAAATAATAATAAAATGAGTTATTTAGAATACAATATATAAGAATTATATAGTAATAATATAGTTATGCCAAAAGGAAGTGATTGGATACAATTCATATATGTAAATTTAGGATTTCTAGCACAAATAGTGGCATTATATTTTTTTAGTTCAATTGCTGAAATTAAACAAAATTGGCCGAAATATAGATGTAATCCTATATTCATGCCATTAGCAGATAATATTGAAGAAAATTTCGTATACTGTATTCAAAATATGCAATCTAGTTTTATGGGATATATATTGCAACCATTATCATTTATATTGAATGGATTAACTGCAATGGGAGGAGAACTATCAACTGAAATCAATTCAAGTAGAAATATTATTGGTTACATACGAGACAAACTCATGGGTGGATTTTCAAATATTTTTGGTGTGTTTTTAAATATAATTGTAGAATTTCAAAAAATAATGATAGGAATAAAAGATCTAATAGGTAAATTAGTAGCTACCATGGTTACTATGATGTATATTATGGACGGTTCTATGAAAACAATGGGGTCAACATGGAATGGTCCATTAGGTCAATCTGTTCGCAATTTATCTGGAGCATGTTTTCATCCATCTACACAAATAAAATTAAAATCTGGGAAGATTGTCAAAATGTCCGACATAAATTTAGGAGATTATTTAGAAAATGGAAGTAAAGTAGTCGCATCTATGAAAGTAGATAATAGTAATAACCTACATAAATTATATAAATTTTCTGGGAAAGGGGTGAATAACGGAGATATTTATGTAACCGGTACACATCATGTATTATATAATAATAAATTTATAAAAGTTCAGGATTGTCCTATTGCAGAAGTGCAGACAGAATTAGAAAGTGATTGGTTTAGTTGTTTAATTACTCACGATCATAAGATTCAAATAGGCGACCAAATTTTCTGGGATTGGGAAGATTGGCTATTATACAAGAAATAAATTAGTTATATAAATTACTTTATTTGTTGCAATTAAATATATTAAATTAAAATATATTTAATAATCAATATCACTATATTATATGGATAAGAGTCCGAGTGCAAATAAAATTATAAAAATGTATGATAAATTAACATATTTAGATCAATATGGTGGGTCGGTTATGATATGTATCATATTATTTATTATTTTGTTTGTAAGTTACTCGTATACACAAGTAATGACAAACGTACAACCTATTAAAAACGATTGGCCGAATCAACGATGTAGTCCATCGGTAATACCTTTTGCAGGACTTATTAATAAACCGGACGACAAAACTATTATAGATTTTACAGGAGAAAATTTCACATATTGTATGAATAATATTTTAACTTCTATATCAGGATATGCGGTCCAGCCATTTACAGATATTACTTTTATGGTAGAAGGAATATTTGCTGCATTAGGTGAAGCTATACAATTTTTACGTCAAATAATTGCAGATATTCGAGGAACTATATCAAGAATTTTAGAATATGTATATAATGTAATTTTAACAGTATTGATACCTATTCAACAGGTAGTTATTACTCTAGTTGACTTTATGAATAAAGTAAAAGGAATATTGACTGCTGGACTATATACTAGTTTAGGTAGTTATTATATATTACAAACACTTCTAGAATCTGTTTCACAAATGTTAGTTGGTGTATTAGTTATTTTATTTGGTGTTGTTATGGCATGTTGGATGATTTTTCCATTGTGGCCTGCAGCTGCAGCAGGGACTGTTCTTTTTACAATTATTGCAGTTTTTACTACACTTATTTTAAATTTTTTAAATGATGATATGCATGTGAATATGAATTTACAAACGCCTGCGGGGCCGGTAAAACCTGCTGGTTGTTTTGATAAAAATACGTTAATTAAAATGAACGATGATTCATATAAACCTATCATAAATATAGAAGTTGGAGATAAGTTGGCAAATAATAATATAGTAACTGCAAAATTTAAAGTAGATGCTGTTAAACATCAAATGTATAATTTAAATGGTGTTATTGTTAGCGAGAGTCATCTATTGAAACATGACGGTAAATGGATCACGGTTGAAAACTATTATAAAAATAATAAATGGTGGTTTTATTTCAATAAAAAATGTCGTAAAATACGAAATTATTTAGAGCCTTATTTATACTGTATGAATACATCGACTAAAGAAATACATATTAATGGTGTTGTTTTCAATGATTGGGATGATTTAGATGATTCTGATATTCAGCATTTTCATAATATACATATTAATAATAATTATAACACGCATAATAAGATTGAAATCAATCAAACAGCAGAAAATATTATACATAGATATTTTGATGGTGGATTTGTTGAAGATACGCGAATAGTATTAATGGATGGCACGTCAAAAAATATTAAGGATATTAATATTGGTGATATATTATCTAGAGGTGAAGTTGTATACGGAATTGTAGAAATAGATGGAGATAGTTTAAGTAGTCAACACTCATTTGATTTAGGATTAAATGGATATATTAATGGTGGTCCAAATTTAAATTTATGTGATAAAAAATTTATAATTAATAATGGAGATGATATATTATGTAATGTAATAGATACTACATTAACTTTAGGTAATAATAAAAAGAAATTATTAAAAACGTCTCATAAAAAATTATACCATTTATTGACAAATACAGAAACATTTTATGTTGAAAATATCTGGAAATTTCATCATTATAATGCATCAATTGACTTATTTTTAGATAAAACTCGTGGAAAATTATTATCTATGAAATATGTATAATATGGAAATAACGATTTTTGGAATGAAATTGGAGGTTTGGATAATAATTGTTATTTTGATTTTTATTATTTTTTCACATATAGGATGTTCGTGTTCTCGTGTTGGATTAGTTGAAAGTTTAAATCATATTCAAAATATGATGTATATGCCAACTTCGAATGAATCTCAAAATAGAAAGGCTTTTAATTATATGACTAGTTTTCCTACATTAAATGAAGGATTTGTTGGCACGATAAATAGCGGACAATCTTCTCCATATAATTCAAAACCAATCAATACGTCAAAATGGTTTACTCCAAATTTGACATATAAAGCTGGTTCAAAAGGTGGTAAAGGAGTTCAAAATATATTAAATAGACCGGCCCAAATGGTACCTCCTCCAAATGGCGAATTATTATTGTTTGCTAAAAATAAATTTAGCCCTTCATGCTGCCCTTCGAGCTACTCCAATTCATCTGGATGTGCATGCATTACAGTTCCTCAGTATAATTATTTAATTAATCGTGGTGGAAATAATGTTCCTTATTCGGAATATTAGATTGACTGCTGGTTAATTTCTTACTTTTATATTTATTTGATATAAATATAAAAACATAGCATGTGTTATAATAATGGTATTTTACGCTGTTGCTAATGGAAGAAATATTGGAATTTTTTCAAATTGGAATGAATGCAATAATTCGGTGAAAGGTTATAAAAATGCAATGTATAAAAAATTTGATACAAAAGAAGAAGCTGATGGGTTTATTCAAAATAATCAACAACAACAACATCAACCAACGACCTTTTTGGATACATCTAAATCAATTGAACCTGAAGATGTACGCAATTTTAATCCAGATTATTATGTCTATACCGATGGCGCATGTTCTAATAATGGCAAAGTTAATGCGTCTGCTGGGTTAGGTATATTTTTTGGTATAAATGATGCTCGTAATGTATCAAAAAAGATTGAAGGAAAACAGACAAATAATATAGCAGAATTAAGTGCTATCATTGAAACATATTATATTATAGAAAAGGATATTGTAAATGGAAAAAAAATAGCAATTGTAAGTGATTCTGAATATGCTATAAAATGCGTTTCTTCTTATGGTGAAAAATGCTATAAAAAGAAATGGTCTGTAGATATACCAAATAAAGAATTAGTTAAATTGGCGTATGAAATGTATAAAGATAGACAAAATATTCAATTTATACACATAAAAGCCCATACAAATAATACAGACATTCATTCGGTTGGGAATGATAATGCTGATAAATTGGCAAATATAGCAATTGGTCTAGAAACTTGTCCGTATAGCGGGCGCTAATAATTATATTTATTTCTCTTTTTTTGTAACAACATTTTTTTAGTTTTTGTTTTGTTTCGTATTGATTTGTTTCGTATTGATTTGTTTCGTATTGATTTTAAGTTTTTTAGTCGTCTATGTATTTGTTTTTTTATTTTTTTACCACCCCATGTTTTATTAGTTACTAGGTCTGTTTGAGAAAATGGATAATGAGATATAATAGGATTTCGTGATGAAACCATCGAACATGAAAAATCTAATACATTTATTTTACATAACGGACCTACCAACTTTTTAATTTCATTTATCAAAAAACTCATTTTAACAGAAATAATATACTTACTATTTGGTGAAATTAATATATTCCATGTTGATAAAGATTGTAACATTATTTCTTCTTGTTGTTTTATTAATTTACGTTTTTCTTCAAACCGAATCATTTGATCCTCTTCTATTGATTTTATTATATCTTTATTTGATGGTTCAGGAGAAGACATGCTAAATAAATATTCAGGCAATTCTTTCCCAAACATTCGAGCAAATTTAGAAAAGTCTGCAATATTAAATAAATTTAAATTAGTTCCTATATTTTCAGGACGTGGATAAATTAATTCAAAATCTACATTTGATCTTTTTCTGTGAACGGATATAACAAATACCCCTTCTATAGAAATTAGTCTTGACAATTCTTCTAATAATATAAATAATACGAAGAAGGTATAGACGCGCCTAGTATTTTATCATGTGTTACTTTATTAAATATTTTACATGTATTTTCAGGTTCAACGTCTGACATATCATGAATGGTGCCTTCGTATATTTTATACGTATCTTCCCGATATTTCTCAATAATACTAGCAGAGGATTCTGTTAAATGTTGTTGAAATGTATAATTTAATGACGCTAAATAGGTATAATCATTGTGAAGCGATCTATATGATGGCTGAGACATACCAGATAAAGTAAATACCCGAACATTATTAAACTTTTCTTTGTGTGAATTTGTTGCACTTATAGTTGTACCGTGTGTAAAAAATGCTAATGTAATTATAATTGAATTATCTTCATCCTCGTTATCTTCTTGACCAATGGATGACATATTATATATTACTATATATTTTTAGTTATGTCGATTTATCTTGTAGCTTACAATTATTACAATATATTAATTTATATGAAGTATCTAGATCTACATCAATATAATCTTCTATCCAAATATGGTTGCATCTATTATAAATAATATTATTGACAATATTTAAATATTTACGAAGATTTTTCAACTGATTATTATTAATTTTACATAATTCGTGATAATCATCAGATAATGTCGAATCGATAATACTTAGAGATTTATTAGTATTTTGTTGTTCTATTATACACATATCATTATTAATTTTGGATTCGCTATTTTGTAAGTCAGTAAAAAAATATATTTGTCTATTAATATTGTCACGCAATTCTATAATTACATCTAAATTTAAATTATAGGTATCTTCATCTATTATATTTGGTTCTTCCATATTTGTTTTTTCCATATAATTTTTTTCCATAATTATATTATTTATAAGGATATATTTATGTTCTTCTCCAATTATATTTAAGAATAATATTTGTATAATATAAGTAATGTCTTCTTCAAATAAATGTTTTTCGTCATGTCGACATGTTCCTAAATCAAAATGTAATTTACCTAGATGTGCTTATGCAAACGGTAAAACGCGTAAATATTGTAGGTTGTCTCAACAATATATTTTGAAAAAAAATAAGGACGGGCAATGTATAACTAAAAAACGCCAGGAAGTAAGACCGGAGGCAAAACGTCGAATTGGTAAATTTATGATAAGCGCTCATGCTAAAATAAAAATGGAAAAACAACGTTTATTGCAACTTTCCAAAATAAAAGATTCACTATATAGCCATAAAATAAAAAAATTTATGCGTAACACTACACAGAAACGTCGCGCGGAATTTTTGAAAGCAATCTGTTCTGATTCTGGAGTATGCATTGCATTCGGTCAAGAAGAACATAAAATTAAAGATTTTTTCAATGGATTTACTAAATTTGATTTTGTGGATGGACCTATTCAACGTAGAGGTGTTCCGTCAAAAAATGGATTTATCCACGAAATTGCATACTCAAAAAGTGGATATAATGCATATTCTATATTAAAATCAAGTTCTAATAAAGAGGCTGATAATTTATATTATGAATATACTGTTGGTAGATACTTAAATACTCTTTATAAAAAGGTTCCATGTTTTGTTGAAACATATGGACTTTTTGGATATGTTGATGTTCCTAGCTGGAAATATGCAAAAGATCACGTTGAAATACAACCTGGTATATTTTCTACATTATTGCAAGAATTACCAAATACAAAAGGTACGTTGAGATTATCATGCAATGATTCTATTCGCATTTCAGTTATGACGCAACACATTAAAAATGCAGAAACATTAAAAACTCTATTGGATCATCAAGTCGTTTACGAACAATCTGGTAGTATCCAATTAAAACAAGAAGCTGCAACTGTTATGAGTTTGCATTTACCTGTTATTTTATTTCAAATATATTTTGCATTATCTTTATTTATGAATACATTTACGCATTATGATTTACATGCAGATAACGTATTGTTATATATACCTAATAACAATAAATATATACATTACCATTATCATAATCCAGACGGGTCGGTAACTGAATTTAAATCTAAATATTTAGTTAAGATAATAGATTACGGACGATCTTATTTTCAGGACAAACATGATAGGGTAGATTCTCAGTTGATTCAACATACAATATGTAATGAATCTGTTTGTAATACTCCATATACAGGTAAATGTGGGGATAAAACTGGGTATGCATGGATAGCTCCACAACAGCCTGGGACTAGAAATCATTATATTACGTCATGGCGACGTAATTATAGCCATGATTTACGATTACTTCATATTTTAAAAACCAGTTTTGATGGTATTTTAAGTAGAATGAATTCGGTTTTATTGAATATATTGGATAAAGTCGTGTTTGATGAAATATATGGAACAAAAGAAATAATCGCAAGTGGATTACCTAATAAAATACATAATGTAGAGGATGCTTTTAAAGAATTGCGTGGTTATATGAATACACCCATAACTATTCAGTATAATAGGTTGTATTATGATTTTAATCCAAAATGGAGTAGTTTAGGTGATTTACATGTTTATTCTGATGGGTCGAGTATGCGATTCGTCAAAGCGTAGTTTTTTCATATTACGTATATAAAAAATATTTTTTATTTATTATATACTTTTATAATTTTATATTATCTTTCATTTATTATTTTTATTTATTATCTTTTTCGGTCAGGAGCAATACGCATTTACACATACATGCCTCGCAGACCCATACTCATATCCTTTTCTGTTTTAATTAATTTATCTACAATAGCTTTTGTCACAGTGAATGGAAATTCAACTTTCAATGCCATATCCTCTTCAAATAGATTTGTCCCCGGTTTCATTAATCGATACAGATTTAACTTTGTGTAAATAATCTCCAAACAACGCTTCATATTTCTAACTCCATCTTCCTGACCGCAATGATTCTCGATAATATGATGCAATGCATCTTCTGGAATAATAATATCTTCTATCTGAAACTTTACCTGGTCTCGAATTTTTGGAAGTAAATATTGAGTTGAAATAACCGTCTTTTGTTTCTTTTCGTACCCCTTTGTTTGAATTCGATACATTCTATCTTTTAAAATAGGATTAATCTTACTTTCATCATTATAGCTGAAAATGAATAGACACTTACTCAAATCAAAATCAATCTCTGCAAAATATTTATCGTGAAACTGACTATTCTGAGATGTATCTGTTAAATGTGTCAAAATTCCAGCAATTTCTTCGCCTTTTGGAGTATCGCTAATTTTATCCAACTCGTCAAAATAAATGACTGGATTCATGCATTGACTATCAATCAAAATCTGTACGATCTTACCCCAAATACTGCCTTCATAAGTATAAGAATGACCTTCTAGAAAACTGCTATCCGTCGCACCTCCTAGTGCAATAAATGCAAATGGTCTTTTTAAAATCTTACTAATTCCTTCTTTAACTAGAGTAGTTTTACCAGTTCCTGGAGGACCTTTAATCGCAATAGCAGTTCCAATTGCGAGTGGATTAGTCACTAATTGGCCCAACATTTGCATAATTTGCATTTTTGCGTCATTCAGTCCATATACCGCATTATCCAATGTTGTTTTTGCACTCTCCATGAATTCGTGACAAACATCAATGCCATCTGAAATGTTGATGGGAAGCATTTCATATTTTCCAAACGGGATACGCATAAAAGTATCGACCCAGTTTTTAAGTTTATAGTATTCACCTGAACCCTGGTCCATATATTTTAATGAACTTAACTTTTTCATGGCAGCTGCTTTGAAAATAGCGGGAATATTTGATTCCAATAAAGTAAGACGATATGGTTTTTCTACCCGTGTAATTTTATTAATTTCTTTCAATTCTTTGATTATCTTTTTTTGATTTTCGAATTCCAACTTGTCAAAGAACGCAAAATCATTCATTGTATTTTTGTCACGAATACTGCGTTTGAAAATGCGCGAATTCTTTTCCTTTTGTTTTTCCTGCTTTCTAATTTGTTTTTTATTTTTCTTTTTGATTTTTTCTTCACAAACTGCCACACATTCCTGAAGCATTTCATTATTTTTATTTTGAGACAAAACATCCTTTAACTTCTGCAAAATAACATCATCGCTATATTCTTTAGACACGGAATCTAGTTGGACTTCTTCAGTCGGTCCATTCAACTGATTGCTGGCACGTGAACGGGTTATTCTAGGAGTTACTTCTTCTCGCAATTGTTTTGACTTCTCTCGTTTTTTAGGAACTACATCTTCTTCTTCATCATCCTCATCCTCTTCATCATTATCACTGTCGCTACTGCTTACACTTTCATCTTCATCTTCAGTTTCTTCGTCTTCATCATCCTCATCCTCGGTCCATTCTTCATCATCGTCTTCGTCTTCATAATTATTTGACTGTTGACCGATTGTAAATATAATATTAAATTTCTTTTCAGGTGAGTGTATATTATCTTCCTTTTCATCTTCAGAATCATCCACATCTGTTTCCTCATCATCTTCTTCTTCGGATTCGTCCTTTTCTTTCTTAGATTTCTTACTCTTTTCCTTCTTTTTACTCTTCTCTTTAGAAGTTATTTTTTTAGACTTACTTTTTTTAGCCTTATTATGGATACTTTCTTCACTATCTTCATCGTCCTCTTGCCATTCATCATCCTCATCCTCATCTTCATCTTCTGCAACTATTTTTTGTAATTTTTGTTTTAATTTATCTCCAGCTTTTACCTTATTATTAATATATTTTGACGGAAATATTTTTGAAAGAAGTTTATGATAATCATGTTTACCCATTTTACGTGTATTTTTATTATCTTCACCATCACTCCCGCTGTTGCTGATAGTACTAGCATCATCATTATCACTATCAGAACTTTCATTCATTTTTCTGCGTCGGGATTTTTCCTCCTCCACGACATTCTTCTTTCCAATTCGAGTTTTGATATCTCTTGACATTTTCACTGGTATTAAGTTAATGATATATTTTAGTTTTAAATATAAATCAATTTTATTTTATAATTATTTTTATGTCAAAAATGTAAAAAAAATGTGGGAAATAAATTAATTGCAAATAATTATAAAATAAAATTGATTTCAAACAATCTAAATAGTATTAATGTAATATAAGGAAGATGTCGAAAGGTTCAAAAACCGAAATGCAGAATAATAGTTCCAAAATTATAGGCATTCAATTTAGTATTTTGTCTCCGGATGAAATCCGTAAGGGTTCCGTTGCCGAAATTACTACTAGGGATACCTATGTTAATAATAAACCTATTATAGGTGGATTATTTGACCCTCGAATGGGTGTTTTAGAACCTGGTCTTATCTGTCCCACCGATGGTTTAGACTATATGCAAACTCCCGGATATTTCGGGCATATTGAATTAGCCCGACCAGTATTTTATATCCAATATTTAAGCACTATTTTAAAAGTATTGCGATGTGTATGTTTTAAGTGTAGCAAACTTTTAATAGATAAAGAAAAATATAGACAGGCGCTTAAACTTGATGGAGATCATCGTTGGAAATATGTGTTTTCATTAGCCAGTAAAATTAAACGTTGTGGCGAAGATATTAATGATGGATGTGGTTGTCTTCAGCCTCAGAAGATTAAAAAAGATGGTCTCGCAACTATCTTTGCCGAATGGAAAAATGATGCGGATAGTTCTTCTGATGGTCCACAACCCAATTTAACTATAAAACTTACTCCCGAACTAGTTCTTAAAATTTGTAAACGAATTTCGGATGAAGATGTTTCATTTATGGGATTCAGTCCTGTATGGTCTCGTCCTGATTGGATGATTTGTCAAGTAATGGCTGTCCCGCCTCCAGCGGTTCGTCCTTCTGTGAAACATGACGCTCAACAGCGGTCCGAAGATGATCTCAGTCATATTTTAGTTAATATTATTAAAACAAATAAAACATTGCAGGAGAAAATTCTCAATAATGCTCCTGCAAATGTTATTGACGATTGGACTACTGTTTTACAATACTATGTTGCAACTCAGGTTGATAATAAAATTCCTGGTGTTGCATCCGTCGCTCAACGTTCTGGTCGTCCTCTTAAATCAATTAAGGATCGATTGAATGGGAAGGGTGGACGAATGAGGGGCAATCTTATGGCAAAACGTGTTGATTTTAGTGCACGTTCTGTTATTACCGCGGATCCGAATATTTCCATTCGTGAACTCGGTATTCCTATGAAGATTGCCAAAAATATTACTAAACCCGTCGTAGTAAATGCAGTAAATCGTGCCTTTTTGACAAAATTAGTATTGAATGGACCTGACGAACATCCTGGTGCTAAAATTTTGGAAAAGAGAAATGGTGATTCCATCACACTGCGATATGTTGATAGAAAGTCTATTGTTTTAGAAGATGGGGATATCGTTCATCGTCATATGATGGACGGTGACCCTGTTTTGTTTAACAGACAACCTACTCTACATCGTATGTCCATGATGTGTCATATTGCGAAAATTATGAAAATTGGAGATACTTTTAGAATGAATGTAGCTGATGAACTGGCGTCGGCAACAGGGGGCGTTAAAAGCGTGCATCCCCCTAGTGTCTTCTTCCCATAAAAGAAGATGCGAAATACCTTGTTGCGGGAAGTCCCTTAGAGCCTTTACTACCACTCAATTATTGAAAGATATGCGAGGATCTCGGTTAATAGCCGAACCCGATGGTAATAATGTAAAGGATTGGGTAATCCGCAGTGCTACTTCCTAAATCCGTTATGATAGGACATGGAAGGCATTCAGAGACTGAACGGGTGTTGGTTAGCAATGAAGAGTTAATCACTCTGAGCTAGCTTAAGATACAGTCCTACCCTTTTGGAAACATTAGGGATCACATAGACCAAACCTTACAATGCCGATGAAATTTTTGAGACCATAATCAACGTCGGTAACATGGGGCGTTAAAAGCGTGTAACCCCATAGTGAATAGATTAATAAATCTTTGAGGTAAATTAATATATATTTATAAATGATTTAAAGTAATGAGGCTAATATTATTAATGGAGACAGATACGAAACCCTCATTAGAAAAATGTTGTTCAAAATGCGATCAAATAAAATCAAACGATAACTTTTTACAAAATAAAAAAGTATGTAAAGATTGTCGTAATAAAAAAAGTAGAGAAAACTATAATGCGTCAAAATTATCTGATAAGTGCGGCAATCATACGTGTAATGCATGCAACCAATCTAAATTATTATCTTCATTTGTACGACTACGAAATACCTGCAGAGATTGTGATAATGCAAATCGTAGGAAAAAATATCAAACAGATGAATCGTTTCGATTGATATCTATCCAGAAAGCTGTAAAAAACAAGCAGGATAAATCAAAGGAACGAAGAAGATTAAAATTAGAAGAGATTGGCGAAAATAACAAGAAATGTAGTATTTGTTCTTCAATTAAAGATAAGTGTAAATTTCGTTATAATCGGTTAAAATGCAGAGATTGTGAACGCGATGATCCATTAGAGAAGTTCAAAAGAGTTGTTCGTAGTAGAATTTGGACCGCGTTGAGCACCAAAAAATTACACACCATTGAATATCTAGGATTGACAAATGCGGACTATCTTCAATGGATTTTAGCATATAATGAAAAATATACTATGGATAACCGCGGAAAAGAATGGCATATAGACCATGTAATTCCTTTATCAAAATTTAATTTAGATGACGAAGAAGAACAACTTATTGCATTTAATTGGAGAAATACGATGCCCTTATCAGTTAAAGAAAATTTATCAAAGAATAATAAAATAATACAATCGCAAATTGAACTACATTTAAATCATTTATTAGAATATCATAAACAAAATAATATAGAATTACCTCAAAAATTTATTAATCTATTTGCAAGATACCTTGTTGCGGGAAGTCCCTTAGAGCCTTTACTACCACTCAATTATCGAAAGATATGCGAGGATCTCGGTTAATAGCCGAACCCGATGGTAATAATGTAAAGGATTGGGTAATCCGCAGTGTTACTTCCTAAAATCGCTATGACTAGATTATGGAAGGCATTCAGAGACTGAACGGGTACCGGTCAACAATGATAGGTTAGTCACCTTGAGTTGGCATAAGATACAGTCCGGCCCTTTTGGAAACACTAGGGAATAACCGTTTGATGGCGACGAGATGAATTTGCATCTAGCACAAGATGCGGAATCCGATGCAGAATTAAAAAATTTAGCTGCAGTACCATACCAAATTATAAGTCCAGCAAATAATGCATCCATTGTTGGAATTTACCAAGATTCTTTATTAGGATGTTATCGTTTCACGCGAGAAAACATGAGGTTTACTCCCAGAGAAGCGATGAATTTGTTAATGATGTTTCAACGTGTAAATATTGATGAATTGTTTTCAAATAAAGATGGAATTATTACTAATTTCGATATATTGACTCAAATTATGCCTCCATTGACACTGAAATATAAGACAAAGTTATTTGGTGATGATGAGAAGGATGATAGCACACATAAATCAAATAATGTTATTGAAATCCGAAATGGAAAATATATTCGAGGGCAGATGGAGAAAGGTGTTCTCGGTGCCGGCTCCAAAGGGTTGCTTCACCGGGTATGCAATGATTTCGGTAACATGGCTTCTGCTGATTTTATTGATGATTTGCAGAATGTAATTACTGAATATTTAAAAGTTAGTGCATATAGTGTAGGTGTAAGTGATTTGATTTTAGATAATAAAGTAGACCAAAATATTATTAAAATTATTGCGGAGAAAAAAAATGAAGTTAAGAATTTAATAGATCAAGTACAGTTAGGCATTTTTGAAAATAATACAGGTAAGACGAATGAAGAAGAGTTTGAGACTAAAGTAACAAATATTTTGAATCAGGCATTATCCGAAACTGGTAAAATTGGATTGAAGAATTTGAGTAAAGATAATCGTTTTGCAATCATGGTAAATTCTGGATCAAAGGGTAGTGATTTAAATATTACATTTATGATTTCATGTCTCGGACAACAAAACGTGGACGGAAAACGAATTCCTTATGGATTTGATAATCGCACCTTACCACATTTCACAAAGTTTGATGACAGTCCAGTTGCACGCGGATTTGTTGAAAGTTCATATATTAATGGACTCAGTCCCCAAGAATTGTTCTTTCATGCAATGGGCGGTCGTGTAGGTCTTATTGATACTGCGGTTAAAAGTGTAACATGGGAAACTCCTATTATAATTATTGAAAACGCTCAGGCAAAATATACTGAAATTGGACGATGGATTGATTTACAACTAGATGACACGAATAATGAGTTACACGTTCAACATTTTACAGAAAGACAGATGGAATTGTTGAATATTAAGAATGGGTGTGTATACATTCCAACAACAGATGAGAATGGAGAAGTTACCTGGGGAGAAGTAACTGCAATTACTAGACATGATCCTGGAACACAATTATATGAAATAAAAACATATGGTGGTAGAAACGTGATTGTTACTGAAAGTAAATCATTATTAATCTGGAATTCAGAGACAAAGAAATTAAAAGAAATGCTTACTCCAGATATTAGAATCGGAGACTGTGTTCCAGTTACCATGACATTATGCGAACCGCCAATTATAGTTAATCGAATTGAAATGTCTAATTATCTCCCTAAAAATGAATACGTATATGGTACAGATTTTAACAATGCGATGAATATGATGTATGATGCAATGAAAAACAGATGTCATATTTATTCTGGATGGTGGAATGAAAATAATGGTATTAATTTCACGCTTCCATATACCAAAAAATCCTCACTTCAGCGAACAGTTATTAGATCTAATCTAGAAAATATTAAAAATGGCTTTGTCTATCCATACAATGGAAATCGTAAAGATACTCAAATTCCAGATAAGTTTGAACTGAATGAAATGAATGGAATCTTTATAGGTCTGTTTTTGGCAGAAGGAAGTGCATTTAAGAATACAGTATGCATTACAAATAATAATGAAAATATAAGATCATTTGTTAAATCATGGTTTGACAATATGTCTATTCAGTATATAGAAAAATCTAGAATAAATAAAATTGGCGGCAGAACCACCACTATTGTAGGCAATTCATCTATATTGTCAACATTTTTGACAAAATTTGTAGGCAAAGGCGCAGAACATAAGTATATTCCATCTGAAGCATTTATTGCCCCAGAAAGTTTTATTATTGGTTTATTAAATGGATACTTTTCAGGGGATGGTACAGTCAGTAAAAATTCAATTGATGCTGGTTCTGCATCATCGCGTTTGATTGAAGGAATTTCTATGTTATGTTCGCGATTAGGGGTATTTGGTAAAGTATTTAAATCACAACTAAAATCAAATAATATTGGAACAAAGAATATTAAACCTACTTATAGATTTTCAATCCGCGCACAATGGGGTAGACTATTTGCTGAAAAGATAACCCTCCTAGAAGAAAGTAAGAATAACAAAATGAAAAATATCAGTTGGTCTATTAGCCATCGCAATTTTAACACGTATAACGATATTGTTTTAGATAAAATTATAGAAATAAATATTTTGGGTGTAGAAAATCATCCTAAAATGTACGACCTTACTATTCCTACCACACTTAATTTTGGATTGGCAAATGGACTTCAAGTTCGTGATACATCCACTACAGGATATATCCAGCGCCGACTTATCAAGGGTCTGGAAGATATTATGGTTGGATACGATATGACTCTTCGAACGAATAAAGGTAAAATAGTTCAGTTTACTTATGGGGACGACGGGGTTGACCCTGTCAAAGTTGAAAATCAACCCATTCCTTTAGTAAACATGAGTATTCAAGACATTTACGCTCATTTTAATATTCCAGATGAATCGGGTAAAAATAAGATATTATCTACCATCTTTTTGAAAAATACTATGACAAGATTGAAACGTCAATCTGCCGAATTTCAAACAAAGACACAGTTTTATACTCAAATGATGATTGAAAATCGTGATAAAATTATTAAGAATGTTTTCAAGAATAAGGGGGATAGTGTAGTGAATGTTCCAGTTGCATTCGCGCATATTATCAATAACGTTCAGGGACAACAAAATATTAATCCTAATTCGATTGTCGATATCACACCTCTAGAAGCATACGAAATGATCGAATTTACGTTTGCCAATCTAGAAAAAATTCGATGCGCTGTTCCAAATGAATTATTTAAAACTCTCTACTATTTCAACTTATCCCCTAAAGAAATTTTATACGTAAAGCGATTCAATAAAGCCGCATTAACTATTCTATTGGATACCATCACACTAAATTATAAACGCGCAATTGTTGCCCCTGGCGAGATGGTTGGAATGATTGCAGCACAGAGTATTGGAGAACCGACAACACAAATGTCAATAAAATATTGTGAGCGTATTAGGTGTGCGAAAATTAATAAAATATCAAAAAAAGTTTCTATGCTCTCGATGGAAATAGGTAAATTATGTAATGGATTAATAGAGCAATTACCGCAATTCACGTTTAACACAGGGCATGCAAATAGCGTTGAAACTTTACTGGATGCGTTAGAGGAAGAATATTATATAATTGGGGTAGATGAACAAGAACAAACACATTGGAATAAAATCTCGCATGTAAGCCGTCATCCAGTAAACGGTCAAATGATGAAAGTTACTACTAAGAGTGGTCGTATTGTAGAGACTACTACAAGTCATTCTCATTTAATTCGTAAACACCAAAAGGTTGTTCCTATGGTTGGAGCAGATATGACAATTGGTATGCGAATTCCAGTTGCAAAACATATTACTCCCACTTTTATCCAGGATTCTATTACCATTGATGATAAAGAATATAAACTGGATTATTTATTTGGATGGTTTATTGGTGCTTATTTGGCGGAAGGTAATTTAAATAAAAATTCTATTTGTATTACAAATATCTCACCACAGTTTATTGAAAATACCAAGAATTTCGCAGAAAGATTTGAAATGAATACACACGTTAGAGAATATAAGGGAGAATACGGTCCTTCTAAATCAACAAGTTTTAGTTGTAAACCATTAGCTCAATTTCTATTGGAAACCTGTGATAATGGTTCATTTGTAAAACATGTTCCAGATTTTGCATTCTTAGCTCCAAATGAATTTAAATCAGGACTTATCCAAGCTTATTTTGACGGAGACGGTAATTTCCAGTGTGATAAATTACATCATCAGATTAGAGTATCTAGCAGATCCCATCAACTAATTAAAGATGTAGCATTACTACTTAACTATTTTGATATGTTTGGCTCAATCAAAGAAAATTTTACACGCGGATCTAATATATATAATTTGGCAATTTCATCCAAATATGCATCACAGTATCAGGAACATATTGGATCACACGTGCATGCAGATAAACTTCAACAATTAGTTGACTATGTTAATAGACCAGACGCACATGATTTATCGGATGAAATAGATAAAATAAATGGACTCGGTGAAATAATTGCTACCTGTGGAAAAGTTCTTAAATTACCGGGACAAAGTCGTAATTATGGAAGATGGGCGAAAAAAGAATCAATTGGACGCAGAACATTAGACAAGTATATTTGTTTGTTTGAAGAACATCCTGATGCAAAAAATATTGAAAATGAACTTCAGATATTAAAACAAGCTGCAAATTCACATGTTATTTGGGATGAAATCACTAATATTGAAATATATACTCCAGACCAGTCAGAATACGTATATGACTTTACAGTTCCTGCAAATCAAACCTTTATGACTGATTATGGTATCATCGTTCATAACACGCTGAACTCGGTTACATATGAAACTGAAATTATTGTAAGAAATCGTGAAGGATTTATTCAAAAGGTGCAGATTGGCGATTTTATTGAAAAACATATTGCACAACCTAAAAAGTTGGAATATTATAAGGATAAGGATACAACATATGCCGAAATGAACGAATATTATGAAATTCCTTCATGCACGGAAGATGGCGAAATATTATGGAAAGAAATCGAGGCAGTGACACGACATCCTGTTATTAATACAGACGGAACAAATACTATGTTAAAAATAACTACAAATGAAAATCGCGAGGTTATTGTAACCAAAGCAAAAGGTATATTAAAACTAGTTAATGGAAAAATAATTGGAGTGAGTGGCGATGAGTTAAATATTGGAGATTATTTGCCTATTTCTAATAAACAAATTGATTTTACTGAATCAACTGAATTAAATTTGAGAGAAATTCTCCCACCAACTGAATATATTTATACCAGTGAAATTGAAAAGGCTAAATCAGTCATGCATGAATATCATTGGTGGACTAAACATGCAAATAAAACATTTACTTTGCCATATAAAAGGAGTGATAGTTTTGTAGCCAAAGTGTGTGAAAAGTTAAGAAATGGATGTAAGACAAAAACAGGATTTACTCCCAATTGTGTATATATGAAACAAACAAATATGAATGCATATACTATTCCTGAAAAAATTCCACTCGACTATAATTTTGGATATCTAGTTGGAGCTTATGCAGCTGAAGGATGTATGACTAAATTTCAGGTATCTATTGCAAATAATGACGCAGAATATTTTAAACCTATCCAAGATTTATGTGAGCGTTGGAATTTGACTACCAAAATATATAGACATGAAAACAAGGGTCAAGAAGGATGGACTAGTCAAGATTTACGTGTGTATAATACAGTTTTATGTCGAATTTTAGAATCTCTTTGCGGTAAATTAAGTCATAATAAATTCATTAGTGATAAGATTGTATTTTCGAATAAAGAATGTTTGAAAGGATTTTTGGATGCATATATTGGAGGAGACGGGGCTGTAGATGCTAAGTCAAAATCTATATCTATGAGTTCAGTTAGCAAAAAAATGTTGATTGACGTTCAGCAAATGTTGAATATTTTAGGTATTTATAGTTTTATTAAAAAATATAAAAAACAAGAATCAAATAATCGTGGTACATTAAGTGAAAATATTCATCAGATGTATTATTTACATGTGACAAACCGACAAGCACAAAAATTAGCACAGATACTAAATACTAGAATAGATTATAAAATAGCAAACACTAAAATTATTCTAGAGCATACGTTTAAATACGATGTGAATGAAAAACATCTAACTATTCCAAATGAAATTAATGGAAAGATAGTAGTTGAATATAGAACTAAAGATAAATATATAGATGTATTGTTTGATAAGGTTAAAAATATTGAAGAAGTTTCAAACACAACAAATTATGCTTACGATTTAACAGTCGCCGATACAAGAAACTTTAATATATACAACGGCATAACTCAAAAAGATACATTTCATTTCGCGGGGGTGGCTTCAAAATCTAACGTCACTCGTGGTGTGCCAAGAATTGAAGAAATTTTATCATTATCGTCGGAACCCAAAAACCCATCATTGACTGTATATTTAAATCCAGGAGATGAAACAGATCGCGAAAAAGCTCAGTCGATTATGTATATGTTGGAGCATACAAAATTGCAGGAGATAGTACAATCGGTTGAAATTTGTTTTGATCCGGATAATTTGACAACATTAATAAGTGAAGATGCGAATACAATGGAACAGTATAGAGCATTTGAAGAGATGGTGGATGAGTGTGCGAATAATGTGTCAATAACGGATGAAAAAGAAAAATCAAAATGGATTATTAGGATGGTGATGGATGCAGAAGTTATGTTGGAGAAGAATATTACGATGGATGATATTAATTTCACCCTAAAAAATAGTTATGAAGATGAAATTTCGTGCGTATATTCTGATTTTAATTCGGATAAGTTAGTGTTCCGAATCAGAATGAATAATGTAGTAAACAAATCTATGTCTAAGAAATTAAAGGTGAACCCGTTGGACCAATCGGACCAAATATATTTATTGAAGAATTTCCAGGATCAGTTATTGAATAATATTATTATACGTGGAATTAAAGATATCAAAAAGGTAATTGTTCGAAAAATTAAAGATAATGTAGTTGAATCGCTAGGAACCTATAAGAAACAGGATATTTGGGTACTGGATACAATTGGGACAAATATGATGGATATTCTCGCACTGGATTATATCGATGCAACGAGAACATATAGTAACAATATTATTGAAATATATAATGTATTTGGTATTGAAGCAGCACGACAGACAATATATAATGAGTTGGTAGAAGTGATTGAGTTCGATGGTACATATATTAATTTCCATCATTTGTCGGTATTGTGTGATAGGATGACATTCACAAATAAACTGATATCTATATTCAGACACGGAATTAATAATGATAACATCGGTCCAATTGCAAAGGCATCGTTCGAAGAAACACCTGAAATGTTTTTGAAAGCGGCGAGACATGCAGAATTGGATATGATGCGAGGTGTGTCTGCAAATGTGATGTGCGGACAAGAAGGGTTGTATGGTACAAATTCGTTTCAGGTTGTATTGGATATAGATGAAATGCGTAAATTGGAGGGAATTGCAGAATACGAAAATCCGGATGTAGATGTTGTTATTGAAAAGATGTTTGGTAATTTAGAAAATCCTGATGATAAATGTAGTACAAATCAGCTAGTTATTCAAAACAATGTGGTTAATATTAAAGCTAGTGATTTGGGAACAGATAATAACTACAATCCAGGGTTTTAATTTCAATAGTGTTAGGGTTATATACATAATAAAATAACAAATTAGATATAATTATTATAATAAAGTATTGGTAATAATTATATGGCAACATTAAGTAATATTATACACGCACATATAGATATAACAAAGATGACGTTATTGACAAAAAATACAAATATATTTACCGATTTATGGCTAAACGGCTTAAAAAAAGGCACTATGAATGAATTGATTATTCCACAATTAAATAATATTGTATTAATATTATGTTATCAGTACATTACATATATATACAATAAAACTATCCATTTTACTAAAAAATTAACTACAGCAAATAAATTCGAGTGGATAACACACCATATATTAAATAATAATTTTTTACCGCATGAAACAAAGAATGAATTTATGATACTTTTTTCAAAAATACAGCGCACGTATCGAGCATTATCTAAATTGGTATATTTATATAAATTTAAACGGTCAAAAATAATTATTAAAACCGATTTATATTTGAACGAAATAGATCCACGTAAAAAAAATGTTATTACGATATATCAAAATAATAGTAGATATTTGTTTATAATAAGCGATTTAATTAATATAATAAATAACAATTTATCTAACTCGCCGTATTTTTTCATGGAATCAAAAGTTTCAAAAAATCCATACAATAATGTTGAGTTCAGTCATGTTATTTTATACAACATTTATTTTTTTATAAGACATAGCAATATTAGCGTTCCCGAATTATTTCATAAATATTTTATGGTAAATTTTAATATAAAAAAGTTTGAATATGATAACGAAGGATTGATACGCACGATTGCAATTAAAAAACATGTAACTACTGCTTCATATACAACATTATATTTGGATATTAAACCTATGTTATTAAAATGCGACGAGTCTACAAAATATTTATCGATACATAAAGATTTCCCTAAAGAAAAATTAGTAAATATACTGCGACCGTATTTACAGTTATACTATAGTTATAAATATGAAATATCTGGAACAATGAAAAAAAGTAAAGCACTTAGAACATTGTATAAGAAAATGGATTTGTTTGTTAGATTTAATATTTTATTTGGACGTAAAAATATAAAATTAGTTCAGAATATAAATTCATCAACTGCAAATTTGCAAGTAAATAAAAATTATTCACGTATAATAACATTTAATGATAAACATATAAATTTTTATAAAAAATATGCACCAAATGAAATACCCGAAATATCACAGCAAACAGAAGACGATTATTATGATATACCCCAGTTTGAAAATAATATATATGATGTAAATTACATACATAATCCTCAAGAAACAATAGATTTAGTACATATATTTCAAATTGTTGGACGTAGATATGATGATGTATAACTTATTTTTTATACAAATCTAAAATATGTGTAATATAAGTGTGTTTTGTATACACCCGATGAAAATACGGAGAATTTATTATATCATTTATATTTGTATTGTATGAATTTATTTTATCATGAATATTATTTACTGGAATAATCTGATTATACGGAGGTACATATTTTATTATTTTATTGTTGATGTTATTATTGATGGTATTATTGATTTTATTATTTATTTTATTATTTATTTTATTATTTATTTTATTTATGTTAGTCGGAATAAAATTATTACGATGAGAATGCATTAATCTAAAAAAACTAGAAAACATGTTTACCCAAATATAATATAAATAAATATTATATTTTTATATTTATTTATACGTAGATGTATTATATATCTTCGACTAATCGCAATTTACGACGTTGAAGTTTTTTCTCTCTAATCGTTTTAGTTTTATCTACAAATCCAGTAACTATCTGCACTTCTTGCGGCCTTTTAACTTTTTTAATTAACATTTCAGGTACAACCTTTACCGGTTCTATAAATTCACGTAAAAACTCCAAAATATTTATTTTTTGTTCGATTGCTGTTTGTATAATTTCACTATACTCTGGATTTTCTATTATTGAAAGAGGAATATTTATACCAATATTTAAAATAGACGGAGCATGTATTACACCATATTGCATTTTTTTAGTTATAGGTGCTGTTATAAATACATAATTTGTACTTTTTTCGTTGCTATATGTTACTAATATGTTATGAGTATTATTAGTTTCCAATATATTATTAGATGAAATAATGATAGATGGAATCTCATAATATGTCATAAGTAGCCAAATATCTAAATTAGTAACGTGATATTTATTATCATTAATAATAACATCAATATTATTTTCATTCAATTCAGCCTCTTTAACTATTCTAGGCTTATCACCGCCAACACCTTCTAATTTTAAAATAGTATACACTTTAACAATATTAGTTTCGTCTTCAAGAAAATATTTAATATATTCTCTAATTAATTGCTGTTTAAGAGACACTGCGGATAATAATTTGCCACCTTTAATATTATTAATTATTTCACTTATCATTATAAATCCACATTCGTGTTTTGTGTCATATATTTTTTCAAAAAATTTCTTAGGAAAACATTTTTTCCAATACTGCGATGTTATTAAATTTTTACTCATTGGATAAAACGCGCACTCATATCGTTCGTTTTCTTTATTTGAAACGTGTATATATTTATCATGAAATCCTATTTGCGAGATTGCGGGTTCAACATTATCATATGCATTATAATTTACATAATCGTTTTTTGATTCAGGAATTAACCCATCGTAATATTCTGGAGCTAATAATATAGATTGTATGGATATAAGTTCTGTTTCTTTTAAATTATAACCTAAGGTTCCAAAGGATAAATATGTTTGTGGTTGAAATATAAATGATTTTATTCTATTATATCTAATTAACTCGTCCGCCATTTTTCCAAAATAGTAAACATCATTCGTTACCGATGAAGGCAGTAAATGTTTTTTAGGTAACACTAGTTGACATCCTTCTAATTGTCCTCTTTCATTTGTAGATAAAGCGCATAATGGTTTTTTGGACGCACACTTATCTAATGGCGTTACAATACATGTTGATAATTCATCTATATTTTTATAATTGTAATTATCTATAAATTTAATAGCATTTTTTACTATATGTCGTTTGAGAAAATCAACGACTCTTACTAATTTTGTTTTATATGGAATATATGGCAAATCTATTTCTTTTTCTAATTCTTTTCGCTTACTAATATTTTCCTGGCTATTTAATAAAATGCGAATAGTGTTTCTAAATATATTATAAAAATTTGTCTCAAGTTTAATTTTATTAATATACTTAATACGACTACTATCAACTTTGCTAGTAGTGGAAATTTCCTTATCAACTACTAAATAATTGCTATCTCTAATTACACACATCTTTTTATCCTTTTTCATTTTTGTTCCCTTGGCGGGCAAATCTTCATTTACAAATTCGCGATTCAGAGAACATTCTTCCGGATTATTTGCATTCCAGTATGTATTTCGATCTATTTCAGTAATATTTATTAATTTACCAGATTCACTATCTTCCCGAATTAATACAAACTGATTAGAGTTTGTTAATAATCCTACAATATGTTCGTCTTCCAATATAATAATTTTAGGTTCACATGGTATTTTATATTTACTAGCAATATATAACTTTTCTAAAAACGTTTTTGTATTATAATACGAATCAAATATAGATGGGTCGTCCATAAAAACATACTCATATGTATTATTTATAGAAGAAGGTTTGCATGGAATAAATCCCGTCAAAACCATAACTTTTGTATCTGGACTAGTTGCAATAACCCCAATTACCTTACTATTAAAATTTACAACTTGTGTCACTATAGAATATCCAATTTTATATAAAATATCTATTAAATTATTTAATAAAATAGGCTCTTTAAAAGTATATTTTAATGGCATACTTTCATATGGTCTGCATCTTTCATTCAGGAGTGGTTTAATCATAGACAATACATTTTTAATTTTTTCTAACATATGTTTATCAAATTCACTAAATGTTTTAAAAATTTTTAATCCTTTACTAACATTATTACGATATGTGTATATAGGCTCAAAATAATTATCCCGTCTTAAAATTATTAAAGTATGTCGATCAGCTCTATAAAACTCACTAGAATAATGATTTGTAGGACATATCAATTCAACATTATTTGTCATATCATTATCTGGAATTTCTAGAATAATAAGGTTGAGACCACGTGTCGATAATTTTGGATTTTTCTTAGACACAATGTCCCATAAATAAGTATAGTCAATGAATGAATCTTTATTCAATAAAAATGCCTTAAAATTTTCAAATGCATAAACTACATTTTTAAAATATATCATATGTGTATTATCTGCATCAAATGCCGCCGACGCTAATTTTTTATATAAAGCGGACTCTTTATATTCTGTATATTTCTCTTCATCTAGATTAATTTTATAATTACTCTCTTTTTTTTCTGAAAAACTAGTAACTAAAGTTCCATTTTGAAATGTAATAAAGCTGTCGATATTTAATGCATCTATAATTTTTTGTTTCATTTCTTGAACGGTAGGAACTGCAATTAATCGCGTAATACCACGTTCGTCTTTAAGAGTTTCACCATAAAATAATGCATCCGCAATACATGCAATAAATGATTGTTTTTCACTATGCTCTACACCATGACGCAATAGACATGTATGATTAGGTTTAATATTCGTATTTAATTTACTTATTTGACATGCAGCATTATCTTCTCCTAAAAATTTTTGAATACTCATAGGTAAATATCCCCAACGTTGTTTATCTAATGGATAGTATTCAGGTCCTAAAATATATTCTTCGCCCTTATCTACAACCAATTGTTTAATTTCTTTTTTTTGAATTTGTATAGAACTAGGCGCAGACAGCACATCATCTTTCTCCATTTTTGCGGATAATTCCCGTTCTAAATTGGGTATATCAGAAGGAGGTTTTTTGGATATTTTTGATATATCTTCTTCATCTACATCTAATCGTTCAACATTTTCCTCTTTAGATTCTTCTGCTAAAGAAAGGGGTGCTTTTTTAGATTTAGCTAAACATTTAGTGCGTGCATCTCGTTGTCCGGGTACATCCCAATTTTTAAAACAGCATGGAATACATAAATCGTCGTTAGGATGGTTTCCCTCTTTAATAAAACCGGGATAATGTTGTTTATAATTTTTATCAGATCCGTGTTCCTGATCGTTACGAAATTCGTATACATAATGCCCCGCAGGAACCTTTTTAGCATCTCTGGGTATAATTTTTCCACATTTTATTCCTTCTTTTGCATCTTTTGGGCTTATAGGGCTTTGTGTTTTTAAACACCAATATCGAGGACAAATATAATTATATTGTTTATCAGGCTCTGAACCATATTTTATAACATCTTCTGGTTTTAAAAATCCGGGTTGTTCTTCTTGAACTCGTGCCAATTCTTCGTCCGTTAATAAAACAGGTTGACGTCTAGCTGCGGACGAACATACTCTTGAATATGCATTAAATTTTCCTTCTTTTTTCTTTAAAAACAATACAGGATCATGGTCGAACATTTTATTGAAAAACGGGTTTGATTTATTGGTTAGTTTTATACCGTCTAATTTTTTCTCAATATTCTGTTCGCTACCCAAAATATTGGTTTTCCCAGTTTTACTCGATTTCTTTTCTTTTACTACCTTTTCTTTTACCGCCTTTTCTTTCACTACTTTTTCTTTCACTGCCTTTTCTTTCACGCTCTTTTCTTTTACTTCTATTTTTATATTTTCAGCTGGCAATGGCGAGTCACCTGATTCATCTAAATCACTCAATCCTTCTAATTCATCTAATCCTAAAATACCTTCTTCCAATAAATCACTATTGTCATCTTCATCTTCTTCATCTCCACTTTTTCCATCTTCATCATCATCTCCATCTTCAGAATCAGATGTAGGTGTTTTACCACCCATCTGACCTCTTTGTTTTTTCATAGAAGCTTTTTTGCCTCTTCCTTGTCCTCTACCATTTCCTTCTCCTTCATCCTCTTCCTCTTCTTCCTCTTCTTCATCTTCATCTTCGTCAAAAAATAAACTCAATGCATTTTTTGCTTTTTCCTTTTCTAGTCCATGCTGTTCTTCATCATATAATAACTCATCCCCTATAATTGTAGGCATTTCAGATTCTAGAAAAGATTTTTCAGAAGACGCGGTTATTTCTTCAGGTGTAATATCTACAACATTTCCATTAGAACATATAGAATGTATACGAGTTAGCGGAACATTAGTGCTATGACTATCTTGAGTTAGACGAATTAATGTATCAATATAAATAGGAATAGTATTGAAATAACGCATATCATTAATTGATTCAACTCGCACAGTAATTATATTTTTTGCATTTTTTAATACATTTGTTAATTTATTCATTGTTATATAGGTTTTAAATCCAGGATTTATTTTTATCTCAATATCACTTCCTCTAATACCTCGTTCGACCTGCAATTCGCTTGCCATTTTTGCTAATAAATGAATAGCCTCATCCTGGTCCATATCATAATTTTCAACTAATGCTTCAATAATAGTTGTATCTCGCATACCCTGTTTTTGTTTTTCAATAATAAATGCTTCCTGACTCGTTCGTTTATTAAAATTACTTACTCGTTTAAATCTCATTTCAATTCCAGTGTCTGAATCTATATTTTTATTTTCAATTATGAAAGCACTACTTATACATCCTATAATATCTGACAAATTAATTGTACGTGTTATTTCAATACTACTTTGATATACGAGCTGTCTAATATCTATTTTATCATCCAATAAACTGGAAAATAGACTAATAGTATATCCATTCTGTTCCACGTAATTTTTTATATCTGTTATTATTGGATTAACCGCATTTACAAATAGTTCATTGATACTATCAATTGACATAATATCTACAAATTCACTCTCTATTACTATATTTCCATTTTCATCAAACTCACAAATGAGAGAATAAGTATTTTTATTTGCAGTATATTGGATAGAAACGGAAACAGATTGTGTTTTTCCAATAGTGCGACTAAGAGTAGATATTGTTGCTTTATTTAAATATGGAATTTTTCGTCCGTCCGTCGCTAATTCAGGTGCGTATAAACGGTATATATTTTCTTGTCTTGTTGCAGGATTATATTTAATAAGTGGGCGACTTTCTTCTGCATGTATTAATTTAAAAATAACATCTAATGGAATTCGTACATTATATTGAGGTCTTATAGCTACTTTAATATATTTAATACCGGTACCATTTGGAATATATTTTAGTTCATTTTTACGTTCTTTGTAAATATCATAAATCAAATCGACACTTTTAAAAGTATCTATGACTTTATCTGTTATTCGCTTTTTATTTTCTTCGATTAATTGTTCTTTAATTCCTCCATTAAGTAAGGTTTCGATAGATTGAACGTCGCGTTTAAATAAAAATGGATAGTATAACTGAATAGTGTATAAATCAGATACATCTTTTGTCTGCCCGTATTGCAATACATCTTGTGCTAAACATAAATAAATATTATTCCCTAAAATATCTCCAGTATTTAATAGTAAATGGCTATTTAATGTAGATAATGATTTTCTGGTTGCATTAATTGCAAATTCATCGTATTTAACTACTTCAAACGGATTACATATAAACGGATATTCATTAGAAACGATGTATAATTTTTGACCTAAAACAGTATTTAACCAGTACGGTTTATCATATAACTGCAACGATAAAATATCGTCATATGTATATACTTCATCTACACCTTTATTAGGTTTCTTTATTTGTATTGACTGACCGTTTTCATCTCTAACATTAAATAAAAACTGGTCTAATCGTATTTCTGTTAAATCTAATTTTCCATTTTGTGTTAATAGTTGATAAATAGTGGTAGGGTTTAATACTGTTTCTTTAATACAGTAAAGGTAAATTTCTTCTAAAGAAAATGCTTCTAATTTTGAAAATTCGAGCATAATTTTATACTTTACAGTTTCAATATTATCATCATAATGAAGTTGAAATTTTGAGAAAAAAACCGGAATATTATTTGTTCGTATATTATTTCTTTCAAATGGATTAAATATATTGGAAAACAAAATATTCTCTGGGTCTTTCTGGAATAGTTCTTCTAGATATCTACTTGAAACATCTTCTCCCCGTTCTCCGTAAAACACGTGAATAGATGCTATGGAATTATTTACTATACGATTTATTTTATATATTGATGGTTGTATTTCTGCCTGCATAATATATATTTATAGTATTATTTATAGTATTTATAGTATTGTCTATAAATATATTTTGAATTTTATTCTCAGATTTTATAAAAATAAAACAAAAAATTGATTATATTATAACTAATATAGTCAATACAAATATGAATACTAATAACAATCATGGCAAATATGGAGACTACTACTGAATCATATGCAGACGAATTAATAATTTGGTCGGAACTCGACCAACAACGCGCAACGGTGTTTGAAGCCATGATATCATCATCTCGAAATATTATAGCAGAAGTTAATAATGATTTGGCATCACTTCAGTTACGAATTAATAATTTAATCGCACAAATAGAACAAGAAAAAAATTCAACATCTTCACAAAATGCAGGTAGATATGTACGGTCATCTAAAAAGCGAAGTTTTGGAGAAATTGCATAACCAGACCATTCAATATCATGCCTCAGTAGACGTATTGCATAAAATATCATCTATCATTGGGAATATAGTTTTAATTTCATTTTTACATTTTATGGCAATATCCCAGTGTTCGCGCTGTGTAGTTTGTTTGTCACCTCTAACCTCTATATAATGTATCCAGGATCTCAGTGAACCGCACATATATAATTTTGTTTTTAACAACCCTTCACTTAATATAGTACGACTTTGTTCTTTTGCTATACCATGTTCGATACAAAAATTGTATATATTTTGTTGTGTTGATATTAATTCATTTTGTAATTTTTTGAATTCTTCAATCAATTCTTCATTACTATTTTCTGTAATATCAACACTCATTTGTCTATTTTTAGAATCCTGTAATCTACATTCACGATTAACAAATCCTAATTCTTTTGTAGCATCAGCATATCTACCACTAAATTCTTGGAATGAAAAACTACGATGACGTAATATCTGACGGCTTATATCTCTCGTAGTTTCTATTTCTAAACAAATATTTACCATTTCAAATGGACTATAATGTTTATTTTTTAGCAAATATTTACATAACTTTTCACTTGTTAATGTATTCTGTTGATTTGCGGGATTACTAACCCTGGCAATATATGCAACTTGTTCTAATATCGAATATTCGTTCTGTATAAAACTGCTATGACTAATAAGTTTTACTTTATTGAAATCGAACATGAATAATTATTAAAAATATCTTTATTATATAATCATGTAAATATATTAATGTCATCAAATTGTCTTATGTAACTAGACATAATTATTTATAAATCGTAATATGGATTATCGGTAATCGTCATTCCGCAATAACTTTCCGGTTTCTTTTTATAGTCAACCGGTTTATATATTCCGGCATCTTTGGCATTCTCGAGTAAAAATTTAAAGTGTTGCCAAAAATCCTGATGATGACCGATAGTATTAGACATTATATGCGATAATTCATGTATTGCAACAAATGTTAATGTATTTAAATCAATAAGTGTAGTGCTATTTTTTGTTCGATTTAAACAAAACGCAATTTTCTCGCCTTTATTTTCACTGTATGCAGTTAATTCACTCGTAGGTAATGTTTCGCTAATTTTTTTGGGATTAAATCCTGCAACCAGTCGTTTTACTGCATCGTTATCCGGATGTTTTTCTTTCATATATTCTACTAATTCTTTACATTTTACAGTAACTGTTGCCAATAAATCAGCAGCCTCTTTTATATGAGGACGATCACGAACACAATATCTGTTTCCGTCTACAGATGAAATAACGCATTTCAAATTATAAACGTCTGATTCGGAATATACTTTTAGACATACTAAAAGAACAAATCCAATGATTACCCACATTAATATATTCTCTTTTGTCATTTATGGGATGTGTCTATATTATACATATATTATAATATAGCCAAATTTAATTAAATATATAGTTTATTTGTCATATGAAAACAGGAATTCCAATATAACCCGATCTATGTTAAGTTGTCTGCCACATTTATTTCCATAATATACCAAAAATCGTTCAACTGCTAAAACGTAAATCATTTTTTGTTTTAATTCTTTGATACTATTTATTTCACTTATTACGTTATTAAGTGTGTATGTAGGTTGCCATTTTTCTCGCGGATTTGCAATAATAGACGAACAGCATAGACACTCGAGTCCTAAATCATTAATATGATTGTTGATACGATTTGTTGGAGGTATTAGAAATTTAGAATAGGGTAACGCTACATGCGATTTAGTATTTATAAATACAATAGGTGGATGAAATGGATAAGTTGTAGTTAATATTATAGTTATATTATCTATATAAAGTGTAATTGTTTCATGCTCTAATACAATATTTACTTTGGATATATAATCCGGAATTAATTCCTCATATATCTCGTTTAATAATCGTCGTGTTAATGTTTTATTTAAGTTCATTATATGTATTTCCAAATACTATTTAATTTCTTTTACACTATTATATAAAGAGACATCGTTAGATCAAAAATCATAGATGAATAAAAATGAGCTATAATTATATTTTTTATTATATAATTATATTTTATACTATTTATGTCGACGTCGACAACAACAGATTTATTGCATACAGACACAACCTTATATACTGTAGAACTAAATTCGACAGTAGAACAATTACAAATGACATCTATACCAGTTAATCCATTTTCATCTAGACAATCGGTACGATTACCAAATCAGGGTTCATCTCTACAGTCATTAACGGATGATACATTAACAACATCTACTGCTTTGGTTAGTGCAATTAAATCTTCTATTAGTCCTATTCCTAGTCATTATCCTCTTCCACCATTAAAAATATGCGAAGAATGTAAGAATCAAATAAAACCGGAAACTGTCATTTGTTGTAAATCGTGTAGACAATTGATAGTTTCAAAAACAGATAGAATATTAAATAAAATTAGACATAATTGTGTAAATTTAAGTATTTATCATAATAGACGTTACCATACTTATAAAAATATTTTATTTTCGGCATTTAGAGTTCCTTTAATTTTATTAGCTGGAGGTAATTCATTTATTGCGGTTGGAATGCAAAATTATATATCCCAGTCTAATATTTCCATCATTAATGCACTTTTGTCTATTTTATGCGGTATAGTTACTAGTATTGAATTATTATTAAATTTGCAAAAAAGAATGGAACAGGAATTGGAATCTTATAAAAATTATTATAAACTGAGTATTGAGATATTTAAATTTATCAAACTAGATCCATTAGATCGAGAAGAAGAATCGAAAGATTTCTTACCTAAAATATACCAAACTTATGAAGAGTATGTTACAAAAGGAAATGCTGTTAATGTATATCGTCGCGGGTTCACTGATGAATTCGAAGATGTAAATGATGATATTATTATTCCCATAGTCCCGGATACATGGTATAATTATTTTTGCCACTGTTGTTATTAGAATATGATATATACCTCATATCTATAATCCTAGTTTTGTAAGAAGTGTCATTCCAGGTAAAGTATTTTTATTATGTATAACTAAATCATATGTTTGACATGTAAAATCAAACATGGTTTTTTTGTTGATAAGTATCCATCCTAAATAAATTATAAATAGTATACCTGTTGCTATTATATCTTTACTATATATTTTTGTAGTCCAAAGAGTAATTAATGGTATTAATTTTAGTATTGTCATCATGACAATAAATAGTATTATCAATTTAGTGCGTGTATTATAATATAACATTAATAATACAATACAGAGATTTTCTATAGTACCTATAATAATTGCAAATTTTGGGTTATATGTTTTTACACCAACGATATATAATAAATACCATACAAATATCCAATATGAAAATATATAATCGGGTCGTGTTAACATATAATTAGGTGTTACAATAATATGATAAAAAATAATGAATACAATGATTTCGAGATGGAAATAGTGTAATAAATTTATAATATTATTTAATTATTTATAAATTTATAGCTGGGTTAAATTATACCAATAATTTATTGAGGACCTGAACCAATTTCAAGTGGCGGGCGCATGAAGTCGGGTTGTATTGTCGTCTGGTTCCATGGGCCTACGTACAGTTGAGGGTTGGGTTCCTCCGATCGAATCTGAAGGTTAGCATTTCTCAACGTTTGTCCGATAGTGTCAATGCCAATATGGTAACCCGCTTTCAACAAATTAATATTCGCTAACTCGCCCTTACCGGACGGGTTTAATTGCGCCCATTGACTGTTATTGTCTTTGGGTAATAAATCGGAGGGATTTTGGATATTGGGTTTGGAGCATGAGGTGGGGACGCCCTGGCTAGGGGTAGACATACCGTGGACGGATGCGAACACTTCGTTTTGCCCTAAAGCTTCAGCAGGACGAGGTCCGGATTGTTTGGATCCATTCTTAGACCCACGAGATGGACCATTTTTGTAAGCAGGATTTGCGCCCTGGGTCATGTATTCAGAGCCAGCTCTGCCCTTGGAAGTTAAATATTTGGCAAATAGATTAACACCGTATGCAGCAATTAATAATACAACGATAGCGCCGATACCATAATCTTTCCAGACTTTCTGTAGAGAATTGCTCATTATATAAAATTAACGATAAAATATTTTTTAAAATACAGTTTAATTATAATTATAAACAATTATAATGAAACAAATATAGATAGACATTCGTACATTTTATCCTTAATAAACCATTTTGAAATGAAAGAGTTAAAAAATAAAAATGTTATTATCCAATTAAATATTTTCATTGTCATCATCATCCTCATCTTCATCTTCATCATCATCTTCTTCATCAGATAAATTATCTAAATCACTATCTTCGCTATCACTTTCGTCTAAATCATCTAACATATAAGTTTTCTTAATATTCTTCGCTTCCAAAAATGCAACAATAGCATCTCGTTTTGATTGTTTTGCCTTTTTTCTAGCCTGTCTATAAATTTCATAATAAACCTGGTTTGGTTTTTTTAAGGTAATTGTTTCTAAACTATTGATAGTTGAATTAATATCAAACTCTTCTAGATTAGTATTAGTTTTAATTGGTTCGGTTAAATCTTCAATATTCAATTCATCTGTATTCACTGTAATAGTCGTAGGTGTAATTTTTTTAGGCACTGTTTCTATTTTATTATCTACAATGGGTCTTTCATTGTTAACAATAGAATCACTTAATTGTTCTAAAAATGCTAAAGATGCGCCAGTAGTTTCTGATTGTGATTCTACTGTATTTTCTAAAGAACCTGTCAAAGTCTCATTATTGCTAGATGTAACAATACTAGAATCAACAATGTTATTTTCTATTGTTGTATCTACTACGGCAATAGTGTCTGATTTATTTGATTCAGTAGGTTCAACAGTTTCTTCATTAGATATTGCTAGAGGTTGATTCATAGAAGGGGACTTTTTACCAACAACGGATCTAATCAAACAATTCTCAAATATTTTATCTGTATTTAACACCATAACTTGTTTAAGTTCTAATTCTATTTGAAAACTTCTGCTAGTAAATTTAATACCCTGTACTTCGACAATTGAAACAATATTTGTATCAACAACAACATCATCTATGGTAAGAGGAGTTTCATTTTCGCTATATATTTTTATTTGAGGATAATTTGTACTATAATTCATTTTAACATTTACGCGTATCAAATAAAATTTACCAGATTTATATATACGCATAGGAGAAGTAAATGCGGTCTCAATATCTGTTAATTCTAATTTAGTTTGAAACCAGGTATCTCCTTTTTCATAAATTAATTCTTGACACGTAGATTCTAAATTTTCTATCCAGTGAATAAAATCCTCATCACTATTATTAAACATTAGTTCGGTATACATTTTTTTTCCATTTTTAACAAATCCTTGTTTAGTTAAACTTTTAGGTGTTTCAATATATAATGGTTTATTGTGATGTAATATTTTAGTAAAATATGAACCGCCTTGTATTGCAGTTGGATATGCTAAAGATAATTTGGTGAAATCAAAGGTATCATTTGGATCATAAATAATATTTTCTGTTGTTGACGTATTTATTTGGTTCATTATGATGTATTAAGAAATTTTTTGAAATAGTAGCACGCACAAAATATTATTATTTTTATAATTTATGAAAGATACTATTATTCAACAATGTTTAGATGTATTAAAGAGAGATGATATTAAGTATCATTTAAGAGTCTTATTTGCTCCTGTCATTGAATTAATATTGGTTGAAGTTAATCCCTATATTTATATGGTAATTATTCTTATTTTTTTAATATTTATAATGATTTTAGCAATTTTGATTTTATTAATATTGGTTTTGCGTAATAAAAATATACTATCAAAAATATTTTAATATTTTCTCATTGCTATATATAATGACAGCGCCATTAACTGGATCACCAATTAACCAATCTGGGGGTAAACGAATGAAACGTAGCAGCAAACGAGGTAAACGAGGAGGAGCATCTGCATGGCAATCGGTATACAATGCCGTTGGCTCATTAAAACCATTCAATACCTCACTAGGAGGTCAATGGGGAAATGTTTTTGGACCTAAAGCATCCAGTTTACACGGAAATGAAATCACCCATCGAAATGGAGCACCCGTTATGTCTCAGGCGAATATATCGCATTCACGCCATACTATGAAAGGTGGGAGCAGACGAAGAGGGTCGAGAGGTAAAAAAGGCGGATATTGGGGAAATGTTATAGGTCAAGCATTAGTTCCATTCGGTCTGTTAGCAGCACAACAAACGTATGGCAAACGAAAACACTCTAATACTAAAACACATAAACGCAGACGTCATTAGAGATACGACGAAATAGTATTTACTAAAATAAAATAGGCCTTATCTATTTTATTTTATGAAGATATAGTATAATGGCAAAACTAAATAAGATGAATATTCCAAGCCAAGGTATTATGAGTTTTATTTTCCCAATAATAGCATTATTGCTCGTATTTTGTGGATATAATTATGCAACTAATTTAGCAAATTGTACGTGTGTAAATCTTCAAGACGTTAATCGCATAAAAATAGTAGAATACATTCTCCTTATTATTATGGCAATTGGTATCATATTTAAATTTATATTATATGTAAATGTAACAACAATTAGTCAAATAATAAATTTTATCAAGACATACTCATATATTAAATACATGTACGGCGTATATATATTAGCTGTTTTATGCATGTATGTATACTTTGTAAGCAGTGTATACGACTTCAATAAAACAATGCAGCCAAATTGTTCGTGCGCCCAAAAATGGCAATTAACCTTATTAAATACTCAGGCTGTCATATATGCTATTGTATTGGCAATGTATGTATTGATTGCATTAGGTTTAGTATATTATATGACTGCCGTCCGTAAATAATTACGCATAATGTTCTAAAAATTTATTAATACCATCGGCATATTTATTTTTTGGATGTAAATTCACAACGGTATTATGACAATTATGGATATCCAAATTTTTCGGTCTAAAAGAATTAGTATCATCTGTTGGCATTAATACTTTTCGTTTAATATATGTTTCTTCTGATTGGTTCACGTAATGTGCGATATATGCATGCATCATATTATAATTAGTATTTGTAACAGATTCATTAAATGGATTGGGGGGTATACTTTTATTATTAATTGTAATATTCCTAGCTGGATTCTGTATATGATAAAAATGAGGATTAGTTATATTAGTTACTGTAGTTGGACGTACAAACGATTTCACATGTTTATCTATAAGTTGGTCCGATTTTGTGTAATTTTCTAGAAGCAGACCGCTAGCCGGTTCTGAAACATGGTGATTTGATCCAAAATATAGCCAATTAATAGCCAGCTCGTCAGCATAATTAAACGCATTTAACATTTGTTTAACTCCATAAAATGAGTTTAATATTAAAAATTCATCGGCATCTAAATATAAAAACCAGTCAGCGCCTAAAGATGAAGCAATAGCAGTTGCTTTATTCATTAATGGTATTTTAATAGCGCCTGACATTTCACATCGTTCTATAATAACGCGTTTATCAAAATTGACAAACTCGTTTTTTAATGGAATGTCTGATTTATGGTCGAATATATATACAAGATCGAATCCAATTAATAAATGATGTGCTGTCCATTCTTTCATATTTTTTTCATTTCGCGCATTGGTGAATAATATAACACGTTTTGTATTTTTTCTAGTACTATCAATCTGACTATTTATAGTAGACCCGTTTCCTCTAAATGGACGCTTATTCAATACAAAAGATGGCGCGGACATCTAATATTTAAATATATATTCACGAATTATAATATTTATTATATTTATACGATAATAAATATTATGGCAGATAGATTCGAACAACAAATTCAACAATGGGTTAATATCGACAATCAATTAAAAATATTAAATGAAAAGGTATATGAATTAAGAGAAAAAAGACATAATTTATGTGAAAATTTAACAAGTCATATACATACAAATAATATGTCAAATGCATCTATTCAAATAAGTGATGGAAAATTAAAATTTGTAACTACTAAAACAACTGCGCCTATAACATTTAAATATTTAGAAAAATCTTTAGGTGAAATAATTAAGAACGAGCATCAGGTAAAACAGATCATTGAGTATTTAAAACAACATAGAGAAGTTAAACTAATTCCTGAAATAAAGCGGACATTTACAAATTAATTTATATACTAATAATGTATATGTCTAATAATTTTACAGATAATGATTTTGTATATACAACTGCTAAAGATGGCGACATTCGAAGTGGAGGGTTTGCCTTAAAATCAACGCTTATTAGTAATAATATACCTATAATGCAAACAGGTGGAACTATTGATGCAATGATGAATAAAGATAATAGTACAAGTAATAATGTGTTTAATATATTTCAAGATAGAGCAGTTCCAATTGGACTATTTAATCAACATGGCGGTAAATCAAAAAACAATAGTGATAGTTGTGACAAAGATGTAGATATTAATAACACAAAATATATAAATGATGATATTTATAACAAGTTATTAAAAATGGCGGAAGTTGATGGAAAAATAAGTAGAATTCAAACTAGAAAAAATAGAAAAAGACATCGCGTGTCCGAAAATAATAAAGAGGGAGATGTAGACAAACCAGAAGATAATAAACCTCCCAAAAATAAATTAACGAAAACAAAGAAAAATGTAAAGATGTAATGTTACATAAAAAACTTAATTACTCATTTTGAATAAATTCTCCATTTTTATAATAATTATAAGTAGGTGTGTATCCGCCTGTATTAGTTTGACTAAAAATTTCAATTCTATTATTGGGATGATTTATTGATTTTGATATAGCATCTTCTTTTGATAAAAATACGACAATATCTTCCCATTCGGACCCATTGATAAATACGTAGATAAAATTCATGTTATGTATATAATACAAATAGCAATATTTATATTATAATTACGCGTTATTACAAAAATATAACTCTGATAAAATATTTTATTCACTCCAGCTATTATTATTAAAAGGAGATACAATAATATCATCTATTTTTGTTTTCCAGAATTCTACGCGCTGTTCCATTGCAATATCTTTTGCATTTTGTGGATACGGACTATTTGTTTCCATCATTTCCTCTTCTTCCTGTGTCATATCTGGTTTATATCCATAACAATTTACACCAAATTTAACTTCAGGGTTGGCAATATATCCTCCATTTATCCCCGATCTACCACAATCATGTTCGTGATCTTTTATTTTTTGTAACCTTTTAAATGTTGATTTTTGCGTAGGAAATAATGCCATTTGATCTTCAGACCAACCATAATTGCACCACTCCGCACCCTTACCATAAGCGTCTTCAATTTCATTGTAATTTGCTAGACGTGCGCCATATGCGCTGCATAATAATTTAGCATCTTCATATCGATATTTATTGCCAGGTATATTAAATACCTGTTTTTCATCTGTTATTTCAGGAACAATAGGCTGTAAATGTTTTTGATTGACCGTAATATCTATTTGCGGTTCTCCGCTGAATAGTTTTTCAATAGAAGTAATTAAATTAATTCCAAAGAAATATTGTAAAACGTTAAATAACAATACCACAATAATTACAATAATTACAATAATTATTATTATTTGTGAGCTGTCATTGGTGTTACTAGAACTACCATTTATACTATTGTTCGTATCAAATGTATTGTTGCCGCTCATACTCTCTCCACTTTTACCTAAAGATAAAAATATAATGACATAGACAATTACGACTATTGCTAATATTATAAATGCGCTAGGATTAGAAAAGATATTGTTAATATAATTCATATTTGGAGTATTGGAAACAGAAGTTGTATTTAAATCTATACCGTTCATATATATTATTCAACTGATTTTTTTCTGTAAAAAAAACAATATGCCTTTGAACTAATTAAATTATCAACATTCACAACTTCAGTAACAAACGTATCATTAAATTCATACCATTTACCATTTGCATTTTTTACGTATGCGGTATAATGTCCGCCCTGTACGCCACCACTATGATTGCAAATCCCATATAAATCATATACATATGTATTTTTTTTATATCCAATTACATATTTTGACAAATCCAAATTTTCTAAAGGAAACGTTACTAATATTTGATTTTTGCGATTTTGAGAATTAAATCTTTTAATATCTATAACTAAAATGGTAGGCAAACTCCAGTATGATATTTTCTTCTGAACGTTTTGCTTTTGCTGTGTCTTATCGTTAAACCACGCATTTTCATCATTCATTAATTCTCCTTCTACATATAAATCAAAGCAATCCATCAAACTAGGACTTTTATTATTAGAAGGAATAGATAAATTTATCATAAAATAAGGTTCGGGTGTTCCGCTTAATACTTCCCCATCATCTAATGAAATTATTTGTGACACATGAATTCCATAAAACATATTCCATATTTCAGAATATTCTTTAGCATACATTTTCTTAATCATCTCAAAACATTTTAGAGCCATCTCGTCCACAGTATTTTCAGCATTACCGCTAATATTCATGTTAACTTCTCTAGATAAACTGGTGTGAAAACAATCAACTATAAAAAGTAAAAATTCAGGTAAATCATTTTGAGAATATCCTGTGAAAATACCAACACCCTTTACTTGTGCCAATTTTTGTATAGTATGTATAAATTTTCCGGGAGAAATAGTGCAATTTTCGCTCCACATTAAAAGACGAAGATTATCCCATTCAATAGTCAATGCTGACTCATACCGATGCTTTAGTTTTTTTTTATAATTTGAATCATTTAAAAAATCATTTAGCTCATATGTATGTGATAAAATTTGTAAACATGAATTTATATAACATGTATTGCCTAAATTTGCTAGACCTGATAGTCCTTTATTACTATATTTTTCAATTGACATATGTTATTAATAATTTCACTAGATGTATTTAAACACATTTTTTTATATATTTAATAAGTATAATGGCAACCCGTAATAATACTTTCGGACGCACATTAACATCAGACCAATCTACATTATTGCAATTTTATATAGATTCATATACCCGAACAGAACATCAAATAGATTTATTATATCAATCCCTAGATGAAATACGCGAACAAATTAATAATATAAATAATAATAGTTATAGTCAGGTCCATGCAAATACTATTATTGGAAGAGATCCTATACCAATAACAAATAATATTGTTAATGATAATATGACTAGCAGACAACGAAGACGACAGAGAAGACGAAGGAGTAATTCAAATGTCGAACAATCTGTACCAGCTAGACCGCAAGCAGCTCAACAAGCCGGACAAAATTCGGGAAGAAATGTAAATACAGAACGTTCTATTTTAGGAACACCGTATGTATTTGAATTTTCTAGATATATTCCTGCAGAATCTACACCACCACTAACAAGAACAAATCCAACCAATACCATCCCCACAACATCAACTAATCTATATACGAGTAGTGGAAATATACAAGATTTTACAAATGATCTTACACATTTAATAAACGCATTTACTGAACCTGTGCCAATAAGACCAACAGAGCCAGTATTAAATAATGCTACACGAAGAGTTCAATATGCAAATATAGTTAGACCATTGAATACTAGTTGTCCTATTACATTAGAGCGATTTGAAGATTCAAATGAAATTACACAAATATTGGGGTGCGGGCATATATTTAATTCTACTGGAATAAATTCGTGGTTTCGTAATAATGTACGTTGTCCCGTTTGTAGATATGATATACGAAATTATGTTAGGACCAGAACGGATTCTAGTTTAAACCCGGTGCAACCGGCAACAGAAAATAATAGAACTAGACCTACTCCAGTAATATCTACATTTCCTCATTCAAATATATTGCAGTAGCCAAACTATTACTTTTTGCAAAAGGATATAATTGACTGATTACCAGCTTTTGAATTATTTGTTTCTCTCAGAAATTCATCGAATAATAACATTTTGACTTCTTTATTTTTTAAATCGTCAATTTTATCTTCCACTTTATCAGGACTATGTGTTTTACGTAATTGTTGCACTTCCATTTGAAATTTACTAATTTTTGCTTTTTTATTTTTAATTACCCACATTTTTTCTAATACTAATGCAAATATTTGTTGGACGGGTTTCATAATTTGATTTGTTATATAAAACGAGTAATCTATTTTCAATTTATTTTCTTTAATATAAGTAGGTGTTTCTATTTTATCGCCCTGCAATGCCTTTTTATTTGGATTATTAATATATGCAAATGGAATACGATCACCTGATGTAGGCTTATTTCCAGGATCTCTGGACATAATCCGATCTGCTAATACTTTATGCGCGATTTGTTTTGGATTTTTATATCCAGACCGCAGGGATTTTGAAATAATTAATTTTTCAATAGGACATTTCTCGTCAACAATATCTTTTAAACATGCTTTCAGGAAATCCGCGGCTTGTTGAATATTTTGCTGTTTCATTAAAATATCAATTATTCCGCCATAAATATCTTTCACAATAGGTGCATTATCTCGACGTTTTAATACAATTCCCATCTCTTTACGTTTTCCTTTATTTGCATCAGTTTCATATAACATACCAACATATCGTTTTTTAGATAGAAGACAGAACGGCATAAATGTCTTCTCATATTCTAAATCGTGTGGCGCTTTTAGAAAACTAGATGCCAAATGCCCTGCCTGTTGAGCTAATTCGATTGTAATTTCTAGAGCCTTTTTACCACGAATATTTTCGCCAGTTAATGTCTGTAGATTAAATGTAAAGAATACTGAATCAGTGTCACCATATATGTATTCTGCCTTTGTCACCACTTTTCCATAATTGACAGTATCGCAAATTTTATTCCCATATGTTTCTTCAATTAATTTTTTTGCATACGTTAATAATAATCGCCCGGTAGCAGTAGTAGCTGCGGCAATATCTTTTTCATAAAAAGTACTAGTCCTAGCACCACATTGACCGTAAAGAGAGTTTGCCGTTAATTTATATGCCAATTGTCTTTTATCCAATACATTTTTCATGAACTCATCTGTTTCCAATGGAATTCGTTTCCTTGTTGTTTTTCTAGCAACCAACAATTCTTCCAAAATAGACGGCATAATTGCACGACTACCAATTGGATACTGGACGAATCGACATATTTTATATCCACATTTAATTTTCTCTGCAGCAGCAGACGGTGTTTTTCTAACATATTTAAATGTATCATACGTAATATCGACATATTCATATCCGGGCAAATTATCATAAATAAACTCGCCTGATTCATTTTTTTCACCTGTTTCCCCATCAGGCACTAATTCACCAACTAAATCATATTCTTTCGTCCATACTTTGCTATCATGTGAAATATTTTCACTCATCATAGAAGATGGATAAAGTGATGCATAATCTACACATGCAACTGGGTTATCTAAATACAAATCGCATTTAGGTTCTAAAACAATAGCGCCTTCATATCCATCATCAGAGTCTAATTTTTCAATGCACGGCATCAATGTTCGCTTTTCTCTGCATTTTTTGGCAACATAACTTGTTAATTTAATTCCCTGTCCGCGCAAAACCAAAAAGCTAATTGGCACACTACATAATTTTGACATCTCAATGAAGCCTGTCAATACATCTACTTTATTCAATAGATAATGAACTAGGTTACAATCCTGAATACAGTATTTAGCGATCACCGCTCTATCTTCATCTGTACCATTTGTCATTCTAAAAAGATCTTTAGGTGTCACATCATCCTTTGCCAAACACCATCGTACTTTTTTAGACATATCCGGACAAATTTTGGATTGGATAGTAAATGTTTTTGCTGTTTTATCGACAGACGTAACTATAAATTTATCTCCATCACTATAATAATCAGTAGTATGCCCTATTTCTTCAATATGAATATAACTTCCGGGTAATAATCCAGTCATATTTGTTGTTTGTATTAAACTATAATTTCCAGGATTACCATCCCCAACATCTTCAATATATTCGATCTTTTTAACAAAATCGCCAATAAAATGACCTGCAACAGAATCTAATTTATACGATACTAGATTTTCCTCTTTCCTGAAGAAATTATACAAATCAATTTGTACTCGTCCAGTCATTTTAATATATTTCAAATCATGTTCGCCGCTAGCAACTACAATTTTACTTTCTTCTATTTTATATCGTTTTGTTTTAGGATCAATCGTTCCGCAAATTTCATCTTTATTCTTAGACAATTTCAGAAATTCTTCAGTGCAATCGTTTTCTTCTGATCTATAAAACATAAACTGGTAATCAAAACCAAATATATTGTATCCAATAATAATATCTGGATCTTCGCGTTGTATTAAATTCTTCCATGCTATTAATACCTCGCGTTCCGATGAATATGTCTCTAATTGCGATTTTTCAACCATCATAGGTGCGCATGTATTTAATACAATACAATTACTCAAATACGGGTCTGGTTGACCGAATGTCATGAATGTAGATCCGATAAAAGTAACCTTATCTCCCTCTAATTCTGGGAACAACGAGTTTTTTGCAGAATTTATATTTTTCTTACCATCATTATCAATAGATTCAATGTATTCATATACAAAGAATAAATTCAATTTATCTAATTTAATCTCACGATCCACCTTTGTATTACATAAAATATCCACAATCGTTTTACTTTTAATGGCTGGAGTATTACCTAACCCATATTTACCGCCAAAATGGTAATATTTATTCAATCCTATATCCTTTTCTTCGTCTTCTTCTTCCTCTTCATCCACTACAGCAACTACATCCATTTTATTTCTATATTTTAATGGAAGATCCATACTTCCAATAAGTTCATTTAATGAACGATCTATCATTTTTATGACCTGATCTTTTGATTTGGGGATTCTTTTGGGATAGACTAAATCTACTTCAATCATGGTATCATATCCAAATGCAGCTAAAATACATTTTTTCAAAATATCGGCACAGGTCACTACATCTAGAACAGTGCTAGTACCCTGATTGGTTTTGGATAGATGCGATTCTATGTATTCCATAATATTGGTAGCCAATTTTTTATACGACTTTATAGGAACAGGAAAATCTCCATGGCTACTACTTGCCTCAATATCAAAACTACATATTTTATAAGGAACTCGTTTTTCATTTGAATTTAAAGGAATAATATGTTTACAGTTAATAGTAAATTCGTACATACATGTTGTCTTTTTATCAAACGATCTATGAACTACGGTTTTATTATTTGGCAACGCAACCCACCCACTAGGACTAATATCTTTAACATGAAAGAATCGTAGTAATGGCGGAATATTAGCTTCATATAATTCAGTACTCAATCCCTGCCACAAATAACCGCCAACTAATAATTTCCTATCTTGCATTTTACCGTTTATATTGGCAGCAAATGGTTCATACCATAGATTTTTTACTTTATTAAACGTTTGGATATTATTGAAGGTGAACCAAATAAATTTATATTCTTTTCCTCCATCAAATCCGTATAACTTTTTCCGTTTAATAATCTTGCATTCATTAATAGAATTTTCATAATATTTTCCGATTCTTTTTTTAATATGTGCCAAAAACAGGTTTTTTGTATGAATCGTCCAATCGTCTCCAACTTTTACATAAAAGAATGGTTTAAAATTTTCTACTATAATAGAACACGACTCACCTTTTTCATTTATTCCAAACATTTGTACCAAAAATTCGGCAGTATCTTTATACACAGGTTGTTCTCCATCATTACTGCTATTATCACTACCATCTTCTGTAGTTTTTTTATTATAAATATTAAAATCAAATAATCTGAATGTTCGATCCATGATTTTTCAGGATATAAATTGGTATGTTTTAATTTAGTCTGTTGTGTTTAACTTCATTTTACTTTCAATTTTATTTGGATATATCCGATAACAATATAAATATACTGTATATATTATATACATCGTTTATGAAAAAAATTTATCCAATGCAACAACCCGTTCAAAAAGATTATTCGAAGGACGATAATTCTATAAAAGCTGTAGCGGTTTTTGAAGATAAGAAAATACATGGAACTGTTTTATTCACAGAAGATCTGGAAAATAATTGTGTAATTATTGATATTGATATTTGCGGTCTGAAAAAGAACTTTTTACATGGATTTCACGTACACGAATCAGGCGATTTAACAAATAAATGTGACAGTATGTGTGCGCATTTTAATCCATACAATAAAAATCATGGTTGTCCTGGAGTTAAAGAGAGACATATTGGGGATTTGGGTAATTTAGAAACAGATAAGAACGGAAGTGCAAAATATACAATGACAGATAATTATATTAAATTGAGGGGAACAAAAGCTAATATAATTGGACGCGGACTTATTATCCACGCAGATACAGATGATTGTGGATTAGGTGAAGATGAAGCCAGTCTTAAAAATGGCAATGCTGGAAAAAGAATAGCATGCGCTATTATTGGATACTCAAAACTGAATTTTGAATAATTAGGGTATGACAAATAATACTACTTTCAGAAATAATTATTATGTGTATATTTTATATATACATAATGAAAAAATTTATTACTAATTTGATAGATTCAAAAAAACAAAAACAAAAACAATCACATAAAACCTCAACAAAAGATATTCGAGTAACAACATTTAATGTAGAAAATTTTATAAATATGTCTAAATTATATGATTCTGAATTATTGACTGATAGCTTTAATAGCAGTGAAATGATATTTTTAGATAAATTGCGTAGACAAGATATTATTTTAATTCAAGAATGGAAAAACGATAAATATGAAGGGGATTTATTTATGTATAAATTGAATAATGGAACTATTAAATTTAAATTGCTAACTGTAGATCGAGTTGCTATAATATATAACACAGAAATGTTTGATTCAAAGAAATCATATTATAAAAAAATACCGCTTATTTGGGAAGCAGCAAAAATGTTAGAACAAACATACACGTATGGACGTCACATATCTAATATGATGGCTTTATTATACCCTATACATAATCCAAAAACTCCTATTTGTGTAATAAGCGTCCATTTAAATTCGTATAGCCCTAATTATCATCCAGGATTTCATAGTCAACAAATTCAGGCATTATTGGATGATTGTTTACATGAATTAAAAACTAAAAAAATATCTAAATATGGATTAATTATAGCAGGCGATACTAATTATAGAACCACCTATCAAGAAAACAATAAATTAATACAGAATTTATTAGGTGAAAAAGTGATGTTGCCTAATAATGGAATACTAGTTGACGTATGTACTCAAAACTGTTTAAATACAAATACTCAAAGTTTTAGTTGCGTACACGAACCTGGTGTAGCTAAACGCAGCGCACAATTTATAAGTAGTAATTTACGTAATAATATAAATCCTGACATTAAAACGAGTTTTCATGATAGTAGACTAGATCTTATGGCAACCAATTTAAAAATTAAATTAAAATCTACAACCGTAACTCCTATATGTAATGTATCGGATCATTCATATGTTTCTGCAGTTATGCAATTAAATAATTATAAACCACGTGTAAGCCAAAAACAAAGTAAAAAGAAACTACGCAATTCCAATAAAAATACAATCAAAAAAAGAAAATAGAGTAAGTTTCCTAATTATTACTTTCGTATGGTACGTCTATGATGTCGTCGTTTGCCTCCATATATATGCGTAGACATTTTATGTCTAAGTCGTCTACTTTGCCTTTTATTAGTATTTCTTTTATGTCTATTAATAACGCCATGCATTTTAGGCTTTACATGTTTTTCGATCCAGTTTATAAATGATGTAGTAGAACGATCTAATTTATTCAGTCCACTATTTTCATATTCTTCAATAACATTCCCATTACTTGATATACGACGAAGTGTTGGAAACCCTGCAGGATCTTCGCCAATATTATGCATTTTTCCAAAAAAATCTTTGTTTAGTCTAACAATTACTGTAGAATCATCATCTTTATATTTTCGTTCCAATTTTGGTCTAATATTATCCCATGAAGGCTTTGTGCTATTGCACGGACCACATCCATCCATAAAAATAAAGATAAAAAGTTGTTTTCCATTTTTAATATCATCATTTAAAGAATTAACTAAAGACATATCTCCCGACTCATTTGTACTATGATCTCCAATTATATGAAATTTCATTTATGTTATTATAAAATAAATATAGAAAATAAAATTAAACCATTATTTTAATTTTATCGCACTATTTATATATAATGTCATTTAATATTGCAATAGTTATATTATTAATAATTACTTTTATAACAGGAATATATTTTTGTATGAAATATGGAAATTTAAATATAAATGAAGGATTTACAAATCCTGTTGGAGTTAGATGTCCTAATATGTTAATACAAAAAGGCACCAAATATTTTTTATATAATTCTAAAATTGCAAAAGTGCCTGGAGTCAATCCTATTCAATTTAATAATTTAGAAGATTATGTCGAATTTATCGATTGGCAACATAGTCAAGGAATACGTTGTCCTGTATTATATTTGCAATATAGTTATGATGCACAGGGTAATCCTGTGTATAAATCTAGACCTAGTATTTATGATTTACAAGGCGGATTACCTTCAACCACGGCTACATCTTCAACAAATACTACTCCTAGTTTAATAACAAAGGATAATAATTTACAAATAACTACATCTACACAACCACCTACTGCAAATACATATCATCCAAAAGCGCAAACAAAAGAACATTTATTATATAGCCCTGACCCAATGAAGGATAATTGGGGCGGACAGGATTACACGCAATCTTTAGTTGATTCTGGATATTATAAAGGAAACGAAGTTAGTCTTTATATACCATAATTCTAAACACTGTCAATAAATTTCATAGTACTATTTAATGTCTGAATGGCAGAGTATAGCGAATTAATATTATTTATTGCGTCTATATTTGTAGATGCGTTTGAAGATGCGGATGTATTTAAATTGACAAACCCCTGTAATATTAATAAATTAAAATAATCGCTCATATTTATAATTATATTTTCATAATCTGCTCTATATTGCGATATTAAAAGGGTGTCATTCATTTGTGTCACTTGGGCCTTAATAGCTTCCGCATATGCAGCCGCAGACCCTGCTTGTCCGTTACTTCCTGATGGTGTAGATGGATTGGTTAATCCTTCTACTACTTTTTTTTGTAAATTTATAGATTTTGATGCTAAAAATAAAATAAAACCAATAACTACTATAACTCCTATTACTTTTAAAAAATCTTCGTTCATTTTATATATTATATTTATTTAAAAAATAATATATAAACTTTATTTTTATTTATTTTTTACTCCTTCTATATTTTCTTGTTTGTCCTTTTCTATATTTTCGAGTTTTACCCTTTTTACTTCTTCTGCTTTTTTTACCACCCTTTTTAGAAGGGATAAACATATCCTCTTCAGGATACATTTGAAGTTCTTCATTTTCATAATCATCATTCGTAAGGTCTATAACCCGTACATACTTCCCATTACTATCAATATTGGGTATAGAAGCACCGCCACCACTCCTATTGTTAGTTTCAATTGTACGAGAAGATACTGCAGAAGGAAAAGAAGATACATTTGCAGCTGTATCTTTTTCAATTTTAGCCTTAATGATATCAATAGATTGTTGTATTTTTACTTTATTATCAGGTATCCTAAGGGTATTCTCTAACATCTTGAAAAATTTTCCATTATAAGTTGAAGTATCAATTTCACCATCAACAATTAAATTAGTTGTATCTAATGACTTTATAAATTTCAAATACCATTGTTGATAATCTTTATCTAATTCTGATAAATTTTTAGCCATAATAGCTTGTTCGACCATATCAGGCATACCTCTACGTATACCACCACCTCCACTTGACTTCTTGCTGTTTTTATATGTATCAATAATTTTTTTTATTTCACTTGCTTTATTGGGCTGGATGATTAATAATTCTATTTTATCCATCATATTTTTAACGTCAGGCAAACTATTTTGACTCATAAACAACCAGGTTATATACATCATATCTTCATTTCCTACATCTTCAGAATTTTTTTTTGCATTAATCCTTTCTTGTTCTATTTCGCTCATTATAATATATAATTATTTTAAAAATTTAATAATATTTGCAATTACAGTTTTATTCAGTTTACGGACCTGATTTTTTGAATTAGTGCAATTAACTTCGGCTAAACACATATCATCTTTTGCAATTTCAAAAATAAGATTAGGCAATGTTTTAAAATGTAGCATAATAGCGCATGCAGTAATTGAACTTATTCCTGGAATTTGACACAAAATAATTTCTCCAATATTATTTGGAGTAATATTATCCTTTTTTACCTTTTTTACAACACTACAGTAATCTTTCTCTAAACTACCATGATCTATTACTTCATATTCATCCCCTACCTCTTTACTTTCAGTATCATCTACATTTTCAGAGGTTACATCATTCACTACAATTTTATTATCAACTGACTGAATAACAGGTACAATTTGTGGTATTTTATAATAAGCCTGTCTATTTTCAGCTTCTCCTTTACTAATTTTATATGCCATATTACATAGAATTAATGCACTTTCATCTATATGAAGACTACGTATGACCGAAAACCCTTTAAAATACAATAGAGAACACATAGCAGAATACATCATCATTTTATTGATACTATCTTTAAACACATTTGGTCTATTCATATCTCCTTCAATTAAATATATAATATTATGATTAGGATGTGATATACCATTTAGCCTGTAAGACTGTTCTTCATATCGTCCATCTTTAATGCTCGCAGATAAATCCCTTATACTTTTTCTCTCAATAATTAACTTTTCAGTTTTCCCATCTGTAATAATGATATCGCCCAAAGACAATTGTTCTACTACTATACTAATATTCTTATAAGAAGGATTTAATTCTAAATAATATTTGCATGTACGGATTAATTCATGTTCTCTGCTATCAATTTTAATATACATAACGGTATTTGTTGTTGCATTTGTTGACATTTGGCTATTAAATAGTTTAATACGTAGTTATTAAATTATTTTATTATATAATATAATGAAATATAATTTTATTTGTATATAATATAATGAGAACTACACAAAAAGGTGGAAGAAAATGGTCTATGAAATATAAGAAAAGTATTAATTGTAATCGTCCAAAAGGCTTTTCTCAAAAACAACATTGTAAATATGGGAGAACTAAAAAAAGAAAAATGACACATAAAAAAATGTATAAATAATTTTTATATGAATATTTTCAATAATAATATACATATTGAAAATATTTGTAATGATATATTTATATATCGAATATTTAACCTAACATACCAGAGTGTGTAACAGCATAAGACCCTCGTCTGTACTGCAAAGGATGTTTAGTTGTGGTTGTAAGTGCAAATACTACGCCTGTATTACAACATCCCTGTGGGGCACGTCTTAAATAGTTGCCCTGGTTACCTCTAGACCACGTAGGACCGTAAGTTACCGTACCAGGCTTTTTATTGCCACCGACAGACCCGCCACTTTGAATTGTGCGGTTAACAATTGTATTTGCATATCTAGCGCGCCCAAACTGACTTGTCATTAGCACCATTTTTATATATACTCTAAATATTATTTTTATTTTTGATATTAATAAAAACAATATAATTTTATTTATGCTAAATAATATTACAAAATGATATAAATATATAAAGTGTATTGTATATATAATTAATAATGAACCAAATGTCAAATAAAAGTATTATGCATGATGACGATATTATTAAAGGGGAGGATGGATTTATATTTAATCCATACAACCCATTAAATGTGGAGATTACATTGAATGAAGTTCAATCTATTCTCACTAAATATGGAATCCCTGGTACAATTGATAATGTGAATTTATATAAACGTGCATTTATTCATCGATCATATACAAAACGCCCAAATATTGAAAATGCCGCTCAAAATATAACAATTGTCGAACAACCTGCAGATTGTTTACCCTTAAAAACAAAATCAAATGAACGGCTAGAGTTTGTTGGCGATGGAGTTCTTGAATTAATCACTAAATATTATTTATATCGCAGATTTCCTAAAGAAAATGAAGGGTTCATGACAGAAAAAAAAATTGCCATTGTTAAAAATGAAGCAATTGGTAAAATTGCGCTTGAAATGGGGTTACATAAATGGTTAATTCTTTCAAAACATGCAGAGGAGAAAAAAATTAGAACTAATTTAAAAAAACTAGGATGTCTATTTGAATCATTTTTAGGAGCACTTTTCCTAGATTTCAATAAAATATCAGTTAAAGATGAGAATGGATGGTTTTCGAGTATGTTTGTTACCGGCCCAGGATTTCAAATGGCACAAAAATTTGTTGAAAATATATTTGAAAAGCATATCGATTGGATAGCGCTTATTCAAAACGACGATAATTATAAAAATATCCTACAGGTAAAAATTCAAAAGGAATTTAAGGTAACTCCTCATTATTTAGAGATGGAACATGATTTAGAAAATGGATATAAAATGGGTGTTTATTTATGTGTAGGACAACCTATTTATAATTTAGCATTTAATGATGCTATACCCATGTCCGAATTAAAAACATTTCAGTCAGTTCAGGCGTATATTGAAAAACATGGTAAGGTCTTTTTGTTTTTAGGCGACGGACAACATAAAATTAAACGGAAAGCCGAACAAATTGCGTGCGAAGAAGCATTACGTAAAATAACATAAATAATATAATTATATATTATATAAGTTAGTATTATGGCTAGTTTAAGAGAAAAATTAAGAATAAAACCAAAGGTAGAAGAGCTACAAAAAATACAGGTAGTTATACCTGCTGCTACAAAACTAGATTCCGTACGTATTAGTAAAGTAGCTATAGTAGATGAACGAGCTAACGATGAATTTAATAAAAATGATTTATTAGAATTCGCTAAAAGATTAGAAGATGCGCGAATGAAAAAAGTTACTGTAAAACCAACAATTAAAATGATTGCGGACCAGGAAGCTGGACCTATTACAATAAAGAAAAAGGTTAAAAAACTTATTAGTAAAAAATTAAAATTAGTTCAAGAAGGAGATGTAAATGAAGAAGAACAAAAAGAAGATGTACTGGCACAACCATCAAAACCACCTCACCAAAAAGAAGGGGTAAGCGATATAAGTGATTTAGAAGGGGGCGATGAAGATAAAGAAGGTGAAAAAAATAAGGAAGGTGAAGAGAAAAAACAAGAAGAAGAGGAAGTGCCTCTAGCTATAATAAAACCAAAAGTTAAAAGAGCTCGCGCAAAAAAACTTCCTAAAGGAGTTTCCCTTTTAAGTCCCGAAGAATGGATAGATATAGGAGATACACCTATTATTGACCGATTACCCGAAAAAATGGCTAAAGTGCAGTATAAGGTAGGCAGTTATTACATGAATAATCGTGAAATATTTATTAATGCAGTAAATGCATTATTTGAACCTTACAGAGAACAAATATTAGACGATACGTCACAAATTACATGCGATAACATTGGATCAGATGCATCTAAATTCTCATTACTTATACATCAAATGGTTGTTCGTGACTATATGAATTTATATAGTCCCTATCGCGGTCTATTATTATATCATGGTCTAGGTTCCGGTAAAACCTGCACGTCAATTGCATTAGCAGAAGGTATGAAAAGTGGTAAAAAAATCATTATTATGACTCCTGCATCATTGCGTCCTAATTATATATCCGAACTAAAAAAATGCGGTGACGCATTATATAAAACAAATCAGTTTTGGGAATGGATAGATGTAGTAGAACATCCAGAAGCTATTCCAACTCTATCCGCTATTTTAAATTTATCGGTTGACTACATTAATGCAAATGGTGGAGCATGGTTAGTGAATGTTACTAAACCAAAACCATATCCTATTCTTTCTCCAACTGAAAAAACATCGCTAGACAATCAAATTAATGAAATGATTGAAAGTAAATATAAATTCATTAATTACAATGGGTTACGTAGAAGTAAATTGAAGGAAATGACAAATAATTTTGAAGTAAATTTGTTCGATGATGCAGTTATTGTTATAGATGAAGCGCATAATTTGATTAGCAGAATTGTAAACAAGTTAGGAAAAGAGAAACCAATACCAATAGATGAGAGAACAGGTTTAATTGAAAAACGCCCGTTATCATTGGCATTAAATTTATACCAAGATTTATTGTCTGCTAAAAACGCAAAGATTATTTTATTGACTGGTACACCTATCATCAATTATCCAAATGAAGTCGCGATTCTTTTCAATATTTTGCGCGGATATATAAAACAGTGGGAATTCACACTAGATATAAAATCATCCGCTCCTGTAAATGACCGAACGTTACATGATATGTTTATTAAAGAACGATTATTGACTATGGATTATTTGGAATATTCTTCCACCACAAAAAAAATGTTAGTTACTAGAAACCCATTTGGATTTGAAAATAATATTAAAAAACTAAAACCTAAAGAGAAAGATGAAAAGTATCATGGCGTATCTGTATCAGACCAACATATGAGCGATGAAGAGTTTGAACGTAATGTCGTTCGTATACTAAAAGACAATGATATTATTATACATGCGAGACCCATTATTCATTCATTTACGGCGTTACCTGATAAATTGGAAGATTTTGTTAATTTATACATTGATTCTGCGACATTAAATATTAAAAATGAAGAAATGTTGAAAAAACGTATTATGGGATTAACATCGTATTTTAGAAGCGCTCAGGAAAAATTATTGCCAAGATATGATAAATTGACAGATTATCATGTAATAAGGATTCCTATGAGTGATTATCAGTTTACGATATATGAAAATGCCCGTAAACAAGAACGAAAAACAGAACAAGATGGTAAACGAAAGAAACCAAAAATGGATGAAAATGGTATTTACAAAGAACCTACTTCAACATATCGTATTTTTTCTCGATTATTCTGTAATTTTGTTATGCCAAATCCACCTGGAAGACCCCTGCCAATACATAATAAAAAGTCGTTAGAAGTTGACGATGATGGTGTAGTTGGAGAAGTTAAAGAGTCGAATGAATTGGCGGAGTTATACGTAAATGTAAATAAAGAACGAACTAAAACAGTAGAAGGTGCTGCCGAAGAATTAGGTGAGGATAAAGATGAAGTGGAGTTAGAAGGAGATCAAATTATAGATAATATTGGTGATAGTACATATATAAAACGAATGCAAGATGCCATTAAATATGTAGAACAACATGCCGCAGAATATTTATCCCCTAGAGGACTCGAAATGTATAGTCCAAAATATTTAAATATGTTAGAACGTATTACCGATCCAGATAATCGAGGGTTGCATTTAGTATACAGTCAATTTAGAACGTTGGAAGGGATAGGAATGTTTAAGATGGTATTGGAGCATAATGGGTTTACGCAATTTAGAATTAAAAAGGATGCATCTGGAGAGTGGGAATTGGCAATCAGTGAAGAAGATATGGGGAAACCAACTTTTGCATTGTATACCGGAACAGAAACAAAAGAAGAGAAGGAAATGGTGCGTAATATTTATAATGGAGATTGGTCGAAATTAACTCCAGCATTTGCACGAGAACTTACTAAAATTTCGCGTAACAATAATATGGGTGAGATTATAAAGGTGTTTATGATTACAGCATCAGGTTCAGAAGGTATTAATTTACGAAATACACGATTCGTCCATATAATGGAACCGTATTGGCATCCAGCAAGAATGGAACAGGTTATTGGACGCGCACGAAGAATTTGTAGTCATACAGAATTACCCGAACAGTTTCAAACCGTGGAAGTATTTATTTATTTAATGACATTATCACAGGAACAGATTGATGGTGAAGCATCGATTGAATTGAAAATAAAAGATTTAAGTAAGCGTCCATATAATACAAAATTAAAATCGGGTAAAGAAAAAATGGATTTAGTTCCATTTACGAGCGACCAAGCATTATATGAAATTTCCATGATTAAAGAAGAAGTTAGCATGAAATTAACTACAGCGATTAAAGAGTCGTCGATAGATTGTGCTCTTTATTCAAAATCAGGGTCAAAAGAACAATTACATTGTTTACAATTTGGTAATCCTTCTCCCAATAATTTTTCATATAAACCAGATTATAAAAAGGATACCGAAGATAGAAGTCTTATTATAAATAAGGAAAAAATAAAGTGGAAAGGTCAGGAGGTAACATTACGTGGAAAAAAATATATATCACGTAAAATGCCGGAAACTAGAGAAACGTATTTATACGATCATGATAGTTATATGCGCGCACTCGAAGTTCCTGGTGTAGAACCTGTATTAGTAGCTATTATTAAAATAAATGAAAATGGCGAAAAAGAATTACGGAAGGTATAATACCCACGTTTAATATATAATAAATATCTCGATAATTATTATATAAAATACAATCTACATGTCAATTACATTATTTGGAACCTGTCGATTAAATAATATACCCGGTCATAACAATTTGAATAATTTGATAAATTATACCCATACAACTAAAGAAGTTATACAATTAATAAAATGGCTAAAACATAAACTGTATATACCATCTCCATATAACAAATTATGTTTTAGAACAGGTATATGTGAAGATAAAAATATAGAATTTTGTAATACATATAAAGAAAAATATAAATCTACAAAATTATTTATAATGGAAATATGTTCTAATAAAAAATATATTCATAATAAATTTTTATTACATCATTTATGTGTAGATAAAAATCATCCTTTACATAATATTACAACTCCACAAGAAGTTTTAGACAATCATACTATTGATTTACAAAGTGATGAAGAAATTGAAAAAGATATTTTACGTATTCAGAAAATATTATATCCTAAAAATTTAATTGTTGTCTCTCATTTTAATGCAAAATTAAATGGAGAATATATTGATTCAAGAAATAAATTAATTAAAAGTCTACATACTATTTGTGCAAAATATAATATTCATTTTATAGACCCAACAAATATATTATGTCATTTTTTACAATCTGATATTATAGCAGACGATTTACGACATTATACCTTATTTGGCAATGAAGTATTTACTAAGTATATAAATAATTATATATCCACCCATTTTGAAATATAATATAGAATCAATTATATTTCTGATTTAGGATTTTGTAATATTTCAATAATAGTATTCATTTGTTGTTGTAATTTATCCATTTGTTGTTGCAAATTATCCATTTTGGTATTTAATTGCTCGAATTGTGGTGGCTGATGGACCTGTATTTGTGGTGGTCTAATCATCTTTAACTTTGAAAAAATGTCTATCTCGGTATCTACAGATTCCTCGATATTAAGTTTAATATTACTGCTATTATTATCCGCCCACGAAATTGTTTTTTTGGATGCATTAGGTGTAGTAGGTAAAATAACAGTATTCGTATGTATGGTATCTGCAACCTTATCTCCAATTTTAATATATTTTAATTTAGGTTGTGAATGAGTCAATACTGTATTTATATTTTCGTTTTGATTTACACCCTTCTCAGCTTTAATAGATGTTTCTTTAGGCTGTAACCAATTTGAATCTGATGTATTATTATTTTTATATATTTGTTCGATTTCATAATTACGTTCAGCCAATGTAGCCGCAATTAATTTATTCATTTCACTAATTGGTTTATCTTCATTATTATTAACAGTATCTTTAAATTGTGGTGTTTCTGGAATAGGACGTGTCATTGCACTATCAAATTCACGACGTTTAGATGCTAATTCCGTATCAAACGAATTCAATCTATCGGCATGTAGTTCTTCGACAGTAATTAATTTTTTCGTTGAGTTATTTATGGGTGGATTGTTGATCGGAAAATTATTTACTGCCGGACCGTTAGCAACCGTGTTTATAAATGTAGATATAAATTGCGAGTTCAATTGAAATAAATCATTGACCGAATTATCTGATTTCTCTCTTTCATAAAACTGCCTAATCTGTTTATTAAAGATTGTTTGTATTTGTTCTACCGATGCATCACCCTTTGTATTAACCTCATCTAAAATAACTTCCCATAATACATTTACATTTTCATTTGTCAAAAAAGAATCCATTGTATATAACTAATGTCAATTATTTATATACTTATACCCAGCTATTATAATTACAGAGATTTATTGAAATAAATACTTCTGAACTGATTGACATATTCATCTGTAATAATATGCGTTTTAAAATATTCCTCTGTATGTTTATCTTCTAGTAAATGTACGATAAAATATAATGCATAAACGCCACATGTAGAATATGCATATTGATGTTCGACGGGATAATTTTGATCGAATTTAAATTTAATTTTTGGAGTCAGTGCTTCACCCTGTTTAATAATTCTATCTACAAATGTCATTATTCGTTTAGGTGCTTTAGTTCCAGCACTATCAAAAAAGAAAATTTTTCCCGTTTTGATATTAATAAACATAGAATACCAATGCGACCCAGGTTTATCATGTGGATCCGTATTAAATACAATACCAATCTTAAACTTTTTATTTTTTATTTGGTCGGCTACACTAAAATGACACATTTCATCCCATACACATTCGCCGTGCATTTTTTTCTTATCAAAATCAATAGGAGTAGGTCCTATGAAATCAAAACATTTATATGCCTTCTCATATTGTTTCATTACATTCAAAATATCCATACTTGATAGCCATTCATCAGGGTCTTTTTTCCAATCCGCAGGAACTACTGGCGCAAACGAATCTTTTAATTCTTTATTCAATTTACCCTTTACAAACTTTTGTTTCAACCAACACGATTCTTTATTACATACATCACTTAAATTATGTTTTAATTTGAGCCAAATATCATGAGCCGAATTTGAACTTATTATAGCATCTTTATGACGAGCATTCCATAAATCTCTGAGTTTATATATAGTATCATCTTCTAAACAACTAAATCCGTTTTTATGTTCTTTTGGACTACATCTTAACCTAACTAATTCCGAATATTTTTTCATTTTTTTCTTAAATAATACTCGTTCGCTTCGTTTAACTGGTTTATTATCTAATCTCATCGTTTTATTTTTATTGTTATTATTGATATTTTTATTGTTATTATTGTTATTTTTATTTTTATTTTTTCGAGTCGTCATAATTATTAATGATATTATTTTTTTTACAAATACCTTTATTCTTTAACATCGGGTCTTTCAAATTTATATCTTTTTGAACGGGCAATATTTGCGGTTTTTTAATTCGAGTAGATGTTCGAGTAACTATTTTTTCAAGAGAATTTGGTTCGGTTATTTTTATTGTCCTCAACATTAATTTATTTGCCGCATCAGTAGTATCAATACCATCAGTATTTATATCAGTTGTTTGCGAATTTATATTCTGAACTGTATTTACTATACTAGCATAATCTTCTTGAATAATATCAGCAGTATCTAATGCCTTAAAATATTCAACACATGTTTTCACGTAATTATCAAATACAGTTTTAACATCTGGATATATTCTAACGGGAGGTTCATTATTCATCAGTTGTTTGGTTAAATCATATATTCGTTTTTTATAAAATCTTTTATCCTTTTGATATCGATGTTCCCGATTTGATGTATTACCATTTTTAATAATATTATTTGAACCATCTATAACCGTTTCATTCATATATTTCGCAAACTGTTCTTTATTCATTAAAAACGATAAATTAATTTCAGAAATAAGTTCATTTGACATTTTATTGGTATATTACTTATGTAATATACCATTTTATTAAATACGCAAATTAGTCTTTAGTTTCATTTTCATAAATATTTCGATTTCGCCATAATGTCGTATAATGAGGATTTTTTTGATTTGCTTTTTGTTCCTTCCTATATGTAGGATATGATTCAATAATAGGTATATCATCATATAATATAGTTCCATTTGAAATATGCCACATATCTATAGGAATATCGCAATGCGTGCGTTCATATTCATACCCCAATAATAATGGACCCGTAGGATGTAATGGAGTCCAGCCATATACTTTATTCTTTACATTATATACTATTGCATTAATACAATCCATTAAAAATGGATTCTTTGCTTTACATATCATAAATGCATTATATATTCCACTATATGGAAGAAATCTGCCAAATTTACGACTACCAAAATTATTATCATCCACTAAATGTTCGCACTGTGTTAAATAAATGAGTTTGAACCGATTAACACAATATAATTTAATATCTATATAAATTCCGCCCTGGATATATAAAATACATAATCTAAATAAATCTGCTTTATATGCTCCTGGAATAAGATTATTGAATGCATCAACAACTTCTTCCGAAAAATGTTTTTTGATAAATTCTAAACAATCGTCGTCATCAAAAAGAAAATGTTCGAATTCAGGATTATCATGTTTAAGTAAATTAACGCAAATTGCCATATCAGCTGGCAAATCTTTTGTATGCCATGTTTGGTATATTTTTAATGGAATTACTGATTTGCTGTATTTATTATTATATTCGGTATCCAGTTCCTGTATTTTTAATACAACCATATCATCTTTATATTTTCTATATTTTGTTATTACTAGAGCGCAGATAACAATTATAATAATAGCTATACTTACAAATAATAATACAAAATGTGTAGATGGTAAACATATTTTTTTAACTGATTGAACTTTTATTTTCGTCATATCAGTCAACCAAAAATATAAATGTGTATATTACTATTAGTAAATATATAAATATTTACTAATAATTAGTATTTACCCTAAAAGCTCTAATAATCGCACACATTTTTACTAGTTATATTTCTCACCTGTTGACGCGTACAGTTATTAAATCGGTCCGTCCCTAAATTCTCAGGATTAGGATTAAATGCATCAAATGATTCTTTTGTAAATAATTCAGGATACGGTTGATATTTTGCAGCGCTATGAGAATCTGGTTTAAAACTAAATGTATACAAATCACTACTGCTATCTGGAACATATACTGCTTGGCTACACTTTTGTAGTGCATATATTTGATTTCTCAATTGAGATTCAACATTAACATTAGATGCAAATCCAGACCATGGGGATACTGTGTTACCGGGATTGAATACCTGATTTGTATTATATGTAGGCTGTTGATTCATTTGAGTTTTAATTGGTGCTCGAGGATCAACAATAGGCATTGTTGAATATTTTGTCATAACTGGACGAACGCTTAAATATGGCTGTAACATTTGAGATGGTATATTTCTGTCATAAATTCGTTTATTCAATACGTTTGATCTATGAGAAGCACATTCATTTTGTTTGCTATCATACACAAATGTGGGAGTTGTCATTAATATACTAGAATAAAATAAATTAATATTATAATTTTATTTTATTATTCTAATTGACATAATTGCAATAATTGACATAATTATTTTATAATAAATAATATAAGTATGTTTGGATACAACAAAAGTTTGCTCGAATTTCAAACACTTATGTTTAATATTTTTGTAGCATTATCCTATATTTTATACGGTAGTTTTGCATTGGGATTTTCAGTTAGTTCCCCTCAATATTTGGCGCAAATGGATTATTATATTAAAATATATATTAGTTTATTTTTATTGTGGAGATTTAATCCATTTAGAACGATAACATTCAATGATTTAGATCGCAGAATTGCATTTACTGCTGGATTATTTTTATTTACTACTACTATAATTAGTCAATTACTAATTAAATATCTGAAACAGATAAAAGATTTTGTATTACATACACGCTAAATTACCCCTTTAATTTCATTTTCATAGTTCGTTTATGCTGTATACTAGAAATGACACGTTTCTTACTTTTACCAATGTATACATTTTTATTTTTATGATTAATATGAAACCGTGATTTATTGAAAAATAATTGTAAATGGACCATTGTCTTTTTTGTTATTATTTTATCTATTTCATACTCTTTCATTACTTTGTTTGTATGGACGTATGCATATTTGCTAATATGTGTATTCATATCTTGAATAAATTTAGCATAATTATTTTGAATAAGTGTTTTACCAATAGCACTTGATATAAATCGATTTAACATAGTTTCAATCGATATATCATGGATGTACGGTTTTACCTTAATGTAATATATATTATCGTTTACCATTTTAGGATGATACAAATCATCTAAAAAACATATTTGTGTATATAAAGGCATTTTACGACATTTATTTAAATCCGAAAATGTTTTTTCATGCGTTGTTCTACACATTTCAATTTGTCTACCATTTACTTTAAATGCGGCTATTATTTGATCGAAAAGTTTATATTTTAATTTATTTTCAAAATATTCTTTTATACGTATGACCCATTCTTTAGGTCCCTGATTATTCGTATAAATCATAACTGCATTGCATTCTCCCTTTATCTTTTTATGTTTTAAATAATTCAATATTGACAAAATATTAGGGCGAATAAATTCGGGATATAAATCTAGTATTTGGCTAAATTCATATTGTCCTAGAATGATAGATGGGCTATATTCTTTTATACATAATGTTAATGCGTCCCAGAATATTCCAAGTTCAATAAAATATCCTAAGGTTTCATCTACATCAAATACCACTACTTTATTCATAGACATCTTATATATTGTAAATACTTATATTCTTACTAAACATTTCATTGTGCTGCATAAAATAAATAAATAGACTATCCCTCATAAAAATATAATATTTATATACTATAAAATATAAATAGTATGAAACTATCTAAAACACTTAAATTACAAACTTCAGATTATATAAAAATATTAAATTATTATGATATATCTATTCCAAAAAATAAATCTCAAATAAAAACAACAGCCGAAGACATTTTAGCAGATAAATTGTGTAGATGTATTAAAAAAATTGGTTTAAAAAATGAACCTAAATCAATTGGAATATGTACGAAAACAGTATTTAATAAAAAAGGATTATCACGAGGACAATTTAAATGTAAAGGTAAACGTTCAGTAACTGTTTCAAAAACACGTAAAAATAAAAAATAATAAATAATAAATCGTGGGTCCATTCTAACTAATATATAATACTCATTTTGATAAATGATCTAATGCACTCAACAATACCTGTTCCTGCCCGTTTAATTTTTGAAATATATGACATTCGTCCATTTTTATTTGGTAATATCTATTTGCAAAATTTTTACATACAATCGATACCCCGTTATCTGTAACTTTAATATCGCATATTATACCCCCAGCAGATAAATATATATTATTTGGATCAGTTAGAGATATCCAGCGAATAAATGCACCATACTGCAACTCATTCATTTCATCAATATATTTATATAATTTTATTTTTTTCATGTAATCTAATACATCGTGTCTAGGCAACCCTAACTCATTCAAAATATCCAGTTTCATTTGAGTTAATTTTTGAGTAGTCATCTGACACAACTTTTCATTTTCTTCATTATCGAGAGCCTTTAATAATTTTTCAATATCCATTATGGTATTATGATAATACAAAATATATTATAATATGTTACAATATATTTAATATGGTATAAAAGTAAATGTATTTACTTAAAAGTTTGCACCAAAGGAACTACCTCCGAGTGCTTCGTTTGCGGCCATAATCATTCCGCCTCCGCCCCCCATATCTCCCACACTTTGGCCGGACTGGTAAGTTGCATTATAATCAGGCATTTGTTGGCTGCTGCTATTGTTATTAGATAAAACTGGCAATGAACTTATGGGCGTACTTTGTCCCATTCCGCCACCATATAATGTTTGGTTCATTGCATCGCTTGGATCCTGCCCTCCACTTACTACTCCTTGAGATATAGGTTGCGATACTCTTACATTTCCCGAATTATTGGATCCAGCCCTTTTCTTTTTCTTATCACTTGATCTACCTCCATCCCAGAGTTCCCCAACACGGTCAGTCAAAATGCTTACTTTCTCTCCTAATTTTGTCTGCAGACTTAAAGTTATCAATAAGACTGCTAAAATAATATAAGTAACGCTAAATTCAGGATACTTTGTTCCGCTATATGTTGGTATATATGCTATAGTGCGATTAATGAATAAAATGCCAATAAACATAACTATTATTTGAATGATAATTTCTGCTAAAAGTTCTAGACTACCCTTTTCATCTTCGGCTTCAGGAACATATTTTTGCATAACTTTATTTAACATAACGATTGGTATAATAGCGATCATTGCGTATTGTATTATATTTAACATCTCCGCTTTTGAATGATCGTCAAAATTAAATACATATTTAAAAAATCCCATTTTAGATGATATACTTTTTGATGTTTCCTCCAAACTATCCATATGATTTATAAAAAGAAATTAAAAATAAAATTATGCTACATTTATATTATTCTTACTCAACCTTTTATTTAACCCATCATTTATAGTAAATTATACAGGATCTATAGAACTTACTTTTAGTATACGATGTTTTATATACAATAATAATTTACATAATAATACAGATAGTATAATACCAATAACATATGAATATACATATCCAAATTTTAATGAAGGAATCGATATTCCTGCCATAAAAGTATAACCAATAGATGCAGCAGAAAATGCTGAAAATAAAATCATTATTACTGCAACAATAAATGCTACAATAGAATTAAATAAATATTTATATATAGGCGTTTTAATTTTAGTGATTAATAGGGTATATAATATATATGCAACTAGAGAAGATATAATAGCACCTACAATATATTGATATTCAGTTAAATCTCCTATAAGATAACTAAATAAACCAGGGACTAATGGAACCTGGAATATTTCTAAGGTAGGAATATACATAACAATAATTTTTGATAAAATTTGTAGTATTCCCATAGCTATCAAAAACACAATCATGTTTTTTTCTAGTATAACGGATTTAATTTTATTAATATATGTAACTGGCGTTGAGTTTGATATTTTAGTTTTAATATCATTCATATCAGGTTTTGGTTTATTGCCAGCTTGTGAATTCATACTTATAATTATATAATATAAATATTGTGCGTAAATAAATTAAAAACAATATAATACTTATAATAATAATGAGTAGTGCTAGATCAAACGCTGCAGCCAGAAATCGTCGAGCAGGAGATAATACTTCGGCACCACAACAACAACAACAACAAAATATGCGTCCAGGACAAGGGCAAATAAATAGACCCGGGCAACAAATGCAGCAACAATCACAACAATTGCAGCAACCGCAAGCTCATGCAAAATTGTCATTGTCTGACGCAATTGGACTAATTACATTACGATTAGGACGCGTGGAAACGATCGTACAGCATTTACAAACAGATTTGCCGCCAAACGAAATTAACGGACAAACATCTGATATGGGAGATAACATGAAATTGGTGGATGACAGCGTTTTTGCAAATATTGTAAGTAGAATAGATCAATTGGAGAACGTACAAAAACAAACAGTTGCTAAAGTAAATAGCCAAATCCAATTACAGACTCAACTGCAAACCCAATTACAAAAGCAGGCAATTCAACCCAAAACTGCTAATACTACTAGTACTACGGTCGAGACCAGTCAAAATTCATCTATATCACTTCAATATGAAACTAAAATAAATGATCTTAATGAAACAGTTAAAGGACTACATTTAGAAATAGATGATTTGAAAAATATGTTGTTGAAACTACAAAGTTTTACGATGGAGACAAATCAAAAGTTGACAGATATTATTTTTTCAGATAATAGCTCACAAGAACACGGAGATTTGTCTGAAACTGTGACAGACGGAATAATGTCAAATGGAATACAAGGATTTTTAGAAATGTTGCAATCGCAACAATCGGGCAATTTTATCCCGTATGATACTACCGGTCAACCTGATTCTGATTCTATAAATATTTCTTCGGAAGGAGAACCCGTCGCTTCAACTGAAGAAATTATAGCAGAGGAGATCTAGAGTCCCATTAACAATGTTATATAATAAATATTCTAATAGTAATTATTATATATTAAATATGTTTTATTATAATATAATTATGAGTATTAACACGACATATAATACTGAATATAAATCAAATGAATATATATCTATATCTGATTATTTTACTCATAAAAATACATTAACACAACCATTATTGCAACCGCCTCAGTATATTTTTTCAGATATGTTACATCATTTATGTTTTAATATTAGAAAAAATGAAATTATTTTAGATTATAAATATTTTAAAAAATGCGCCGCACCAGAAACATTTGACTTGTTAATACAGTATATAGTAAATATTATAAATGCAGTAATGACGACGGAATCAACATTTATTTTTCATATTAACATGAAATCGCTTACATTGACCGATATTGATAAATATTATGGATTTATTCAAAATATTTCAGAAACATTAAAAAGAGCATTTCCAAATAAATTGGATAAATGTTATATTTATAATGCTCCTTTTATTTTTTCGCAATTATTTAATACATTATCATGTTTTATAGATAAACCAACACAAAAAAAAATACAATTGGTATAATTTTATGATATATTTCATCTATCTATCTAATAGTATATATATATAATATAGACAGACCAATCCAATCATAATACTTAGTATCCATAGCCATATTACCATTTTAGAATAAAAATAAAAATAGGAATATCCTGGTTCTGTAATTGTATCCATTTTCAACCATTTAAATATCAAACGTATAATTATTTGATGATACCCCGCCCAATTTTTAGAATTTTCTGTATCTGGAAATAACTGATAACATAATGGATCTTTATACATGTATCTACGTAAAAGCAGACCAATGATAAAATCCCAATCTAACATTTTTGTTTGACTGAATTGTAAAAGTGCGTGCTGTGCGGATTTAGAGTATATACATGCATGTGCTCCTAAACTAAATAAGGCAATACGTGTATTATTATAATAGGATATTTGAACGAATGGAACACATCCCAGCATATAAATAAATGACTGGTTCCTAGATGATTTGTAATTTATAAATTCACCTATTTCTTTACATATAGATTTATTGCGAATTTTGTCATTAAATTCAAAATCATCTTCTAAAATCAAAATATTACCATATTTTTTATTCGATGCATCTTTCATTACGGTTAAAAATGCATCAATTAAATCTGCACGAGGGGAATTTTCGCAGAGATTTTTGTTGCCATTTTTATATCCTTTATTGAATAAAATATATACGGTGGATGTAGGATGATACTGTTTTAGCTGGGAATGGATATGCTCTAATCTTCCATTCCCTTCTAAATGAATAATATAAGTAGCATCTACAGATTCATCCAATAACCCTCCATCAAAGTTCAATTTTTCAAAATGATAAAACTCTCCATTTATTTTTTTATAGTTATTTGACATGTCAATATAATATTCGATGAATAAAATATTATTATAATAAACATATTAAATCCAGCAATACATGATATATAATAGAACAAACACAATGAAATTAATTATTATTGAAAAGGCTAAAAAGGATAAATTTATTTCTATTTTTCATCTATTGAAAAATTGTTCGAGTATAATTAGGATTATATTCACTGAAGACGATATGTATATCCAAGGTATGGATAAATCGCATATTTGTCTATTTGATGTTAAAATAGTACCATCATGGTTTGATACATACATTAAAGATAAAGACGATGTATCAACTATATCAATTGATACTCATATTTTACACAATGTACTTTCAATGACACAGGAACAACATTCACTTACAATTCATTATGAAGGCGAACCAGAAAACATTTCTATTGATCTGTGTAATACATCAACTAATCCTAATACAAAAAACGATTTTAATAAATATTTTAAACTTCCATTATCAGATTTAGATGCAGATATTTTAGCTGTTCCTGAAATCGACTACGAAGCAGAGTTTTCAATTAATGCTAAGAAAATAAATGAAATTATGGGACAGTTATTGCAATTTGGAGATAGTATGAATATTACATGTTCGGAAGAAAAAATATCGCTTATGACTACTGGTGAAAACGGAGAAATGCTTGTAAATATTCCTGTAGACGATTTATCTGAGTATGCGATATCAGAAGGAGAAATTATTGAATTGTCCTATAGTTTGACATACGTCCAAAAAATGTGTATAACACATAAATTATCGAGTGAGATCGATTTTGCAATTAGTGCAAACTATCCGATGAAAATCAAATATGATTTAGGAGAAAATAGTCACGTTATTTTTTATATTGCCCCCAAGATTAAAGAAGGGTGAATATTTTAGTAAAAACTGATCTATTTTTTTCTAAGTTCACTTTAACTATCAAAGTATAATATGCAAATTATTATCGCATTTTTTGTATTCTGTATTGTGTTATTTATTTATTTACACATTCAATTCCATTTAAAAACTAGCAATGATTTAGAAGTATTTGAAGTAGATAATGCATCTAAAGACAGGCTAGAAGAAGTAGTTGATTATCGTCAACCAGTTGTGTTTGATTTCAATAATGATCGTATAGTACAAACTACAAATAAAGACTATATTTTAAATAATTATAAAGCATTTGAAGTAAAAATTCGTAATACAAAAGATATCGATTATTCTAGCGAGATTTATATGCCATTACCTATGCATGCTGCAGTAAAATTGTTTGATGAAGATAAAAATGCATCTTATTATTGCGAACATAACGAAGAATTTTTACAGGAAACAGGAGTTATTAAAAACTTACAGTATAATGATGAATTTATTCGCCCGTATATGTTATCTAATTGTAATTATGATATTATGATGGGATCTGAAAATACATGTACGCCTTTTAAATATGAATTAAATTATCGCAATTACTTTTTGGTAACACAGGGTTCAATTAAAATTAAATTAGCCCCGCCACGTAGCAGTAAATATTTATATACTGAAAATGACTATGAAAATTTTGAATTTAGATCACCCGTTAATCCATGGTCCGTTCAACCACAATATAGCGCTGATTTTGATAAAATTAAATGTTTGGATATTACCTTAACTGCTGGGAAAATTATACATATTCCTGCATATTGGTGGTATAGTATTCAGTTTAGCAAAAATACAAGTGTATCCTGTTTCAGATATAGAACATATATGAATAATTTAGCCATTTCTCCATATATAGCATTATACGCACTTCAACTTCAAAATGTAAAACGAAGTGTTGTGAAAACATACGATACAACAACACAATCATCCAACGATACAATAATTAAAGGAGATGAAAATGATACAACTGATGATAATGTAAGTAAAGATATACAACAAGAATCTAACACATCTTCAAGTCTATAAAATTAGTTTGAATTTAATATATTTAGGCATAATATATATTAAATAATAATATCATATGACTATTATTAACGGGATCGAAATCGACGATATTACATATACAGTCAATGAAATAAAACAGGCAATACAATTAAATGAGCCACTGTCCCAAAAATTACACGTTATTGCAGTCATTTCTAATCCATGTCTATATGCTACACGATACATTTTAATGCGCGAATTTATCCAACGAATGGAATTAGATGAACCTGATGTAGAATTGTATATTGTTGAAATGACGTATGGTAGTCAAAAATTTATCATAACAGATTCGAAAAACCCAAAACATTTACAGTTACGAACGGAAACTCCTCTTTGGCATAAAGAAAATATGATTAATCTAGGAGTTCAAAAACTACTTCCTAAAAACTGGAAAGCATTTGCGTGGATTGATAGCGATTTAGAGTTTGAAAATAGTACATGGGCTATAGATACTTTAAAAGTATTGAATGGATCTAAAGATATCGTTCAGTTATTTAGTCATGCAGTTGATATGGATAAACAAAAATTAACTATGTCGGTATTTAATAGTTTTGGATATCAATTTACAAAACAAAATAAATATTCAGGAGTGGGTCCAAACTTTTGGCATCCGGGATATGCATGGGCGTGTACGAGACGTGCATATGAAAAAATGCAGGGGCTGTATGATAAAAGTATTTTAGGTTCAGGCGACCATAATATGGCGCTTTCATTGATTAATAACGGACAAAAAAGTATAAATGTTGGCGCTCATGAAAATTACAAACAGTCAATAAATGAATATCAAAAACGAATAAATGGATTAAGATTAGGGTATATTCCCGGGGTTATTCGACACTATTATCATGGAACTAAAGCCAACCGTAAATATTCAGAGAGATGGCAAATATTAGTATCTAGACAATATGACCCGTATATTCATGTTACGTATGATAAAAATGGAATTTTAATACCAACTAGCCAATTTCCAGATGAATTAAAATATGATATTTATACTTATTTTGCAGAACGTAATGAAGATGAATAACCCTAGTCAACAGTTACTACTAATTGGTCTGTTTCAATCGATAACCCAGCAGCATCTAGTTCTATATTTGAATCTGATTGCAATAATACAGTAGTGTCATCAACTGATATTTCTATAATATCATCAACACCAGACATATTATCTATTTTACCGACAACGTCATCTATTTCATTAGCTATATTGTTTTCATTTTCGGTATAAATACTCGTATACTTATTACTACCATCAGTTCGATAATAATGGTAATAATATAGACCAGATAAAATAACAAATGAACCAAATATTGCCATTATACTACCAATTATAATATATTCAGTTTCAAATTTACTTTTTGCCGATATATTACTAGAGTTAGATATGATGGAAGGATAATATGTAGGACGTATAGTTGGCGGCCCAATAATATTAAGCCCTGATGCTACAGCTCCAATTACCGAAGCAGTTGTAATTGCGCCAGTAACACCTAATTGTTGACACACATTTAATAATGTTGTAGTAAATGTACCACTTGATGCGGCAGAAGATAATAATGTTGATGCTACTGAAAAAAAGGCACCAGGATTCGAAGTTTGAACGGATATTGTCAATATACTTGTGGCTGTATACGTATGGACTGCAGCTAGATTAATAAATAATAACCGTCTACTATTTTGGCTAAAACTGGTTCCTTGATAATTACAGTTATCTGGTTCAATATTTAATATGGTTGTAGTTGCCGTACAAATAGCTAGGGTAGTTTGACTATCATACGATTCATTACTGGATACAGAAAGAACTAATGATGTAGTAAATTCTGCAATGGGTAGTGATTGTGTAGTCGGACTGAGCGTTTGCAATGTTGTAGGTATTAAAGTATTTACTAAGGTATGCAATAGTGTAGGGGTAATTGTATATGTATATGTAGGTGTAGGTGTAGACAATAGTGTAGGTATTTGGGTAAACATTAATGTAGGCTCTGATGTAAATGACATAGTAGGCGCCAAAGTATATGGTATCGTAGGACTAGACGTAATTATTGGTATAGGTGCCAATGTAGGATTATTTGTATCTAATGGTATAGGTGCTGGAGTAGTTGTTGGGCTGGGTGTTAAGATATTGTTAACAGACCCACTGCTCGTTGAAAATGTAGTCGAATGATATGAATATGAAAAAAGTGGCGCTGAAAATTTATACGAAACAATATCCGAAGACAATTTGTTTGTTTGGTGACTAGAGAAAGATGGAGTTGATCTACTATATGATGCACTAACACTAACACTACTACTACTACTACTAATAGAACCCTTCCCCGAAAAAAACTTTACTGAATTATATGAAAATGTTGGAATATAGTTGGATAACATCTTTTTATTTTCTACTGCACGCATTGGTCTAACTTCAGAAGGCAATATACTCTCTTTTATTTCTGTTCTAGGAATACATCCATTTCTACTATTTTCAAAATATCCATATTCTCCAAATGAAATAAATTTTGTATTACATATAACAAGTCCAATGCGTTCATTAATTTTATCATTCTCTGAACTATGTAATTGAATTGTATATGTATCAAATGGCAAACATATATGCTGTGTTTGAATACTATTTATAACCCGAATATCAAAAAATCCCTGCATAATTATATTATTTTCGCCAGATGTTATTGTATAAGATATTACATCGCCTTCATACTTTTCTATTGTATTTATTAAATTTAAAGGTATCAGTCTAGAATTGCTAGAACAAATTTCTAAACTATAATCCATAGATAATCCGAGCATTATCCAACTAATCGCAAATATTCTTTTTATAATTATTCCAATCATTAGTTACTCTTATATATTATATTATAAAATTGATTAGTGTTTATTACTATTTTTATTCTATTATAATAATAAATTAAAGCTATACGTAGATACTATAATAATTAGTAACACATGTCAAATGATACATATAAAGTACATATTAATGATCGCAACTATACATCATGGGTTTTTCATACAACAACAGATTTTCAAATAGTAGATTTACCATATAACCCGACAGAATATAAATTATTCACAAACGATTTATTTTCAGTTGATAATTCAACAACTCCTGCAAAAATTAACATTTTACATTCCACTACACGTATATCAATATCTATTCCAGGGGTTCTTATATTAAAAGATAATAAGACGTATGGTAGACATTCAAAAAACGGAAAATTACTCTATAAATGTATTCCAGATGATATGAGATTACCTTCATTTCTTATCCCATACGAAATGAAACATTTAGGATTTTCAAAAGTATTGGCAAATCAATACATGACATTTAATTTTATAGAATGGACGGGTAAACATCCAATCGGACAAATTTCACAAATGATTGGAGATGTTAATATTTTAGATAATTTTTATGAATATCAGTTATACTGTAAAAGTCTGAATTCGTCTATTCAAAAATTCAGTAAAGATACTATTTCTGCTTTAAAACTTATGGAATATAATCAAAATAATGACAGATTTATTGATAATATTAGTATAAAATATCCAAATATTGAAGATAGAACAGACCAATCTATTTGGCAAATTTTGACAATCGATCCTCCTAAAAGCGTTGATTTTGATGATGCATTTAGCATTCGTATTTTAGATAATGATATACATCAGTTAAGTATATACATTTCAAATGTCACGATATGGCTAGATGTTCTTAATTTATGGGATTCATTTTCACGACGCATTTCTACTATTTATTTACCTGATCGTAAACGTCCTATGTTGCCAACGATTTTATCTGACTGTCTATGCAGTTTACAAGCTAGTCACACTAGAATAGCTTTTGTCATGGACTTATTCATTGATCCGTCTCTAAATGAAATAGTAGAAATAAAATACTCAAATTGTAAAATCCGAGTTTATAAAAATTATTGTTATGAAGATACCGAGTTACTACAAAATTCAAATTATTTGAAAATCTTACAAGTATCAAAACAATTGTCGAATAAATATAAATATATTAATAATGTTCGCAACAGTCATGATGTGGTATGTTACCTCATGATTTTAATGAATTTCAATAGTGCTAAAGAATTTCTTAGACATAAAAATGGAATATTTAGAACAACTATTATAAGTAAAACAGTTATGGTGCCAACAGATTTACCTGAAGATGTATGCAAATTTGTTAAAATATGGAATAGTGCTTCAGGGCAATATGTAGATGCATCATCTTTAGAAGAAGAACAAACCATGTCTCATGAATTAATGGATATGGATGCATATATCCATATTACATCACCGATTCGAAGATTAGTAGATTTATTGAATATTATTAAATTCCAACAAAATGAATGTCTTATAGAATTAAGCAAAAATGCCGCGCATTTTTATAATAAATGGATATCTGATTTAGAATATATTAATACAACAATGAGATCTATTCGAAGAGTTCAGAATGACTGTTCACTATTATATACATGTTCTACTTCACCTGAAATTATGGATAAGGTGTATGAAGGATATATATTTGACAAAATTAGTCGAAATGATGGATTATTTCAATATATTGTTTATTTGCCAGAATTAAAGTTAACGTCAAAAATTACAATTAGAGATAATTTAGTAAATTATGATAATCATCCATTTAAATTATTTTTGTTTAATAATGAAGATAAATGCAAAAAGAAAATAAGGTTACAAATTTTGTAAAATATATTTTATATTAATATAATATAATGGCAAGTAGAATTACATCTCAGACATCCGCGTTTCCTACCGCACAAACTGGCACTTCTAATAGGCAAATAGCTACCACAGAATTTGTAAATAATATAGTTTCAACTGAAAGTTCTACAGCACGATCGGCTGAATCATTGTTATCTACCAACTTATCTACAGAAACTTCTACAGCACGCGCAGCTGAATCTTTTTTATCTACTAATTTATCTACAGAAATTTCTACAGCACGATCAGCTGAATTATTGTTATCTACTAATTTATCTACAGAAATTTCTACAGCACGATCAGGTGAATTATTGTTATCTACTAAGTTATCTACAGAAATT